ACAAATAACGATGATAATTGGGGCGATGGAGCGAAGGGCTCACCAGCAAATCAAGTAATCAATGGCGAAACCTACTATGGTGATATTTTTAATCAAAGCTATCAAGAAGCTGTTGAAAGAATAAAGAATGATACAAATTTAACAGATGCACAAAAGAAAGCTATAACTGATTACTTTGAATCAATAAGAAAAAATTAAAGGAGTATTGTTTATGATACCTAATAAAACAAAAGCATCTGAATATAGGGTGCGAACATTAGATAGAAATGATTTAAATGAGAAAGGAACGATCTATATTGGTTAGGGCGGTACTTCTACTATTGATAAAGTTGAAAATATTTCCAATGTAGCGGCAATTAGTAAGCCAGATGATGATTTAAACAAATCTGGTTATTATGCTTTAACGCTTGGAGGAAATGCAAATCAAGATGGAATTTGGGGTAGATTTTTACATGAGGTAGATTGTAAAATAACACCAACTTTGTTTCAACTAGATGAAGGCGCAACCCCTTACAATTATATAATTCGTGGTGGGTATAAACCACTAATTATTAAAAAGGATATATTTGATTCAACGCTTACAAATATAATGAATTATAATTCAAATTTACCAGATTCATCTTCTTCTGATGATTAGAAAATATTTGCAAAATTATCTATGAAAGGATTTGTTGGATATGATCGTGATGATACGCCATTCGAAATTTATTCTTCTTTTGTTGCTTCTTAGAAATATTTAAATTCTTGGCAACTGTATCCTTTGAATTTTTCACCGATTAATATTACAAAGGTAAGACAACAGTATTATACGCGAAATTTTCAGAGTATTGTTTTTTGTTCAAATGATACACCGTGGCAAGAAACTGCAGATGGCTTTCAATTGAATCTTCATGCGATTGGTATGGAAAAAACATTAGAAGAACAAAAACTATATTATTAGATAAATGGTGTTGGTGACATTCAAACTTATTAGTTATCAAGTGCGGTTACATCAATTAGAGTAACTAAAATGTCTATTATTTTTTAAAACGAATTTTTAAGAGGAGTGTCAAAATTACTTGACATTCCTCTTTTTTTATGGTAAAATATCTTTGTAATAAAACACAAGGAGAATGTTATGACAACAAAGCCAGTAATCAAAGAAAACTTTATTGAATTTCTTAAAACCAATTATCCAGAATGCTTTGAAAGTGGAACGCCGATAGTGGAAAACGCTTTAGAAGCTTTGATTATATTAAAAAAGAGAGAGTATACAAAACAATTTTGTGCCTCGCTTTCAAAAGATGTTATGCAAGTTAAAACGAATAAGAAATTCAGAGATCAGTTAAAAGATATTGAATATAAAATTCGTAAAAATCATATTGATTTAGGAGAGAATTAATGTCATTTCGTGAATTTTATAACGAAGATTGTTTTGTAAATATGAAAGGGTTTAAAGATAAATCAATAAATCTTATTTTAACTTCGCCGTTTTATAATACGAATAAAAAAGCGGGGAAGAAAAATACGCTTGAAAACACAGAAATCAAAAAAGGAACATATTCTTATATTAGATATGACGAACACGTTGATAATATGACGGACGAAGAATATGAAGATTTTACAAAAAGATTGTTTAATGAATTTGACAGAATTATTGTAAATAACGGAGTTGTTCTTTATAATCTTTCTTATAGCAACGAAAATCCAGCGAATTTGTTTTCCCTGGTTGATATGATTTGCGAAGAAACGAATTGGACGATTGCTGACATAATCGTTTGGAAAAAGAAAAGTGCTTTGCCTAACAACTGCTCGCCAAACCGTCTAACTCGTATTTTTGAATTTGTTTTTGTTTTTTGTAGAAAGGGCGAAGAGAAAACTTTTTATGCAAATAAAAGGGTGATTTCATTACGCGCAACTGGGCAGAAATCGTATGAAAATATCTTTAATTTTATCGAAGCGAAGAATAATGACGGTCCGTGTCCGTTGAATAAAGCGACGTATTCAACTGATTTGTGCAAACAGTTACTTCGAATTTATGCAAATCCAGAAGACAAAGATTTTGTTGTTTACGATCCTTTTATGGGAACAGGGACAACTTTGGTTGCATGCAAGGAAATGGATATAAATTGTTTTGGTTGTGAAATTTCCAAAAAACAATGCGAGTGGACGCAAAATCGCTTGACAAATCAAAACTAATGTGATATAATATATATGTTATAAACGCGTGATGTCAAATCTAGATTTGACAAAACGTGATTATATAAAATTACTGTACAGTGGGGAATAGCATAACGGTAGTGCGGTGCTCTCTAAAAGCACTCTGTGTCGGTTCGAGCCCGACTTCCCCCGCCAGTAACGATTAAAAATAAAATGGAGGTAATGCTTATGTCGTAGATACGTGAACCTTGTTATTTTTATACTTAGAAGGCGGCATCTTATGTCGGGAGTAGAAATTATAAAATCAAATGCGATCCCGGCGTTCTCGTTGTATTTTCTGAAGATTTTTATCCCTTGGACGATGACAAATACCAATCGTGTTTATGCAGAAGTTTGAATTTGGCGAACGAATATAACACAAACGTTTCTTATTCAGACAAGGAAGATTTGGCTAAAGCAATTTATTTCGATTTATATCAGAGACCAGATGAAACCATTTTTATCTGCGAAAATGATGCAATTGCCGATGTGGCAAACAGGTATTTTGGCGAAGATAGTATTATAAACATTAAAAAGGTAATTGAGGAATTTGAAGAAAGATGAACAGAGAGTTTGTGAGAAATTTTAACAGAATCAATAAAAGCAATTATTCCAAACAAGATATTCAAACGATGATTGCACTGACGAATATTATGCAGGGTAAATTGTCGAAAGATATGGAACTCGGTTTTCCGAGTTTAAAACATTATGATAATCCAGAGTTATTTCCGAATGGAATGTTGGTCAAATTGAATTATGAAAAAATTAAACAACGGAATCAAAATGATTTGACAGAAGATTATAAAAAGTTTGTTGAAGAAAACAAAGATAATGAATTTCATCTAATCAGAGAGGACGAAGATACGGGGTTGGTTGCACTAGAAGAAGATAAAAGAAAAACCGTTCTCGATGGAAAAGAAGTTGATTGTCCAAAGTTCTTATTCGATATGCTTTCAGATTTGCTTGTAAAAGATGAAAATAATGATTGGGTACCAGCGTACGAGTTTGAAATAAAATTTTTAGAAAAAAATAATAAAAGCGATTAAAAATATTTGACAAAAAGATTTTAAAGTGATATAATAAATAAAAAATGCAATCCGAAAGATTGCAAGATTATAAGGAGAAGAAATTTATGGCAATGAATTTTACCTTTGTAGGTAAACTGAAAGCAGTCAAAGACAATGAGAAGTTTAAAGGTTATGAAGTAAGAACTTTTGAATCTGGTTGGGTGCAGACGAATTTGAAATTTAATGCGACGAACGGAAACAATCGCCACATGTTTCAGATCAAAGCTGGTTATTGGGGTGATAAGAACGGTAATGTTAATGAGAGCAAAACCGTAATTTACGCACCAGTAACAAACGAAGAAACGCACAAGACAACGAGAACCAAAATTGCTTATGCGGACAGGGAAGACGAAAGTGTTTTGAAGTCTGTCAGCAAGGGCGGTAAATATGTTCTTGATCTTCGCACGGATGAAAACCCAGCTGGTTATAAGGAATATATCTTCGAGAAAGATTTTATCGATGATGTTAAGAAACACATTCTCGAAAACACAAGAGTATCAGATGTGAGATTCAGAGTTCTCGGCGAAGTAGAAATCACTTATTCCGAGAGCAAAGGAAACTTTTACAAGACGTTTGTTCCGAAGAAAATTTATCTTGCAAAAGACACGGAAGAAGATAAGATGCAGATCAACGCAAAGCTTATTTATGGAAGAACCAGCCTCGAAGATGTTGCAGGAACCGATAATTTTGTGCTGAACGCATACTCCAGATATTATGATAATTCTTACAGAGCCGATAATTGCAAGGGATATTGCTTCTGCCCTGTAGAAGTAAATATTGTTCCAAAGAATGAAAAGCAGAAAGATTTGTTCGTTAAGAGATTCCGTGAATTTGAAACCGATTCCAGCGAATACAGAGAAATCGGTATGGTTATTGATGTAATTGACGGACAGGAAATTGTGCGCGTTACAGAAGATATGCTCGGCGAAGAAGCGAAAGAAAATATTGAGTATGGTTTCTCGACTTTGGAAGAAGAGTTGAAGAAAGCTGGTGGAACGACTTATGGGCCTCGTATTACAGAGTACAGATTTAATAACTGGGGTTCTCCGAGCGAAGACACTGTTTATCAGGATGAAGATCTTCTTCCGCCTCATCACGATGACGAAGAGAAATCTGATGACATTTTCGAAGACGATGAAATTTAAGTGGAGATAAAAAATAATGGCATTTGTTAAACCCCAAATTAATACGATTAAAGCTGATATTGCAAACATTTCGATTTATCTTCGTTCAACGAAGAAATTCGGTAAAACCACACTTTTTAGAGATGTAATTCTCGAAAAGTACGGGGATCCCTCTTACGGTCTTCTTGTTGGTTGCGGCGCAGAAGTTGGTTATAAACTCCTCGACAATTTGAACTGTGTTCAGGTTACGAGTTGGGAAGATTTGGTAGAACTTAAAAAGTGGCTTATTGAAACCAACGGTGTAGAACATCATATTAAAATTGTCGCGTTTGATACTGGCGATGAACTTGTTCTTCTTGCAGACAAGAAAACGATTGCAATTAGCAATAAGGAAAACCCTCAGAAACCTTGCCGTTCGATTAAGGCGGCAATGGGTGGTTATACCGCTGGCGAAAAGTATTCCGCGAATAACTTGATTAAGCCTTATCTTTCCGATTTGCAGCAGCACGGTTTTGCAACGTGGGTAATTGCGCACACGAAGTTGAAGACGATTAAAGATAAGGGTGCGCTTGAAGAAGATGGATATCAGCAGCTGACTTCCAATCTTTCCGCTGATTATGAAGCTGCGTTCGGTGATGTATTTGACGTATGTCTTACTGGCGTTATTGACAGAACGCTCGAAACAAAGCAGGTCGGCAATGATAAGAAGAATGTTGTTACCGATACGGAACGTAGACTTTATTTCCGTGGAACTCCAATGATCGATGCTGGCGGTAGATTTGCAGCTGGTACGGTTCCCGAATATATGGTGTTCGACAAAGATAATATGGCAGCAGACTTTATTAAGATTGTTGAAGGTGGTATGGAAAAATCAAAACTTTCTGGTTTTAAAGTAAAGGCAAAAGTAGAAGAAAAACCAGTTGTTGAGACAAAGCCAGTTGTTAAACCCGTTGTGAACACGGCGGCTGAAGTTGAAGAAGATGAACCGCCTTTTGATGCCGATAGTTCGGCGAGTGAAGATGAAGAAGTTTATTCGCTGCCAGAAAGACTTGCGGCGGTTCGCGAAGCGTTTAAAAATGCTGGTAAAGAATTGAAAGATCAAGTTAAGGCAATTCTTATCGCGAATGGCAACGGTCAGGAAAAAGCAAAACTTGATAATCTTCCTGTTGAAGAGCTTGCAAAAGTAGAGGCCATCCTTGGTCTGTAATTAGAACAATTATAAGGGCGAGATTTTTCTCGCCCTGTAATAAACATCGGAGAGAATATGGCACTTGGTTATTGTAAATGTGGTTGTGGGCAAATGTTGGAAACAACAACGAGTTATTCTATTAAATTACCCACAAATAAGAAACTTTATTTTGTAAATGCGGATCATTATGGGAAATGGAAAGAAAACGCCGCAGTCGGAAAAACAAAAGTTAATGAAGAAGAGCTTTCTCCGATTTATGATTTAGTTACAGATATTATTGGAAAAAAATTAGATACCAAAACAATGTTATGGAAATATTATGTGCAATGGAAAAAAATTGCAGATAAGGATACGTTGCTTTATTATCTTAAATCTGAAAAGTGGAATTTGCAGAAAATATTCCAAAAGAAAGACATTTATACTGCTTATGCGAGTTTGCAATATTTGAACGGAATTATCAATAATAATTTGCCGAATTATAAAGTAGAAGCAGAGGCACTCGCTCCCAAGCAAGATGATATGGATGTAAAAGAGAATAAGGGAAGTTATGCAGAAACTAATTCTAAACGCAAAAAATCACTTGCTGAATTGGAGGAAGAGGCTGAATGTTAAATAAAGAGCAGTTTGTTGTTGGTATTACAGAAAAATACCCAGAAGAGTTACTTGAAGGGAGAATGACAATCGAAGGGAATTATCTTGCATGTTTGTTTTCTGATTTAACTTATTATGACGATATTAAACAATGCGTAACAGAAAATAATTTCATTACGCAGCAGGGTAGATTTTTGTTTTGCTTAATTCGCAGTTTGCGTGAGAAAGGTTTCTCGGTAACGGACGAAGTAACGATTTTGTCTAACTGCGAAGAAACTGTCAAAGACCGCCTCGATGGAATGGGTGGTTTTAGAGCAATCCAGAAATTGATGAGTGTTGTTGATATTAAAAACTGGGATGCAATTGCAGATAAGTTCAACAAGAGTAATGTAATTTTAAAATTATACGACAACGGATTTAATCTTTTTGAAAAGGTAACGCTCGATAAAGGTAAGGAAATAACTCCGATTAAGTTGTTTAAGAACTTCGAGTGTCAAAACGTAATTGATTGGTACGAAGAAAGACTTTCCAAAATTTCCATTGATAATAATAATTCATCAAGTAAAATTACTGGCGAAGAGTATATTAGTTTCGATGATGATTTTGTAGCCGATTTAATGAAAGGTGAGGGTGCAGGAATTTCATTTGGTGATGCTGGGAAAGATGTGAACGGAGATGATATCTATATGTACCCGTTTTTATCTAAAAATATTCTTGGTCTAGCGCGAGGAACAACAACGGCTTTGGCAAGCCATTCTGGCAATGGCAAAACAACGCTTATATTAAATATTGTATTTTCATTGATAGCTCATGGACAAAGAGGAATTTTTGTTACCAATGAAATGACGATTAAAGATTTAAAAGTTATTATGCTTTTAATCATATTGACGAGATATTTTTGTTATTGGAAGATTACTAAGAAAAAGTTGAAGACAGGCGATCTTACAGACGAAGATAGGGATATGATTAGAAAAGCAAATCAATACTGGAAAGAAAATATGGCAGACGCGTTAAAGATTGTTTCGATGTCTGATTCGGATGCAAATTTAAGTAATCAGCTTATTCGAAAGGAAGCTTTAAGAAACGGAATTGATTTCTTTGTTGTTGATACTTTCAAATTAAGTTTGGGCGAAGGAAATACAAATGATAACTTTTGGATTAATCTTATCAAAGACGCTCGCGCTTTAGACTCGATTGCGAAGAAACAAAACATGATTGGTCTTTATACGATTCAGTTGACAGCTACGAGTATCGGAGATTTGTTTTTAACAGAAAGTGCTTTGAGCAATTCAAAGCAAATAAAAGAAGTTCTTTCGAATTTGATTATTATGAGAAAGATGTACCCCGAAGAGTTTGAGCCTGGAAGTCCTTACGATTGCAAACCGTTCCGATCGCAGTTGCAAGAGGACGGAACTTGGAAGGAAGAGGATTTTGTTCCAGAAGAAGATAAAACTTATCGCTGCGTGCTCCTTAATAAAACGAGAAGCGGAGCTGATAGTTCTGATACTGGCGTTGGTTATATTTTTAAATATGACGGGGACCATGCAAAGTTTTCTGAAACTTGTAAATGCAGACCGAAACATAAGCGTATTGGACAATAAAAAAATGTAAATAAAATCGGTCTTTTATACCGCAAAATTAGTTGACAAACAACTAGTTTTGTTGTATAATTTTCATATAAAGAATAAAAGGACAAAAATATGCTTTCGGATCTCAAAGAAATGTTGATGGAACAACCGAATAAATTGGTCGAACTTCTTGAAAAATATGACTACGCAAAATTTAAAGTCAATTCAAAAGAAGTCCGCTTTGCGCGCTCCGATGATTCGGAGAGCGGTTTAAATATTTCGATTCATCTTAACAACAACCCGAATATTTTTGTAACTGATTATGTTTATAAATTCAACGGCGATGTTATAGCTTATATTATGAAAAATCGCGAAGTCGATTTTCGTACTGTGTTATCGTCAATCAAATCTGTTTTGGGTTTGGGTGAAGATTGGCAACCAAAAGAAAAGCAAACTTTGTTCGGAGGCTTTTATGATCGGATAGGGGAAGATAAATCGCCAGAGATTAAAACTTACGATGAATCTGTTCTCGATGATTATATAAATGTTACAAACCTACTTTGGATAAAAGACGGCATTGATATAAACACACAGAGAAAATATGATGTCCGTTTTGATATAGATGATAATCGAATTGTGTTTCCTTGGCGCGATGCAAACACAGGAAGAATAATGGCAATCAAAGGACGATATAATGGAACTCCACCAGAAGGTGTTCCAAAGTATATATACCCGCTGCCTGGAAACGTAAGCTTATCTTTGTTCAACTATGCAGAGAATTATGAAAGCATAAATGGTTGCGATAGACTGTTTATTTTCGAAAGTGAAAAATCATGTATGCTTGCTGATAAATATGGTTATGGTTCTTCTGTCGCACTTGGTTCTCATAATCTTTCAACACAACAAGCGAAGTTGATTATTCAGGCGAACCCGAAAGAAATTGTTTTTCTTCTTGACAAAGATTTAGAAATAGAAGAAACGATGAATGATATTGAAACGTTAAAAGATTATGCGGTAATGCAAACTTTAAATATTAAATATTGGAATTGGAAGAAAAATAAAACGATACCGCCAAAGGGTGCACCGATAGATTGTGGTAAAGCAATTTTTGAAAAAGTTTTAGAGAATGAATTAGAGGAAGTATAGAGGTATAAACAATGGAGTTAATTAAATCGATTTCATACTCGCAAGATGAAATATTAAAAAATATTTTATATTTATACAATCAATCAAAAACATTTCAGGTAGATCCTTGTTATAGTAAGGGAAATTTTTACAAAGAAATAAACCGACCAGAATTCTGCTTTGATATCTTTCCAGCTTATGACTACGTAGAGAAGTGTGATTGCCGCCATTTACCATTTGATAGAGAAACAATTAAGAGTATTATATATGATCCTCCATTTCTTGCTACCACTGGCAAGTCATTAACAAGTGATGATAATAATAATATAATTAATAAACGTTTCGGAGTTTATCCAAGTGAATTAGAATTATTTCGTTTTTACGAAGATAGTATAAAAGAGTTTTCTAGGATTTTAGTTGAAAGTGGTTTATTAGTTATAAAATGTCAAGATAAGATAAGTAGCGGAAAACAATATATTTCTCATAAGATAATTCTCGATTATTGTGAAAAGTACGGATTTTATTGTGAAGATTTATTTGTTTTATTAGCAAAGAATCGTTTAGTCGCAGACTGGCAAGCTAAAAATCAAAAACATGCAAGAAAATTTCATTCTTATTTTCTTGTATTAAGAAAAACAAAAGAGACAAAGATAATTGCATAACAATTTTAATGTTATAATTAGAGGAAGTGTAATGGGAAATTATACAATATATCATCTTCATAGCGATATGTCAAACGGCGTTACTAATATTGATAGCGTAACGAAGTATCAAAGCTATATCGAGCGAGCAAAAGAATGCGGTATGTCTGCGCTCGGATTTAGCGAGCATGGATCTGTTTTTGCTTGGGATTTAAAAAAAGAAGATATTGAAAAGGCAGGAATGAAATATATTCATGCCGAAGAGTTTTATCTCACAGAAACATTAGATGAAAAGGTAAGAGATAATTATCACTGCGTTTTGATAGCTAAGAATATTAAAGGTGTTAAAGAATTAAATCTTCTTTCGACAAAATCGTTTAATAGATCTGACAACCATTTTTATTATGTTCCAAGGATTACGATTAATGACGTTATTAACACATCGGACAATATCATTGTTACAAGTGCTTGTCTCGGTGGTCCGCTTAACCACGGTACGAATAACGTCCAGGGTAAATTTTTGAAGTTTTTCTGCGAGCATAAAGACCGTTGTTTTTTGGAAGTTCAGCATCATAACGTGGGCGATCAAATTGCCTATAATAGGAAACTTTATCGAATTAGTCTTGAAACTGGAATTAGACTTATCGCTGGCACCGATACGCACTCATTGAACGAAGAAAAAGCAGAAGGCAGATCGGTGTTGCAAAGAGGCAAAGACATCTTCTTCGGAGACGAAGAGGGTTGGGATTTGACCTTTAAAACTTATGACGAGCTTATAAAAGCATATCATAAACAAAATTCAATTCCAGAGCAAGCATATATGGAAGCCATAGAAAATACAAATGTTATGGCTGATATGATTGAACCGTTTGAAATTGATAGACATACAAAATATCCAAAAATTTATAAAGATCCCGAAAAGACATTTAAACAAAAGATAAACGAGGGATATAAAAACAATAAATATTTGCACGAAAGATATACAAAGGAAGAAGTTGTTTCGAGAATTAAAGAGGAGTTTGAGGTTTATAAAAAAGTTGGCGCGATTGACTTTATGCTCCTTGAAAGTTATATAAGAGAGTGGGAAAGAAACAATGGAGTGCAATCTGGGTATAGCAGAGGTTCTGTGTCTGGAAGCCTTATTGCGTATGCTTTAGGGATTACTCAAATGGATAGTTTAAAATTCCATTTAAACTTTTTCAGATTTATGAATCCATCTCGTGTAACTAACGCAGATATTGATACTGACTATTGTTCGAAAGATAGAGATAAAATTAAATATTTCCTATTACACGACAAAATGGATCTTCTTGACATTAATCCTAATATTCGTACTGCTGAAATTATTACGTTTAATACAGTCGATACAAAAGGCGCAGTTAAAGATATTTGTCGAGCTTTATACAGAAAAGATAAGGAAGATAAAGAATATTTAACAATTTCTGATTCCATTAGCAAAAGTATTGATGCTGGTCGCGAAGAAGAAATGCGAAAGCAATATCCAGATGTTTTTAAATATGTTGATATTATCAGCGGAACGATTGTTTCAATAGGAACACATCCGAGCGGCGTGTTGGTAAGTGATAGAAATATCGAAGAAGATATTGGTTTGTGCTCGATAGCGACTTCTCCATATCCAGTTTCCATGCTTGATATGCACGGATTAGATGGACAGATGTATGTAAAGCTTAAACTAAAATGAATAGGCTGGCGTCCCAGAGATGGTGCGCAATAATAATTCTCTGAATTGCTGGAAAACCTTAAAGCTTGTATGCCACAACGTAACTCGAAAGGGTAAGCGTGACGGAGCGAAAGCAGAAAAAATATACAAGATGGTCTAGGAAAAAATTCTAAGGATCGAACAAAAATTGGTAATCAGCAACCAAGTTCCTTAAAAGGAAAAGGCTCAACGACTATCCCAAATGGGAGTAGGGGTAAGCACCCCGAAGTGGAGAACCCCAAACCGTAAAACGGTGGGTGAAGATATAGTCTGCACTATATAGAAATATATAGATGCGCGTAATGGCGCAGGTTAAGAATAGCGAACTTAATGTTAAAATTGTCTTACCAAATATACCCGTCAATAAAATAATAATATTTTTTTTTGGGGGGTGATAGATTTGTGGACGGTTTATATACACACAAACCTTATAAATGGTAAAAAATACGTCGGAATTACCTCTAATTTTGTAAAGAAGAGATGGAGAAACGGATATGGTTACTCTGAAAACTTGCCAATCGGGAGAGCAATAAGGAAGTATGGTTGGGAAAACTTCGAACACGAAATTATTGCAGATAATTTAGACGAAGATGATGTTAAAAAGATGGAGCAAGAACTAATAAAATCTTTTAATACCACAGATGATAGATATGGTTACAATATGACCGTTGGTGGTGATGGTATTAGAGGTTTTAAGCACTCTGAGGCTTCAAAAGCAAAATTGTCAGAAAAAGCAAGACAGTTGGAAAGGTTTGGCGAGAGGAATCCAAATTATGGACATAAATGGTCTGAAGAACAACGTAAAGAAGCAGCCATTACCCATAGAAAAGAGAATCTTTCGTCAGAAACATTAAAGAAAATGTCCGAAAGCGCTTCAAAAAGAATTGGAAAGTTAAATCCATTTTCTGGCAAGCATCATACAGAACAAACTAAACAAATTATATCCAAAGCTCAAAGTCGAGCGGTGTTGATGTTCGATTTGGACGGTAATTTAATTCAAGAATATAGTTCGATTGTAAGTGCTGCGAAAGACAATAATATATGTAAAGTTGCTATATCAAATTGTTGTCGCGGTCTTGCTAAAACATCTGGCGGATATATTTGGAAATACAAAGACAATTCTAACTAACCGAACACATGGAGACATTTTAGGTCTTGATAATATAGGCGTTATTAACGAAGCATGTAAACTTGCTGGAATTGAAAGACTTACTCCAGATAATGTAGACTTAAATGATGAGAAAGTATGGAAAGATATTCGAGATGACACAACAATGATTTTCCAATGGGAATCTAGTTCTGCGCAATCTTATTTAAAAAAGTTCATGTCTGATGAAACAATTAAAATTGCAAAAGAACATAATAAAGATTTCTCTTATATTAAATGGTTCAGTTTTGGAAACGGGTTGATTCGTCCTGGTTGCGCAAGCTTTAGAGATGATGTTTCCAATGGCGATATTCTCATTACTGGATTTAAAGAATTAGATGAATTTCTTGCTATTACGTTTGGTCGAGTAACTATGCAAGAAGACATCATGCGTTTTTGTAAACAATTTTGTGGGTACAACGATGCCGAATCTGATAACGTTCGTCGTGCCATTGCAAAAAAGAAAGGAACTGCAGGATTGCTTGATGAATTGCATGACAGATTTCTTGAATATTCTAATAAAACGTATGGTGTTGACAAGAATAAATTGGAAGAAATTTTCCCTCCGATTAAACAAGGTATACTTGATGCGTCCGCATACGCTTTTAGCTGGAATCATTCAGATGCTTACAGCTGTATTGGTTATATCTCTGGATATTTACGGTATTATTATCCGTTCGAATTTTTAACTGCGGCATTTAATATTTTTACTGGAAAGCAAGATAAAATAACTGCGATTACGAATTATGCTAAAAAATTTGGAATCACAATCAGAGATATTCAATTCGGACACTCGAAAGCCGATTATAGTTTCGATAAAGAAAATAAATTTATTTATAAAGGAATGGAATCTATTAAGTATTTAAATGCTGATGTTTCCGATAAACTTTATGAATTATCACAAACAAAACAATATAATTCGTTCGTGGAAATTCTTCAAGATTTCCCTGGTGATTCAAGACAATTGGATATTTTGATTAAACTTGGTTATTTTTCTGATTTTGGAAGTATTGGAAAACTTTTAAAGATTGTGGAGATTTACAATCAATATGGTTCGAAGACAATAATTAAAAAAGATCAATGTACGATTGATAAAGATATTATGTTGCAATATGCAACGGAAACAGAAAAACAATATCGTTTGAAAGATAAAGATGGTTTCATAAATTATCTTTTGGGGGATATTACTTATAAAGAATATCCGATTACACAAAGAATTAAAGACGAAAAAGAATATTTGGGTTATGTATCGTTAAAAATTGAAGGAAAATCAAGTACTTGGTATGTAACTGATATAAACACAAAGTATTCGCCGAAAGTATCTTTATATAACGTTGGAACTGGCGAAGAGAAAGTCGTTAAAATTGAGAAAAGAAAATATCAAATGGCACCGTTCGATAAAGATGTTTGTTTGAGAGCAACTTTTGAAATGAAAAATAAATGTAAAAAAGATGAAAACGAAGACTGGGTAAAACTCGAAGAAAAAGAAGAGTGGATTAAATATTATTCCGTTGTATAAATAGAGGTGTATATGGAAGATGAAAAGAAAGTGAAAGAAAAATTGGAAAATTATAGTTATTCGAAAATCGAAACTTATGAGCAATGTCATTATAAATTCAAATTGAAATATAAAGACAAGAAGTTTTTAAGTCAGGACACTCCAGCAATTGCAATGGGTTTACTTATTCATAAGATAAATGAAATTATTACCTCGCAGATTCTTGGCGGTCAGAAAATTGATTACGATATGCTTAAAGATTATTTTTTGAACGTAAATTTGCCAAAAAAGAATCCGAGAGACCGCGATGGTGATATGTTTGGAGCAAATATTTTGTCGCAAAAATTTGGATATAAATGGGTAGAGCTAGATAAATATGGTAAATCTTTTGCGATGAAATCACAGCAATTTTTGGAAAGTGGTATTTATAGATTGGAAAATTATTTAAAAGAAAACCCAAATCTTGAACTCGTTGCTGCGGAATTACCGTTTAAATTTAAACACAGAAAGTATGAATTTCACGGTTTTATAGATAGGGTTTTAAAAGAAAAAGACACTGGAAAATATATTATCCACGATTTAAAAACGTCATCAGAAGCTTATCCAGACGATAAATGTATTACTCCGTTACAATTTGTCGTATATGTAAAAGCATTAAAACAGATGTATGGGGAGCAAACCGAAGTAGATTGTTTTTATGAATTTCCTATTGCTGAAGCAATTAAACACGCTGGAACAAAGGGTTTTGTTGACAGAGGGATGAAAAAAATCAACAATTTGCTTGATTCAATTGAATCTGAAGATTATGTTCCACGTCCAACACCGCTTTGTTATTGGTGCGAATTTTGTAACAATAACCCAGATCAGCCAAAAGAAGGGAAAAATTGTTGCCCATATTATTCATTATGGAAGCCAGGAGCAAAGAGCTTCGCTACAAAACTGCCGTGGATCAATATGGAATCTGATGAAATGCAGCGAAATAAACTTGTTATGTTAGAGAATTTATCGGATGATGAAGACGATGAAATCTAAATTTTATGCAATTTGAGAGGAAAATTATATGGATAATTATGAATTTGTTGAAGAAATTAAAAAAATTTTAAAGATTGATCGCGAACTTGATTTTATAGAAATTTTTGATCTCGGCGCACTTTACGAAAAAGTATGGAACGTTGGATACGATGACGGTATAGAAGAAGGATATACAGCGAAATAATTTCAAAATTCCAGTCAAAATTACTTGACTGGAATTATTATTTGTGGTATAATATATCTATCTAAAAGTAAGAGGTGAGTTTTATGCAATATGAAATTGAAGATGCCGATGTTGGATTCGAGGGTTATGTAACAAAAATTCGTTTCCCGAAGAAAAAAGAAGATTATAACGGTTGGTGCGCTTTTGATTTTCAGGTTGATTCTGTGTTTATTGGAGAAATTCGAAAAAACACTATTAAAAACGGTATCATACCTTTATGTGGATACGCGCCACTTGCCAAAGAAAATATAAGATATCGTGTATATGCGAAGTACGAAATGAGCCCAAAATATGGACACACATATCAAGTATGCTATATGAGTTCGATTGTATCTTTGAAGACAGAAGAAGACGTAAGGAATTTTCTTCTTACTATTTTACCGCAAAAGACGGTTGATAATTTTATGGAATACACTAAAGATCCAATCGGTCTTATTAAGTCTGGCGATATTAGCGAAATGTGTAACATAAAAGGTATCGGGTTTACGAGAGCCAAAGATATTGTCGCAAAATTCAAAGGAATAGATGACCGCGCAGAAGTGTATTCAATTTTTACAAAGCTCGGTTTAACAAAGAGAATGGCAGACGATTTGATTGAGCAATATAAATCTGCTGATAGCCTGATGGCAGATATTAACAAAAACCCATATATTTTGATTGAAAAATGCGAAGGAATTGGCTGGTCAAAAGCGGATAATTTGGCGTTAAAAATGGGTATAGCGGAAGATTCGGAGTTCAGGATTAAAGCTTATATAAATTATTTTTTAACGAAAATAGCCGAAACAGAGGGGCATACTTGGGTTACATTGCAGAATTTACTTTCAAGTATTCTTGGTCTTTCTAAAGTCATTACCAAAGATAGAGCAAAAATCATACTTCGTGAATTAGTTGATAAAGAAAAATTGCACTACGAAGAACAAACAAAAAGAATTGGTTTGAATAAGTATTATAGGCTTGAAAAACGAATTTGTGATGAACTTGTTCGTCTTCGAGATGCTGAAGTTTTTCCCGTAAAACATATTGACGAAACGATTGCAGATTGTGAAAAAACGGTTGGCTTTGAGTATACGCAAGAACAAAAAGATGCGATTTATAAAATATTTAAAAATAACGTCTTTCTTTTGACTGCAAACGCTGGGTGTGTAGATAAAGACACTGAATTTTTTAATGGTGAAAAATGGAAAAAAATTTCAGAATATAAAAGCGGCGAAAGGGTATTACAATATAATGAAGACGGCAGCGCGAGTTTGACAAAACCGTTGATGTATTTTAAAAAGCCTTGCGATAAATTATATCATTTCGAAACAAAATATGGTATCAATCAAACGGTTTGCGAAGAACACGATGTGTTATATTGGAAGAATGAAAACACACACGATTCTTGTAAAATCAAAGAGATAAAAGAAAAACAAGAGTTATGCCGTTCTGGTTTTTCTGGAAAAATTAAAGCTGGTTTTAGTTATGGCGGGAAAGGGATAAATTTAACAGATGAGGAAATTCGAGTTATGTGCGCAGTCATCTGCGACGGTTCTTTCGATTCTTCTGTTGAGTTTAAAACAAATTCACACTCTTATAAGTATTGTAGATTTCATATTAAAAAAGACAGAAAAAAAGAACGTATAAGAAAACTGTTTTTAGATGCTAAGATAGATTTTAAAGAACATGATTCTATTGCAAAAGGATATACCGATTTTTATATCAAAGCACCAATGAGAACTAAAATATTTGATGAGTTTTGGTATCATTGTACAAATAAACAGCTGAAGATTATATGCGGTGAAATTCTTTATTGGGACGGCAGTATTACGAAAACCAAAAACAATAAAGAGAAAAAGAAGTTTTCAACTACTGTAAAAGAAAATGCTGATTTTGTTCAGTTCGCATTTACGTCCTGTGGGTACCGTGCGACGATAAAAGTTGATGATAGAAAAGGAAAAAGATATTTCATTTCTGGAAAACAATATATTAGAAAAAGTGTTTGTTATGAAGTGTTCATTTCAAACAATGTGTTTGTTGGTTTTGGAAATGATAACAGAATTTGTCATAAAAAGACAAAAATCGAAGAGGTGAAATCAGAAGACGGTTATAAATATTGTTTTATGGTAGAATCAACAATGCTTGTTTTGCGTAGGAATAATTGTATTTTTGTTACGCATAACTGCGGAAAAACAACGATTATGTATCCAGTTGCCCGCATACTTCGAAGAAACGGATATAACTTTGCTTCTTGTGCATTGTCTGGGAAAGCGAGTTTAAACCTTTCAGAAACTATCGGAGAGGAAGGGAAAACAATCCATCGCCTTTTGGAGTTCAACGGGTTTACGACACAATTTGATAGAGATGTGAATAATCCGTTGGAACAAAATGTTGTGATTTTGGATGAAGTAAGTATGGTTGGCGGCGATTTGTTTTTGCATTTATTGAGAGCCATGAAAACTGGAACAAAGCTCATAATGATAGGTGATCCAGGGCAACTTGAATCGATTGGTTTGTGCAATTTAATCAGCGATATCAAAGGTTCTGGAAAAATTGCGCAAGCATATTTGACAAAGATTTTCAGACAGGCACAAAAATCTGGCATTATTACAGATTCTTTAAAAGTATATCATCAAGAACAGATATTGCCGAGCAACGGTTTTATAGGTAGTGAAATTCACGGAGAATTGAAAGATTTTGAGATAATTTCAAAAAACACTACGCAAGATTGTTTAAATGAGATTATCAAAAAGTTTAAAAAGCTTCACTATGAAGACAAAATTTCAATCGACGATATTATTATTGCTGTTGCGAAAAGAGCGGTTGGCCCGCTTTCTGCAAGATGTGTAAATCAGATTATTCAAAACTTGTTAGAGCTTCCGAAAAATAAAGTACTTACGCACAAATATAGTGATCAAGTTCTTTATGAAATAACGTTCCATGTAGGCGATAAGGTTCTTGTTACAAAGAATAATTATAAAGCAGAAACAATTGAAGGCATAAATTATCCGATATTCAATGGTAATATTGGCACTGTATATGATATTTGCGGAGATACGTTATTGTTAAAAATAGACGATAAAATTATGCTTTACGGTCCAGGGGAAATAGGTGATTTACAGCTCGGATACGCAGTTACCACGCACAAACTCCAAGGCACTGGCTACCCTTATGTGATTGCGGTTTGCGACCAAGGTTCCTTTAATCTTTTGAGTAAGGAACATCTTTACACTGAAATAACGCGTGCTAAAAAGTATTGTGCGCTTATAGGAACGCCGAAAGCGATTACAACCGCAATTAAGACAACTCGTGTTGTAAAAAAGCAAACTTATCTTGGAGAAATGCTTGCAGCCACTTAAAATTAGTTGACATTGCAGTATTTTTGTGATATAATGGTTATAGAAATTTGCATAAAGGAGATAAATATATGCAAGAAGTTGATGAAAGATATGTAATTGTTGAAACAGAAAACGATGAGGCGATAGAGATTTTTGAAGACACTATCGATACAAAGTTTGTAAAAAGAGAAGCAACCGATGATAAATGGTTGTCAGATTATCTTACAATGTATAATCTTACACCAGATCATTTCTGCGGATATTTTGTAGAAGGTGTTGAGAAACCTTATATGATTATGGATAAGACGGTAGATAATTTGTTTGTCAACGAAGGATTGGCTAATAAATATTTAACGTTGAATTATATTGATAATGAAGAAGAGGTAAAGAATGGTTAAAAATAATAATAAGAAAATTGAAGATCTTGATTTCCTTGAGGGAATTCCCCTCGCGGTTGCACTTCCAGAAGATAGTACTCTTCCCGATCCAAGAAGATTGATGTATTATGATGGATTAAAAAATCGTACTTTGTATCTGGAAGATGAAATCGATAGAGAATATTTAATTGATTTTTCAAAAATGATTATTGCTTTCAACAGAGAAGATGATGAAAAGAAAATTCCTGTTGAGAAAAGAAAGCCAATTAAAATTCTTATCTTTTCTTACGGTGGCGAAATTGATGCAACACAGCATTTGCTCGATATGATTGCTATTTCAAAAACACCAGTATATACGATTAACTTCGGCGTGGCAATGAGCGGCGGTCTTTATGTTTTGCTTGCTGGGCACAAGAGATTTGCCCTGAAAAATTCATAGGCTTTAATTCACGAGGGAAGCGGTGCAATGGAAGGAACTGCAGAGCAGGTTCGCACTCATCAGGCACAGTATACGAAGCAGCTTAAACTTTTGTCCGATTTTGTTATTGAGAGAACAAAGATTTCTAAAGAACTTTATGGTCGGAAGAAAAAGACGGAGTGGTTTATCAACGGTGAGGAACAGGTTGAATATGGTATCGTAGATAAACTTATTGATGATATTTCGGAGCTTTATTGATGGAAAAAGATTTGTATGATATTGCTATTGTTGGCGGCGGTCCAGCAGGAATGACCGCTGCCATATATGCAGCTAGAGCTGATAAAAAAGTTGTTTTGTTTGAAAAGAACATTATCGGCGGTCAAATGGTAAATTCGCCGTTAGTAGAAAATTACCCCGGATTTGAAAAGATTTCTGGAGAAGAGCTTGGTTTTAGAATGCAGGAACAAGTCGAAAATCTTGGTGTGGAAATTTTTTTCGGGGAAGTCGTAAAGATAGTAGATAATTCTTCGGAGTATATTGTTTGTACTGAAATAAATGATGAGGTATATTCTTGTCTTGCGAAAACTGTTATTCTTGCAAACGGCGTAGAGCATAAAAAACTTGGTGTTGCTGGAGAAGATTTGGCGAATTATTGTGCTATTTGCGATGGACCTTTTTATAAAGGAAAGGATGTTTGCGTTATTGGAGACGGTAATACTGCTGCTCAATACGCGCTTCTTCTCGCAAATTATTGTAAGAGTGTTACGATGATTACACTTTTTGACAAGTTCTTTTGCGAAAAAGTTTTGCAAGACAGAATTTTAAATAATACTTATATAAAGTGGGTAAAAAATTCTTCGACAAAAGGATTTTTGACGGAGAGAAATAACGGGAAAAGTAAAATTACTGCTGTTGTTACCGATAAAGAAATGATTCCGACCGATGGAGTTTTTGTTGCTATCGGGCAAGTTCCAAACGAAACGTTTACTGATTTAGCAGAAAAAGACACAAAAGGTTATATTATTGTTAATGAAGCAAAAGAAACTTCACAAAAAGGTATTTTTGCCTGTGGTGATATAACAGCAAAAAAAATTCGTCAAATTGCGACAGCAATAAATGACGGTGCAATTGCGGCAACTTCAGCTATTGAATATTTAAATAATTTAAATTAAGGATCTATATATGGCAGCTAAAAAAAATTCAACAGAAACAACAGTTAAGAAAATTAATGTACCAGAAAATATCAAAGATTATATCTTTTTTAAAAGACTTCCGTTTAAACTCGATGAAGAGCAATGGAAATTTATAGAAGCGGTTTGGAATAAAAACAACATTGGTGTGTTCTGCAATGCTTGCGCTGGTTCAAGTAAAACAACGCTTGCAACAGCAATGGCACTGCTTATGACAAACGAGTTTAAATTATATGAATCTATTTATTATATCGTTTCTCCTTGTCAAGAGTCAACATTGGGTTATTTGCCTGGAAATGTAGATGATAAAATTTCTTACTATATTGATCCAGTAATCGATGCAATCACAACTTGCGGATATGATTCAGAAAAACTTATTGTTTCTGAAAATAATATGGAAAATGTAAAAAATGGAACGGCAACAATCAATGCTATTCCGTCAACGTTTCTTCGAGGAAGGAATTTCCAGAACGCATTTGTTATTATTGATGAAATTCAAAATGCGACAACGCATGAAATCAAAAAGATTTTGAGTCGTTGCCACGACAATTGCAAGATTCTTTGTCTTGGTCATACTGGGCAGATCGATTTAAAATTCCCACAGGATTCTGGTTTCTTTAAATATATTGAAGCAGCTAAAAAACAGGATTTTATAGAAGTTGTTGAACTTACCAAAGATTATCGTGGTAAATTCTCGCAGTGGGCAGATAGTATCTAAAATTTTTTAAAAAATAGTTTAAATCTCCTTGACTTTATTTTGTGTTTATGATATAATATAATTACAAAATAAATTTAAGGAGATAAAAAATGGAAGTTCAAATCACAAACCACGCACATCAGAGATTTAAGGAAAGAGGATATTCTAAAAGTCAACAGAAAATTCAGAACGCTTTTGACAAAGCTTGGAGTTGTGGAAAGACAATCGAAGATTTTAAGGACCATAACCAGAAAAAGTATTTAAAAAATGTTCGAGACGCACATTCTTCCGAAGGCGCAAGATTTATTCGGGTTATGGGAAACAGAATTTATCTTTTCGGAGATGATTGTGTCGGAATTACTGTAATTGGAATTGATTCGAAATATTTTGGTAAAAGAGCAAAATGGAGAGAGGCGAAAGAAGATGAAGAAGAAGATCGTGTATCAACAGGATATTTTTGGAAAAGAACACCCGTATACTGTTGATGAAAATGGCATTATGCATGCGAAAGACGAAAATGAAACACCAATTTTATTTGCAGACAAAATCAAAGCATACGCCGTTGTAACGTGTTCTAAGTGCTATAATAGCTGCCGTATTGCATTTACCGATGTGGCAAAGGCTAATACACGTGCGTTTAAAGTATGCTGTCCTTGGTGCGAATATGAGAACACAGTGGATTTAAAATATTTCAATGATAAAGCAAAATTTATTTTCGAAAAAGTTTGAAAAATTGCTTAAAATTAGTTGACTTTATTTTAAAAATATGATATAATATAAGTACAAAATTGAGTTAGGTGCTACGAAGTTCCCTTTTATGTTGTTAGCAAGTCCTTGATCAGGACATTGAGTCAATTGCCTTTATCAGTCTGTAAGTCCAGTTGTCATGGTAAGTCTGATATGGTACGAGTGAACGCTGTAGTTAAATGGAGTTGGATGAACGGCCTAAATCAATGACTGATCACCGAGTGCATTCGTAGCGCGGTGGCGCAACAACTCTGAAGTTGTAAAAATGTCGGGGGTAGCCGTATAAAACGGCTTACGGAAAGATCCGGCTTTATAAGCTGGACTGCAACTCGCTTGTTACATACAAGAGAGAATACCCATTATAATGTGGGTTACGGACGAAAAGAGTGAAATCAATTCGTCAACTAACATAGCAATGTGTTAGTAAACAAAAACCAGGTAGCTCGAATGGTATTACTTTCGCTGATATTGTTTTATTAGATATTCGGTTCGTAAAGTTTTTCTTCGAAGTACAAGAAGAATAGAGCTATCTATTTATGGTCGGATGGTGTAATCTGGAAAGCACATCAGCCTTATGGTTGGGGGTACACGTTCAAATCGTGCATGGCCTAAATTTGTTCGCTATCTACGGGCGGCTAATAAATAGAGTAGAGTGGTATCGAGGAAAGTTGCGAATAGTGTAGAAAATAAGCAATTTACTGCAAACTATGTCCTCACAAAATGGTCTGTGATATTCCAGTGGCTGCGCAAAATATCAAATTATCTCAATGTAGAATTTGGCAATTGGTTGCAACGATTTGTCAAAAGAGACTCAAGTGAAAGCAGAAATCCCTCAAAATCAAACCTACGGGGAATATGATCACCTTGGGCGCGAAATCCTGCGTAAATGTAGCAAGGGCAGGTAAAAAAGAGTCGAAGAGATAAGAGAGCGTTTCGCTGCTTTAATGCGAGATGTATAAGTTCTGTATTGTCGAGAGTCCTGCGAGAGTGGAAACAATTAGTATTTTATGTTTATTTGATTTATTTATTTTTTTTTAGATTATTATTCATTTTTTTACTGATTACTATTACCTATACCCACAATACAGAAAAACTCTATAATTGCACAGCGGATTATAGATAAGGCTGCCGTAGCATGTAACGGAAATCAATGCAGTTATGTAAAGGACTGGCAGATTACTGAGAATCAGAAAATCTCAAAGCTGTATGAATATTGCTTCTTAGCTCAGCTGGTTTAGAGCGCGTGACTGTTAATCACGATGTCCAGAGTTCGAATCTCTGAGGAGCAGCCAGAACCCTACGGTAGGTATACATACGCGTAGTCCGAAGCCATTGGCGGATAGAGAATTTATACACGATCGGTATAACGTGTGAGGTCACGCTCGACATAAGAACCTCTTGCATATAGCGATTTGGTCTAATAGTAGGATACAAGAATTTGACTCTTGGGGCGTAGGAGCATAACCTGCAATCGCTGCCATCAATTAAATAGTATAAACACTGTTATAATATTAGAAAAAGGAGAAATAATATGGCATAGATTGATAATTTTTCCATTGAAGAATTAACAAAACTAACAAAAGAAAGTAATTCTTTTAATGATTTGATTTTAAAATTAGGTTATACAACTAGAAGTGGTAGTAATCATAATACTATAAGGAATAGATTGAACAAATATAATATTGATTATAGTCATTTTGGAAGTTGTTTAAATTCTATCGAAAGAAGTGTTGAAAATGTTTTTATAGAAAATTCTACAGCTACATAGAAAGTATTAAGACATTGGTATACAAAAGGTAATTATAGTGATTATAAATGTTCGATATGTGGTATGCAGCCAATTTGGTAGGGTTAGCCATTAATTTTAATTTTAGATCATATAAATGGTTGCAGCAATGATGATAGATTGGAGAATTTGCGCTGGGTTTGTCCAAATTGCAATATGCAATTACCAACAACGAATGGACGAAACAAATCTAGAAAAACGTAATTTTTTATTTGGGAGTAGGCTAATTGGTAAACCTTTGACTTTGATTCAAATATTACAGGATCATACCCTGTTTCCCAAGCCATTATGCAGAGTATACTTTCATACCTCTGGGAAGAAAGAAGAGAAAGCGGAGTTTGTAAAATCATTACATCGGCATAATTACTCTGGTTAAACTTAAGATTATGCGTTTTGGGGGTATAGCTCAGTTGGCAGAGCACCTGCCCTGCAAGCAGGATGTCATCGGTTCGAATCCGATTACCTCCACCACAGGCCGAACATTGCCTTGGGCGTATCCAAAAATTGTTTCCGCGTTAGTTGCGATAGTACAAGGTGCGATATCTATCAAAGATACGCTGGTAGAATATCGGAAGTCCGACGAACGCCTAATGTTCGAGGTGGCATCAGTTAATTGTCATTATAGGAAATTGTTTTGCAAGACGGTTTTCAATTAACATGGAATATAATATATTATATAGCGTTTAGGCTTTATAAGGAATGAAGCTTTCGGTGAAGTCGTTGAAATTGACAGACCTATATTTTGAAGTATTATATTCTGAACCGTAAAATAATAAAATGGAGTTCTTATGAAGATTTACTTACGCACTTTTAAAGATGTAAACGATTTCGTAAAAATTACTGGAAATCTAGATTGCGAAGTTGTTGTAGAAAGCGAAGATAGAAAGTATCGAGTAGATGGAAAAAGTATTCTTGGTATTTATTCCCTCGATCTTTCAATGCCGCTGATTCTTTCTGTTCCAGAAACAGAAGAAGATAAATTTTTCAAATACCGCTGGTTTGAAGAGGAAGATTAAGCCGAATCAGACCTTTCTTTCTGCCAAAAGGAAAAGCGTATTTATATAATCCAAAGATTAGAGGTGATTATTATGAAGTTTTATAGTGAAAAGACGAAGAAGTATTACGATAAGGCAGACGATTGTGTTGCCGAAGAAGCTAAATTCGACAAAGAATTGGCTAAAAAGGAAGAAGCAGCAGCCCTTGCGAAAGCAGAAAAAGAGAGGGCTGTCGCTTTGAGAAAAGAAGAAGCGAAGAAAATTGAAGAGAAAATTGCCGAAAGAGCTAAACTCGATAAGGAAATTGACACTTTGATGAATGAATTTACAAAGAAATATGGTTCATTCCATTATACCTTTAAAGATTCTGATTGCAGCTTCTCGAACTTTTTTGAATATCTGATTAACCAGTTCTTGCTTTAAAAGTTCAAAAACAAAATGGGGCATGGCAGTGCCCCAAATTTTCGTTTATAGAGGTATATTTATGAAATTGCTTGAAGATTTATACTCACGCTGTTTAAATGCTCCGTATATTCACACGGAAAACGATGGAGATTATTTTTACGAAATTAAAAATAATATTCTTTATTTGTATTTTCAGTGTACGCATGGCGGAGATGATTGGAAAAATAATTTAGATTTTCCTGCTGCACCGTATTCAGACATGGGGATTAAATGGAGATGTCATCGCGGTTTTCTCCGTGTTTGGGAATCAATCAAACCCTTTTTGAAAGATGTAATTATGGACGAAAGCATTAAAGGTGTGTATATTGTTGGTTATTCCCACGGAGCTGCAATCGCTACGCTTGCACATGAATATGTTTGGTTTAATCGTCCAGATCTTCGTAATAATATGAAGGGGTTTGGGTTTGGTTGTCCAAGATGTTATTGGGGTTTCAGAGTTAAAAAATCTTTGAAAGAACGTTGGGAAAATTTTTATCCAATCAGAAATATTAATGATTTGGTTACACACGTTCCTCCTGTGCTTTTTGGTTTCAGACATGTTCATAAAGTTGTCGAACTTGAGAATCCAGATTTAAAAAAAGAATATAAAAAAGTCCCGTCAATTGATGCTCATTATCCTGTGAATTATCAATATAGTTTGGAAAAAGAAAGTGAACATCCAGAATTTTATGTAAGAAAGGATTGAATTATGATCAAAAAAGAAGATATTATTACAAAACTAGATCAAGCAAAAAAATCATACGCAGATGCGTGTGAGCGCGGCAATGGATTAGTTGCAGAATATTATGAAGGCGTAATTGATACGCTTTCTGATATTATTAATTCGTTGGCTACAAAAGACGAGTAGATCGCCGTTGTGAATAACGTTTATGTCGAAATTGTGAAAAACATTTCTAGCAAACAGTTCGATTCAAACGCCAAGTTGTTCGTGTTAGATGCAATTTCTGAATCTTGCGATAAAATTAGAAAAAGTTTTGAAAAATAATATAAAATCAGTTGACTTTTAAAACCATCTGTGGTATAATCTAAATACAAAATTTAGAGAGGTATTACAGATGGTTTATTTAATTGCGATTATTGCTTTGGCACTTGCACTCCTTACGGTGTTTATCTTCGGAGATAGACTTGGGTTTCCGCAGGTAAAGATGATTAGCACGAAGTATCGTATTGTTATTTGTGTAATTATTGTTTTGGCGGCAATTGTTGATTTTGGTTTTGTTAAAACTGTTATTTTAGGTTAATGATTATTCTGTTTAGATTCAAAGGAATTAAAAGAAGTATATGAAAAATGAAGTTGTAAATTGTAAAGAAGAAATATTAAATAATTTGTTTGTAAAGTGTTCTTGTGGCGGCGAGATTATTGAATTTCAACACATCAAAGACTCAGACAATGAGCAGGTTTGTAAAATTAAATACTACGGGCTTTTAAATAATCTGGAAGATGATTATGCTACTTCTTATGGAACAGAGTTCACTATGTCTGTTGAAAATATGGTGCGCTTTTGTCATTCCGTATATCAGATGTATTTGTTCTTTGAAGAAGAAGAGAATACGGATAGTATAAAAACACTGGAATTTAATGACGAGTATGAAGGTTCTGAAAACATAATTCGTGTTTATTATTGTGAAAAAGATTCTTATATGTTTATTCAGTGCTACTATAAGGATGACGAAAAGAAAATCGATATGTGGGAAATCGGAATACTTGACGAAGACAATATCGTCGATTTTATGGTAAGACTTTTAAAATTTGCAGAAGATATTTCGGAGAGTAAACAAAATGTATTGTTGGAAAATTAAGAAATGCGGCGAAAAAGAGTATGAAAAATTTATAACTAACAGAAAATTCACGATTAAATCATTTAAAAAATATATTTATGATTTAAGAATGGATTTGTATGAAGGGAATTGTTGTATTCATCAGGATTTGAAATATAAGGAGAAAAGTAAATGATTAGCAATCACGCTTTTTGTGAAATTGTAAAGGCAGTTAGAGCTCAGGATAAATATATCGGAAAAATTGAAAATGCGCTCGGTGTAGTTCTTGAAGATGCTTGGAAACCAATGACGGACGTTATTGATGTTCTCGAATACGAAATGGACTGCGGTGTTTGGGGAGATGAAGTTTTTGACAAAATCTTCGACACCAATGAAAAGCCGTCCGATATTTATTTTTATATACTGAATAATAATAAACAGGAGAAAGAAGAAGATGTCGAAGAAGAGTGAGTGCTTGCTGACAAAAGAAGAATTTTGCGAATATATTAATTTTATCAAAGCTCGCATTGAAGCGGAAGATAAGATCAATGATTTATTCACCGAAGAGTTTTCCGATAGCATTTTTATGCCTTATGGAAAATGTATTGATAAAATTGTCAGTTTATTGTCAAAAATAATGCGTTGTAACGCCATAGACGCGTGGGGAACGAACGATATTGATTATTTTGTCTACGAGCTTGACTTCGGCAAGAAATGGCCAGAATACAGTGCTTACGATGAACATGGCGCGCCGATTCCAATGAGGACACCAGAAGAACTTTATGATTATTTAATTAAAGAAAACTTTGAGGATTGATATGAAATTACAACTATTAGATTTTATTAAACAGAATAAAGAGAATTGGAAAGAAGTTTTACAGAAGCCACCTTATTCTCTTATTGTAAAAGAAGATGATGATTATATTCTGTTAAAATATAATCAATTGGAATCTGATTTATCAAATTCAATTGTCCAGGAATGTCGTGGAGTTAGTTTATGAGTAAGGTAATATGCGGAATTTATAAAATTACAAATAGGATAAATGGTAAAATTTATATTGGTCAATCAGTTAATATTGTAAGAAGATGGTATGCACATAAAGAATGCGTATCTAATAACCATTTAAGTGCTGCCATAGCTAAGTATGGTCTAGAAAATTTTGATTTTGAGATTATAGAGCAACTTCCAACAGAAAAGCTTGATGAAAGGGAGCAATTTTGGATTGCTTTCTACAATAGCACTGATCCAAATTGTGGATATAATAATACCTCTGGAGGAGTTCAATCGAGAACATTTACGGAATCAGCGCGAAACCAAATGTCAATTAGCGCAAAAGCACAACGCAAAGCGCTTACAGAAAAACAAATTAGGGGAAGTAAAATCACAGGTCAAAAAAATAAAGGCAGAAAAAACAGTGCTGAAACAAGAAGAAGGATGCAAGAATCAGCTATTAGGAGTTGGACACCTGAGAGGCACACAAAAGCTTCTGAAACGCAACGACGGCGCGATCGCACAGGCAATAAGCAAATATTTTGTTTAGAAACGGGCCAGTTATATGCTAATCAAAAAATTGCTGCTAGTAAATTGGGACTGGATCCAAAGACGGTCTCCAATGCTTCAAGAAGTAATAATAAAACTGATCCACACAGAAACGTTCCACATTATACACTTTTAAGATGTTTAAAAACAGCTGATCCATACAGAAGCCTGTGTTATTTTATAAAGGAAAATCCTAGGTGGCAAGAAATTCTAAGCGCTCCGCCATTTAATATAATTATTAAAGCTTTTGAAGATTACATTTTGTTGAAATATAATCAGTTGAGTACTGTTTGGATACCCAGCTTACCATTTTTATGGGCCTGTCGTGGTAGCATTTTAAAGGTTAATAACGGAGAATTTTTGATTGTGTGTGCACCCTTCAGTCGATTCTTCAATTATGGAGAACAATACGCAGATTCTATAAATTGGTCAACTGCACGCGTTCTTGATAAGATCGACGGGAGTTTGATGAAGCTTTGGTTTGACAATGGGTATTGGCATTGGTCCACAAACGGAAATATCGATGCTGATAAAACAGAATTCGCAATAAATGATTTATCGCAGATGTATTGTCCTTGTAAAACTTTTGGAGAATTAATTCGTATGGCTGTAAATTATAAAGATTTAGATTTTAATAATCTAAATAAAAAATTTACGTATATGTTCGAACTGGTATCTCCGTATACCAAAATTGTAATTCCATATTCAGAAACAAAACTTTATCATCTAGCTACTCGTAATAACACTACGTTTGAAGAACTCGAAACGGACATCGGGGTTGAGAAACCGAAATCTTATGATATTTCGACCGTTGATGATTGCGTGCTCGCTGCTGAAAAACTTTCTTCCGATTACGAGGGTTTTGTTGTTGTGGATAAGAATTATAATCGTATTAAAATCAAAAACCCAAAATATCTTATGATGCACAGAATGGCAAGCAATAATTCTTTGAGCATTAAAAATATTCTTGAGATGATTAAAATTAATGAATGTAGTGAATTTCTTTCTTATTTTCCAGAATACGGGAACGCATTTAAAATTGTAGATCAAATTCTTAAAAAGTATTATTTCGAAATGAGCAAAGAATACTACGAGTTTAAAGAACAATCTTTATTTTTATCACGGAGAGAAATTGCAGAAAAGATAAATAGCAATGCTAAATGGAAAGATTATCTCTTTGGGGCAATATACAAAAACGAAACAGATGAAGAAAAGTATTTGTTCGAAATGAAGGGCGATAGGCTTTTAAACCTTGTTCGTGAAGACTATAAAAAAATGATGGAGAAAAAAGATGCGGATACCTATTTTATACATAATGTGTGGACTGCCAGCGTCGGGGAAGACAACCAAGGCTAAAGAAATCGTTGCCGCAGAGGGTGCGGAATACGTATCGTCCGATGAAATCAGAAAAGAATTATATGGCGATGAAAGCTGTCAGTCTAATAATCAAAAAGTGTTTGAACATTATTACCAAAGAATGAATCAATATCTTTCTGAAGGAAAAGACGTCGTTATTGATTCAACAAATATTACGTTGAAATCGAGAAAAAGAATTATTGCCGAATGTAAAATAAATTGCGTAAAATTACTTTATGTGATAGCAACTCCTATTGAATATTGTTATGAAAATGATTCAAAAAGAGAAAGGCACGTTGGGAAAGAAGTTATTGATAAATTCTGGAAAAGTTTTCAATTTCCACAAGAGTTCGAAGGCTTTGACGGTGTAAACATTGTAAATTTATATAGTAATAAATCAAAAATATCGATTGAAAAAACTATAAAAGATATGAAGTCTTTTGATCAAAAAAATCCACATCACAAGTTTACTCTTGGAGAGCACTGCTTAATTACCAAAAAACTTTTAGAAAAGTCTTTAAAATATTTAGATATTCAATATATCAAAGATAGTTGTTATTATGCAGCCCTCATTCATGATGTTGGTAAAATGTTTTCACAATCTTTTGGAGAAGATGGTGTCGCACATTATTATAATCATGCAAATATTGGCTCATATTATATAGTTTCTCATTTTGATAGTTTTTTCAAATATGAAGATCGTAAAAACATTCACTCATTACTAGTAATATTTTTAGTAAATTATCACATGCTTGCACACGAAATTCATACCGAGAAGGCTATAAATAAATATAAAAATCTTTTTGGCGAAGAGTTGTTTGATTTATTAATGAAGTTTCAAAAGTGTGATAGTTTAGCCTCTGGAACGGTTGGAGATATTGATTTATGAAAGATAAAGTAAGAGAAGTTTGTATGTATAGAAAAGAAGATAACGGAGAAATCAGACCGCGTATTTACAGAAGGTGTGATAGAGATTGGAAATACGACGATAAAGCCGATTTTCTTGCAGCTATAATGTGGGCATTTGTTTTGACGTTTCTATTCACGTTACCGCTGATGCAAATCACAGCTTGGTTTTTGTTATTTTTGAGTTTCCCTTGTTTAATGTTTGCAGTTCTTTTTGGTTGTTTAAAAGAAAAGATATTAAACAGATGTTGGAACGAATTATATTTAAAATCAAAAACAGCGGAAAAACAAAAACTAAAAGAAGATTTTATTGCTCAACGTGAAAATTGGATTACAACTTGCGAAGGTTTGAAGAATACTCCGATTGGCAAACTCACCACATCACAAAAAGAAAGAATGGAAAAGTTGGAATACAATATTAAATATTTAGATTTTCTTTAAAAATTTTAAAGTCAAGTGCGTAAAATCGCTTGACTTTTTTTTATTCGTTTGGTATAATATACGTACAAAGATAGCGAGGTGAGAAATTATGTATATGCCTTTTTGGAAGAGTTTGTCTGATTTATTCGATGAAAAAATAAAGAAAAAAGATTTTACTATACCAAGAACGGAGAAAGACGTTTTGGGTAGCGAAGTTGTAATTGTTGACGGTGAAAATATAAAAAAATATAAACTTGAAACTTGGGCTATTTCCGTACCATTTAAGCAAACAGATTCTGCAAACGATATTGTTTGTCGTGCGCTAAAACAATTAATTCCAGCAGAAGAATTGCATTTACCTGATAAATCTGTATTCATTAAAGACCATAAGTATATTGAGGGATATAAAATTCATCAGTTATGTGAGTGGCGATTGCTTGAGGTTGATGGAAATTATTATGTCGGTAGAGAGTTTGATAAAGATGAAATTAAAAAAGGATATACAAATTATTTGATATTTGTTAAATATGCTAAAATATTGGAGGATAATGATGGTTGAGTTAATTATCGGAATTATATTCTTGTTAATGGGATTTTTAGGAATATTTGTAAGGTTTGATTGGGTATGTAAGAAAATCTATCAATATGAAGGAATTTTTCTTTTTATAGTTTTTATGATTTTTGTAATCGGATTTCTATTTTTGATAGATGGAATTGGAATTATTTTGGCGAGGTAAGCGGATTATGTTAGGATTGGGGTGTAAATGTGAGCATTTAACAAAAGAACAAGTTTTGTATAATCTCCTTTATATTATTAGAAATAACGAAGGCGAGAAGTTAGAAAATCTTGTTTGTGATTTTGTAAAAAATTATTTTAAAAACGAGGACGAAAAATGAAAGATTGGAGTGGAAATACTAATAAGGCTAAAAAGAAAATTAGAATTAAATTTCGCAAGGAATTTGCAGACGGAAAACAAAATATTCATCTTGATCCAGAGGGAAATATCGTTGATGACGAGTTATATTATTGTTGGGAACAAAAACCCGTTTATAATATAACAGGGTGCTTGGTTGAATACACAAAAAAATATTTAAATAGAAGTATCAAAGAGGATGATAACGAAAGTTTTAATTATTTTGATGAAATTATTTACGGAGATAATGGATTGGTAGATAGACTTATTCCTTGTCAAAGATCTTATAATGCTTTGAAAGGTAGATATGCTGAATCTGTAAACAGGCTTTCTTTGGGAGAAATTATCGCAGAAGATGGTTCTGTTAATACAGACAAACTTTTGGAAGATGGAATTTCTCCTGGAAAAGTAATTATTTATAGACAGGGTTCTGTTGCTCCGCAAATTATCTATAAAGATCCAAAAACACTGCAAATAATCAATGAGCAGTGCGATGTAGTTTATAATGAAATGCTTGAAATCGTAAGACTGTTTATTATGAATTATTGCGATATTGATATTATGCTTAATTTATCGAATTTAAAAAGATGAAATTATTTATATTATTTGTAATGATTTTCGCCCATATTGTAGACGATTATTATTTACAAGGAATATTGGCGAGCCTAAAACAGAAAACTTGGTGGGAGAATCAGAAAAATTATAAACCAATGTACAAATATGACTATATCATTGCATTAATTATGCACGCGTTTAGCTGGTCGTTTATGGTTTCATTGCCGATTTTATACCTTGGTTTTACAAAGTGGATTGCTGTTGCAATAATTTTAAACACGCTTGTTCACGGAATAGTCGATGATTTAAAGGCAAATAAACACAAAATCAATCTAATTGTAGATCAATCAATTCATATTGTTCAGATTATTATTACTTGGATTTTGTTTATTGCAATAAAATAAATGATTTATAAGGAGAAAAAATGAAATTAAAGATTAATTTAGAGCAAGAAATGACAGAAGAGGAACTCGATGTTCTGTATGAAGAATTTGATATTGACGGAGAAAACAAGGAGGCACAGTTGTGCTTTTTGCTGAAGTCGGTATTGGTGGCGCAATTGAACAAAGATGAGAGTTTGAGTTATATGAACAACAAACCAAAGGTAAATGTTACATTAGAATAATTTTTAGGGGAGTAATTATGAAAGCAAACAGGCATGTGTACAATGATTTCCCCGATTTCACACAGGAAAGTTGTTATGAAGTCACTAGTAAAGTAACTTTCCAAAACGGCGTTGAAGACGAGATTAAAACGACGGTTGTCTGCGATGATGCTTATGCCGCAATGAAGATGGTTAGAGAATTTCTTTTGTCGAAGAAAGATTGGCTTGTAACAGAAGTACATGGGCAGAGTTATGAATGTTGCTCGTTGTTGGTCGGAAAAACTGAAACTCCGCGATTAAAATATGTTATCGTTTGCGATGATAGAAACGGTGTAGTTTGTGATAATGGGAATTATGAAGAAATTAAACATTATTCAGTTATTCGTGCTATTCCCGATAAAGTCGCTATTTATCACGGAATATTTGACACAGAAAAACTTGCGGAAGAATATTGCGCAAAGTTCAACAAAAAATGGGAAAAAATATTCCATGGAGTATTAATTTAAAAAATTTTAAAGTCAACTATGAAAATTAGTTGACTTTTTTTCTGTTTTAGTATATAATATTATTGTAAATTAAAAAAGAGAGGTTTTATTTATGAAAACACTTTTGATTGTAAATCTTATTGCTCTTGTAGTTCTTGTAGTATTTTTAACGATACTTTTAATTAATTATCTTAAAACCAATAAAGCACTACTTCACACTACAGCTGAGTTAAATAGTGTTAAAGATGAAAAGGATAAGATTGAGTCAAAGCTTAATGCTTATACTAAACCAAATCTAGCAGATATTTATCCTGAAGTCTATAACATAGTAGCTGCATGGTGTAAAGAAGTTGGAATATATCAGGTAGCAATTAGGAATAGATATGATTCTAAATCAAATTGCTATAAATTCACCTTGTATACTGAAAGACCTGGAGCTTTTATTGGTAAAGCTGGAAGTACAATTGAGAAATATAAAAAGATGCTGTATGAATGTAGAGTCGGTTGCATGATTGGACAGATTGAGATAGAAGAAATCTCTGGCATAGTAAATCAGAATCAAGTTGATGTAGAAGATTATTATAATTCTTATATGTCTAATTGGTTCGATTACGAGGAGGCGGGAGAGTATTATGAATGAATTAGAAGAAATGCTTAAGAAATTATATGGTCTGCCGCCTTATGATAATTGGTCGAATATTTGTTACGGTGATGGATATTTTGCTAAATCCATTGAAGACAAATTTTCAGAGCAAGAAATTAAGCAGGCAAAAAAGAAATTAAAAATTTTTTGAAAATCTTGTAAAAACATTTGATATATATATGATATAATATACTTGTAAATAGAAAGAGGTATTTAAAATGAAAGTTGAGGAATTATTCAAAGTTATTGATACGAGGTTTTTCTACCCTGATATTCATATTGTTGACGATGCAAACTCAAGAAGCGTCAAAACATTTAAATATCTGCGGGATGGCAGAACTTACGTTAAAGAAATGCTTAATCAATTTGGAGACAGAACAATTGTACCACTTGGTGTTGATTTTGGTACTGATGAATATGAAATTGACTACATTATAATCGAGGTAAAATAATATGTTTGTAATAAGTATAAAGAAAATATTTGACTGTTCAGGAAACAGATTAGAGAAACCAGAATATGAATATTTTAGTTATGATAAATATGCGGGTTCTTTTAGTACTGGCTATCCTACTTGGGATGATTTTTATCATGCTGAAACTTTTAAAACTGCTGAACAAGCTAAAAAGGTTTATATGGAAAATTTACATATTCTTTATTGCAGTTGGAAAGACTATGACAGGGAAAGCATAAGAATTTGTGAAATTAAATTTAAGCCTATAGAAAAATTACCTTGGAAGGAAAGTGAAGACTAATTATGGAAATTAAAACTTATTATATAGAATTTAACTCTTGTAAAGATGGAGTAGTTTATTCTTTAGAGCAAACTGTAGAAGCGGAAGATATTTATAATGCTATGAAAATAGTAGAGAATTATTGTCATGATAATTATGGGACATGCGAAATTAATAGCGTGAAGAAAGTAAATAAAGATACCTTTACGTGTGAAGTTTGTAAACGAAAATATCAATGGGCTTCTCCGTGCACACCAGATGACTGCGAAGAGAAATTTAAAGAGTTTTGTAAGGAAAGAGAAGTAATTGAATTTGTGAGGATGAAAAATGATTGATATTAATACGGCTGCAAAGATTACTGAGCGCAAACGAAAGAAACACGAAAAAGATACTACAGAAAAAGATTATCAAAGATTTTTAAAATATTTAAGTAAAAAAATTATTAAGGCGTGTAAAAAAGGATATTTTAATTATTGTTTCGATGCTGCTTGTAAAAGAGAAATTTTAGATAGATTAAAAAATGATTTGAACAATAATGGTTACAAAGTAAATATTAGTGGACCTTTTTATGGTTTAGATGTTTATTGGGAAATAAGAGTCAGTTGGGAAGAGTGAGGGAAGGTAAAAATGAGCGAAAATGAAATTGATTACAAACAAAAATATAATGATTTAATTGCACACATAAACACAACACCGTTTATCACTAGCCCGATGGGAGATCTGCCAGTTACGTCAACAACTGTCAGAAATCTTTTAGACAAGTTAATAAAAACAGAAGAAGAAAACCGTGATTTAAGAAAACAAATTTATGATTTAAATCTTTATATCAATGCCATCGAAGAAATTCAAAATAATAACATAAAACATCTTATAGATCTAATTAAAAAGGATATTACAGAAGAATATCATAAACAGATTGGTCAACTACCCAGCCCCTAAAGGGGCATGGTTTTGATACCCATTAGTTGATCAGACTAAGTGCATAAGCACTACGTTATCAAAGAATATATAGGCACCGTAGGATGTATTCTCCAGTCTTACGCTCTGCGGTATGTGATTAAACAGTTCTGATGGGTAGGAACAGTGTTGCATACGAAAAACCTTTGAATAACATTGTCGTGGAGTATCCACTCTAACATATAGGAGGCTGTAAAAGCAATGGTATATGTATTAAATATTCAAGGCGAACCAATAATGCCTTGTAAAGAAGCAAAAGCAAGAAAACTATTAAAACAAAACAAAGCAAAGATAGCAAAACATGAACCATTTACAATTCAGTTATTATTTGAATGCGAAAATCAAGTTCAAGATGTGAGTTTGGGTGTAGACACTGGTAGTAAACATATTGGTATATCTGCAACGACAGAAAAGCAAGTTTTGTATGAAACAGATGTTGAATTGCGCAACGATATTGTAAGCAAATTATCATCTCGTAGAGAGGCAAGAAGAACGCGTAGAAATAGATTACGTTATCGTCCTGCAAGATTCAATAATCGTGTAAAATCAAAGCATAAAGGATGGTTAGCACCGAGTATCGAACAAAAGATAAACACACACATTCAAGTAATTAAACATTTACATGAAGTATTGCCAATTACAAAAATAATTGTTGAAACTGCACAGTTTGATATTCAGAAAATAAATAATCCTGAAATTCAAGGTGAAGAATATCAGCAAGGTGAACAATCAGGTTTTTGGAATGTAAGAGAATATGTATTATTTAGAGATAATCACGAATGTCAACATTGTCACGGAAGATCAAAAGACAATATCTTAAACGTTCATCATATTGAAAGTCGAAAAATAGGTGGCAATGCACCAAATAACTTGATCACTTTATGTGAAACTTGTCATAAAGCTTATCATAGTGGCGGTATTAAACTAAATTTCAAACGTGGTAAGAGTTATCGAGATGCAACATTTATGTGGGTTATGCATAAAACATTATTAAATAGGTTATGTAAATTATATACAAATGTTTACGAAACGTACGGTTATATAACTAAAAATGATCGTATCGAGAATAATTTACCAAAAGAACATTATATAGATGCTCGATGCATAAGTGGCAATCCAAAAGCAAAACCGTTAGATTATTACATTTATCAGAAATGTGTTAGAAAACAGAACAGGCAAATTCATAAAAACAATTTCTTAAAAGGTAGCTACAAAAAGAATAACCAACTAAATGGAAATGTTTTTGGATTTGAATTATTCGATACTGTAAAATATAAGAATAAACAATATTTTGTTTTTGGTAAACGCAAGTCAGGGTTTTTAGACATAAGAAATCTAGATGGAGAAAAAGTAAATGATGGTTCAATAAGTTATAAAAAACTTAAAAGAATTTGTAACAACAAAACAATATTAACGGAAAGGAGGACGCCAATTCCTGATGGAAAGATCTAAATCTATTTCTGTGCGAATCATAAACAAAATCAAAAATTTAAAGATGAAGATTTTTGAATATGAAGACGAAGAGCCAGAATATGTAAACAGAAGAGCTGTTGCAATTTGCGAGAGACACATTGAAAAATATCTTGCAAACATTACACCTTATGAATCGGAAAGAAAAGAATTACGAGAAAATATTAAGTGGACTTGTGATAACTGCACGGAGAAATTAGAAAAACTTGGTTGGGAAGTTTATGGATATTTATGAGTTTGAAGAATTTATGAAGATTCTTAAGTGGGAAATACAAAAATATACCGTGAATCAAAAGATGAACGGGAAAGAAATAAGCTCAGAAAATATTATTGATTTAATTATCAAATGTGAAAATAAAGCAAAGAAAAAATATTTCAAAGGTGAAAATAATGAAAGGAATTGAAGTTTACAGAGGAAAAGTTGTTGACGAAGACGAATACGTGCAAGGTATACTAATCGGAGAAGATAAAATTTTTCAATATACAGAAGACGGTGAGTGGTCTGTGAATTGCGGCATCGGTTGTTTTTCTATCATACCAGAAACGATTGCGTATTGTGGAAAAATGGATATTGGAGATTTGACGGTTCTTCCGAGAACGGAAGAAGTGCAAGAATATCTGAAAAACCTTCCAAAATTTTATCTCGTTGCTTGTTGGGCGAGATATGGAGTTGTCGAATTTCCGTATAGCAGGAAAGATGTATTTGACGAAAAAGAAGGACATGTTCCGATGATATGGGAGTACGATGACCACAATGGGACTTCAGACGAATATTATTTAAGAAAAATAACAGACACCACAACGGCCGCGATTTGGAATTGGTATAACAATAAATCAGTAGCAGAATATGCAGCGAAGAAACTTAACGAAAAATTCGATAAGTGAAAATAATTTCAAAAAGTCAATCAAAATCGGTTGACTTTTTGTTTTGATTGTGTTATACTAATTATAACAAATCTTAAAGGAGAGAAGGTTTATGAAGAAAAAATATGGTTTCAGACACGCGGAATTCAATTGCGAGTATAGATATCCGATTATTTTTCATCCAATCCATAATTTCAAAGAGTGGAAAGCTTATCGGTGGCGTAGAAAATATCTTTTAAAAAACGGTTTTGGGCCAGAGGCATTTTGGGACACAGATCATTGGTTTGTTGAAGTTATGCTTGAGATTTTAAAGAAGCATTATGAATGGAATAAAGAAAATCTTGATTCAAAAAACAACGAAAGCGTAGAAAATTTCCAAAAAGATATTGCTCGTATGATTGAAATTTTGGAATTTAAAAAAGATGAAAACGAATCAGATGCGATTGCTGACAGCGAATTTTTTAAATTACTCCAAAAGAGACTTCCTTTTTTATGGAATTAGCGCAAGAAAATCCGTGACTTTAGTCGTGGGATGAATTGCGCGTAACAAGTTATGGAAGTAACTCGCGATAGAGAGTATGTTTACTCGATTCAATATCACACAAAGAGGAGGTGAAGAATGTGGGAAAAGCTTATAAATATCGTATATATCCGAATGAAAAGCAGAAAGAGATAATAGCAAAGACATTTGGTTGTTGCCGTTTTGTATATAATAAGTATCTTGCGCAGAGAATTGAATTATATCAAACAAATAAATAGAGTTTGTCATACGTTAAGTGTGCAAAAGAAATATCTAAATTAAAAGACGAACTTGAATGGCTTAAGGAAGTTGATTCCACGGCTCTTCAATCTTCCCTCAAAGATTTAGATAATACTTATCAGAAATTCTTTAAAGAACATACAGGATTTCCGAACTTCAAAAGTAAGAAAACGCACAGATATTCTTACAAATCTAGATATGTGAACGATAACATAAAATACCTCGGTAAATATATCAAACTTCCAAAACTCGGATTGGTAAAAACGAAAAACAAGTTAATACCACAAGGAAGAATAGTAAATGCAACGATTTCTCAAGAACCAAGTGGTAAATATTATGTTTCATTGTGTTGTGTAGATGTTGAAATAAAAGTATTACCAACAACTAGTAACGCAATAGGCATAGATTTAGGAATTAAAGAATTTTGCATAACAAGTGACGGAAAACTTGTGAACAATCCGAAATATCTTAAAAACTCGTTAAATAAACTTACAAAGTTGCAAAGAGAATTATCTCGAAAACCAAAAGATAGTTCTAATCGTAACAAAGCAAGAATAAAAGTAGCAAGATTATACGAGAAAATTTCAAACCAGCGTAAAGACTTTTTACAAAAACTCTCAACCAATATCATTCGAGAAAACGATGTAATTTGCATTGAAGATTTGCAGGTGAAGAATATGGTTAAAAATCATAAGCTTGCACAGGCAATTAACGATGTGTCTTGGTCGGAATTTGTTCGAGAGTTAGAATATAAAGCACATTGGTATGGTAAGTTAGTTATTAAGGTTGATAGATTTTTTCCTAGTTCTCAAACTTGTAGTGTTTGTGGATATAAGAACGAGGAAACAAAAGATCTAAAAGTAAGAGAATGGGATTGTCCAGTTTGTCATACTCATCACGACAGAGATGTGAACGCTGCGATAAACATTCTTAATGAAGGACTAAAGCAATTAGCTTAAATATAAGAACCGCAGGAACTGTGGGGATAGCTTGGTAAATATTCTGACAGCAGTTGGAAGTTCCCAAGAATCTCACGGCTTTTAGCCGTGAGAGGTCCAAGGGATTAAAATAATATGACAGAACAAGAAATTTTTAATAGAGTAAAAGAGCACCACGAAGAAGCTAAATCATTGGGATACAATGTAGTTGCAACTATTCTTCAAGGTTCACAGAATTATGGTCTTGAAATTGATTGCGAAGAATATCATTCTGATGTAGATACAAAATGTATCGTAATTCCTAGTTTCAATGATTTTTGCTCTAATAAAGGTAGAATTTCCACTACGTATGTTCGAGCAAACAATGAACATATTGATTTAAAGGATGTTGGAACGTTATTTGAATTGTTTAGGAAAGCAAATGTAAATATTCTTGAAATCTTATTTTCAAAATATTATATCGTCGAACCAGATTACAAAGACTGGTTTGAAAAACTTCGTAGTTACGGAGAACGTATTTGTAGCGCGAATAAGTGTCAAACGTTCAGAACTATGTCTGGTTTGTCAATGGAGAAATACAAAGCACTTAAGCATCCTTATCCATCAATTATCGATAAAATTGAAAAGTATGGATATGACGGAAAACAGCTTCATCATATTTTGCGTATTGCTAATTTCATCGGAAGATATTATCGTGGAGAAAGATTTAAAGATTGCCTGAAAGTCCATAAAAATTCTCGTGAGAATATGGACAAGGCAAAACTGAATTGGTTTTCTTTGGGTACGGCGGAATCTCTTGCAAAGATGTGGGACGATTTTACGAAAGAAATCAAAGATAAGTATTGCGAAGAACATAAAAACGATCCTATCGATGAAAAGATGTACGAAATTTTAAACAAAATGAAAGTAGAAGCATACAAAGTGGCATTTAGAAAAGAATTGTCTCTGTAAAACAAGGTGAATTATTATGGAAAATGTAGTATTTTTTGAAACTGATGAAGATTTAAAGAAACTAACAGGTGTGGAAGATTTTAAAGAACTTTGGGACGAAGGTTGGGATTTGGACGATTGGGATTTCGGTATTCAGACAGAAGAAGAGTGGGATGAAATGAATCCAAATTCTAAATATTATGATGATTGGAAGTATTATTATCGCTTTTGTATGGAAAACATAATGAATATATTCCAGGTTGGTCATTATACGCATAATGGGAAACATTATTATTTTAAACATCATTAATTTATGTTCAGCGAAAAGAAAATAAATAAATATTTTGAACTTGCGAAGAACGCTTCGAAGTTTTCGGATTTTCACAAACAGAAGATCGGTGCAATTATTGTAAATAAAAATCACATTGTGTCTGTCGGTTGGAATACACAAAAAACTTCCACGATGCAAAAACAATACAATAAAAGTATTTCAAAGCCTTGGATAGACACTTCGCCGAATTGTATGCACGCAGAAATAAACGCGTTACAAAGATTGCCAAAGCAACTACGCGATGATTTATCCAAGAGCCACATGTTTATTTATCGAGAAAGTAATGGCGTAAAGAGATTGGCGAAACCTTGTAAGGCATGTGAAAAAGCATTAAGAGATTTCGGGATTATGAATGTTCATTACACAGGATTGAATTCTTTTGTTTATGAAAAATATTTAGAGGGAGAATGAGAATGATGATTGTTGTTTGGAAAGATGATGTGTGGTGCGAAGCGGTGTTTAGTTCTGTTGATAGTAAGAGTTTAAATATTTGTGTTAAAAATTCTTATAAAATCAAATATTCCGATGATATTGAGAATTTATTAAAAATGATTCGCAATAATCCTACTTTTACAGAATTTAAAATTGCTGGTTACAAACGAACATTGCCAAGTATGCGGCGAGAGTGGGAAGCACATAATCTTCTTTATAAACTCGGAATTTTTAAAGCTAGCACGGGAAGCACAGATTTGGACAACAACGAAAGTTTTATACGAAAAGCTGGTTATGCGGTTTTGTCGTTTATTTATAGATTGTTTAACAGGAGAAAGAAAATAAAAAATGATTGAAGTTGAATTGATTTCATATACACAAAATCCAGTAAATGTGATTGAGAGCGCAGCATCGACTTGCTACGATTCTACACCGACAGACGGAAGGATTATGAATCACTGCTATAAATCTGGACATCACTCAGTTTTGGAATTTGCTGAATTTGCTTTTAAAATCAAAGGTGTGAGCAGAGCGTGTTATGATGAAAATACAGAAATATTAACCAAGGATGGTTGGAAATATTTTAACGAGTTACAAAATGATGAGGTTGTTGCAACTCTTAATCCAATAACTAATAATGTTGAATTCAATAAAATTAATGAAAAAATTAAATATTATTATCAAGGTGAAATGGATTGTTATAAATCTCAGAATACAGACCTAGTAGTTACCCCTAATCATAAACTTTATCAAAAACCGTATGATTGTAGAAAAGATAGAGAATGGGAGCTAAAGTCATCTGAGGATATTAAATATAATCGTTTTTATTTTAATAAAAAATTCGACTATAATAATAATATTGATGATAATATAAATATCGAAGGATATACATATTTTAGAAAAAATAATATTGGAAATCTTTTTGAAAAAAAAGTAAATTCCGCTTCTTTTAAAAGAGAAGATTTTTATAAATTATTGGCATGGTATATATCTGAAGGAAGTTGTTTTTATAATAAAAATGAAAATTCATTTACGATTTCTATCTGTCAATTAAAAAAACATAATATACCATTTATAAAAGAAGCGATTGAAAAATGCGGTTTTAATTCGTTTAGAGATAAAAATAACGTTAGATTTAAAAGTTTATTACTTGGAAAATTTTTCAAAAGCCTTGGTAGTTCATATACAAAACACATACCATTCAATTTGTTTGATAATTTCAATAAACGATTGGCAAAAATTTTTATAGACGAATACATAAAAGGGGACGGAACGATAGATTCAAACGGATGCGCAAAAATTTATACTATATCTCCAGTTTTATCTGATCAATTGTATACCTTGTGTTATATTGCTGGTTATACAGCGAGTGTACACATTGATAATAGAGTCGGTTCACATCATGCTGTTAATGGAGAAGAGGTTGTTTCTAATTATCCTTGTTATGTTTTAAATATTTCCAGAAAAGGGAAGCGAAATTTTACTCCAGTAATTAAAAAGAAAAAGCATTTTAATGTAATGAATTACAACGGGTATGTATATTGTGTCAATGTGCCAAATCATATTATTTTTGTTCGTAGAAATGGAAAAGCTGTTTGGTGTGGAAATTGCACGCACCAGCTGGTACGTCATAGATTGGCAAGTTTTGCACAGAGGTCGCAACGCTATTGTTCAGAAGACGGTTTTCAATACGTTATTCCACCAAAGATTAAAAATGATCCGAAAGCGTTGGATTTATATGAAAATTTGATGAATTATATTTCTCGCACTTATAATGAATTGTTGGAAAGAAATATCGAACCAGAAGATGCACGCTTTGTCTTACCGAATGCCTGCGAAACAGAAATTTGCGTAAAAATGGACCTGCGAGAACTTATTCATTTTTGCAACGAGAGGCTTTGTGCGTGTGCGCAGTGGGAGATTCGTCAGCTTGCAAGTAAGATGAAAGAGAAAGTTGTTGAGGTTGAACCAAAATTTACACCTTATCTTGTTCCGAAATGTGAAAAACTTTCACCTTATAGCTTCTGCACAGAGAGCAAAAAGAGAAGCTGCGGCAGACATCCTGTTATCGGAGATGTTTTCAAAAAGGCGGAAAAATGATGACATTTGTTTATGATACTGATTACGGCGAAATCACAAAAGAATTTTGCGATGATACGATATATTTTGCAATAGCAGATATTATTTTTGATGATAGAATTTACGATATTGTAAAAGATAAATTGACAGAAAAAGAAATGACGAAAATCGTAAAGAATCTATCTGTTGAATTAAAAGAAGCAGATATTAGTGTTCAATATTATGATAGTTGTTTAAAGGATTATTTTTCAGAAAGAGACAGCGAGGTTTAAAATGAGATTTTCATTTAGAGTTTATGATTTAAATTATGATCATATTTTTTCTTATCACGAAATGTTCCATAAAAAAGATGATAGAAATAAAGTAGCTTATAAAATATATAAAAACATTGAAATGTTTTACACAACTCATAAAGACGAATTCCCAGCGATTATCGAAGTGTGGAAATACAACGTTTCTTCGCATAATACACGCAAGTTGATGTGTGTTGCAAATTATGACGAAGAACAAAAAGAGGGATTTTCGATTGCGTTCACAAACGAATTTATGAAAACGTTAAAAACACACCCACTCCCGAAGCCTGAGAGAAACCATTGTAAACGTGAGTGCGAAATGTATAGGCTCGAAGACTTGCTGGATATGATAGAAGATAATATTTTAAAAAAAGACGGTGACGAAGATGCGGGACTGCTCTCCTAAAAGATGTTTGTTTCCGAGTTGTGGCAAAGGTATTTGTTGTTCGTTATGCGATGATAAAAAATGTAAAGAAAGATGTGCAGATGATGCGACAGTTTGCAAATATATAACAACAGACAACGGAACAATAATCAATCGAAAGAAACCAAAAATTGAAGTAAGGACACTTTCGTATTTAAAGGAAAATTCTTATACAAATTGCTTGCTCGAAGAAACACGTTGTCATTTAAAAACTTGTTGCAAGTTTTGTGAGAATTTTAAGTCTTGTGAAAATGCTTGCCAGGAAAACCCTGCGCAATGTAAATATATCACTATTAAACCGACACAGGTTGTAAAGCAAGAACCAAAGAAGCGTGGAAGAAAAAAGAAGGAGAATGTTGAAAATGCAGAGCTTTGATATTGATTTTTTAGCGAGAGGTTTCCATCTTGATAAGAACGGAAGTGTTAAAATCAAAATTGATAATGAAACAGAGGTTAGTGGTTGGTGGGCATACGGAAATCTTGTTAAACTCGGAACTAATTTTTATATTGTTAATGAAATAAATTCTTTTGTTGTAGAAGATTGGTCTGTTTGCAAATGTGTTGGAATTACAAATGGCGATCATCCAGTATTCACGCACGATATTATTTCTTATACAATTCCAGAAACGCCGAAGGGTGAAACGGAAATTGGTGAAGTTGTTCCAATCAATCAGTTTGTTCGTATTGACGGAAGATATTGGACACACTTATACGATATCAATATGGGCGATTACAAACTCGCTTGCGAAGTTATCGGGAATGTTTTCGAAACACCAGAAAAACTTAAAATAAACGAATAATTATTTTTATAAAATCGTGCAAAATCACTTGACTATTGTGTGGTTTTATGCTATAATATGTGTAAAATCGACCACTGGTATGGTCATTTTAAAAAGGTGGTGGGTATGTCTCAATATTTCATAACATCAGACGTTCATGGTTTCTTCGATGAGCTTATGGTTGCCTTAAATTCAAAAGAGTTTGATGTGAATAATTCAGACCATAAACTGATTGTTCTCGGAGACCTTTTCGATAGAGGACCAGATAATAGAAAAGTTTATGAATTTGTAAAATCACTCGGAGATAGATTTATATATGTTCGAGGAAATCATGAAGATTTACTCGGAGAGTGCGTTAGAGAAATCGTTTCTGGAAGAGAAGTGTCAGAACATCATTGGCATAATAGAACTGTAGATACCATCGCGGAATTTACGCAAATGAACACAAATGTGTTTCGAGGATTTGTTCGTTGGGAAAGTGTAAATCAAACCACGTGGGAAATTATGAAACCGATTCTTGATTGGATTGATGAAAAATCGGTTGATTGTTACGAACTCGATGATAATGTGTTTGTTCACGGCTGGATTCCGTCAACTTTCAGAAAAAATTGGACGAAAGAAAATTGGCAGCGTGCTCGCTGGTATAACGGAATGGAGATGTGGAAGAATGGTTATTGCCTGGAAGACAAAATCATTTGGTGCGGACATTGGTGTTGTAGTTACGGTTGGTCGAAAATAAGACAAAAATATAAAGAGTTCCCGCAGAAGAATAAAAAAGAATGGGAAAAATCTTTTCAGCCATTTGTTGATGACGGAATTATAGCATTAGATTCTGGCGTAACATATAGTAAATTTTTAAATTGTGTTGTTTATGATGAAGAAGATGAAACAGTAATTTTATAACAATTTTAAAATATCCTTGCAAAATCAGTTGACAAGGATATTTTTTTATGCTATAATAAATGTACAAAATCAAAAAAGAGGTAATAGTAATGAGATTGTGGCACAAAGATTTAATCGAATATCTTCCAAAGTTACAGTTAGTAGCACAATGGAGGGAATTAAATTCTATTTATGTTCATCAGAATAATCATATTTTGATTAATTATATCTATACTTATCCAAAAGAGTATTTATTATCTTATTCAAATTGTATTATAAATGAGATGAAAAAACGTGGAATTAAAATTAATAGTTATTTAAATTACACAAAATATTTCAAAGGCATTGAACAAATTGATAATTTGAAATTCAAAGAGCATGATGATGATTATTTGAAAATTTGTTATTATAATTTATACGAAAAATACCTACGCGGACAAAAAGATTTTAGTGAAAATATTTTTTCAAGATTAAATATTTATATAAATAATAGGATAGTATTAAAATGAAAGCTAATATTAAGTATTTTTTAAATGTGTTTGGATTAATGTTTATTGTTATTGGTCTGACCTGTAATCTTTCAAACACTTGGGAAGCAGTTTTTTGTGTTGTAGGTTCTCTTATGTATATGTTTGAGAGACAAATTAAAACTTTAGATAGAGAAAACCAAAACTCTCTCATTAAAATAAACGAGGATTAAGCAATGTCTATACCTATTCATATATTAGTTCCGCAACCGGCCCAACCATTAATACGAAAGATACCTAAAGCCGCGGCAAGACCGCTTGATGCTAATTATATCTTCCAATCAGTTAACGAATTAGAAAATTACATAAAAAATGATACCGCAGTTTTTGTAGATCAGACTGTTTTAGTAGATAGAGATGTTTATATCATCACAGAAGCGGGTGAAAAACCGGGGTACCATAAATTACAAGCAGAACAAGGTAAAATTAGAATAAATAAAAGGAGAAAATTTTAAAATGATAGTAGGTTTTCTTATAGGAATTCTTATGGCAGCACTTGTTTTATTAATTATAACGCTCATTAACAGTATGATGGACTTCGAAAATGAGTTTACTGACCGGGATGTTAAAACGGGTAAAACATGTCTAACTACATATGGCAAAATTAATATCATGGTAGCTGTCGCTGTTCTTGGTCTAAGTATGTTTGTCGGAGCACGAATTCATATTCGAATGTTTGAAAACAACATAAAGCAATTCGAGAGTGCAAAAGCAACTTACTCAGAGGCGATTAAAAGTGGGGATATTTCCGGGCTGGAAAGATTAGAAATAGTGAATAAGATTGCTGAAGAAAATAAGACTTTGGCGAGATTAAAATACGACGCGACCAAGTGGTATGACTTCTATCTTCCTGACGATCTAGTTGATAATCTCGAACCTATTAAAATTAGTTGACTTTTTCTTTGTTTTCAGTTATAATATAATCACAAAAGCAAAGAGATAGCGATGAAAGCAGGTTTAATTTTAAGAGATGAGTTATGAACAAACTTGAAGGCTTAATTAAATTTAAAATTGGATATTATGACACTCTGATTAACGCCCTTTCTGCAGAAGATCCTGATAAAAACCAAAGAAGTATGTTTATTTTGGAGACGAAGAAAGGAGCGTTAGAGCAAGTTTTAGAGGATTACTATAATGAAGAAGTTTAAAATCACAGAAACCAAACAACAAGTAGCAGTAGATATTCTAACAGAACTTAAATCATGGATAATGAGATTGCCAGGAGATTCCGAACCAACTAAATCAGAACATGATGTGATTGAAATCTATAATAAGATGTACAAGAAATATGGGTTGAATAACGATCCTTTCACACTTATGTGCTGCACTGATAAAGAATATCAGAAGAATTTGGCAGAGTATACAAGACAGGAAATGGAGAATAGATTTGGATATGATGAATCTTATTAATCAAGATATTTTGAAAGAAGTAGAAAGTAAGAAAGGTTTAAATATCACGCCGCAAAAAACATGGGAAAACTTGATTCGCCAAGTAAATAACGAATTTTGCGCTGGATATAAAGATAGATATAGTGTTTCTAAAGTTGATTTCTTTATTGAAGACAGCAACTGTTCAAAAGATTATTTCTATATTAGATTTAGAATTGAGCAAAACCCAGAATGGATGTTCGGTGTAGAGTGCATGAAAAAATCTGTGGAGAAGACTTATATTGATTTCAACTTCCGCTTTTGGGGACAATATTGGGATGTGGTAGACAAATTTAGATATTCTCGTGCAAAATATCGAGATGAAAGTACATTGAGAATTTTTACGGAAGAAGATACTGAATTTACATACGAGGAAGCAATTGATATTGGCTGTGTTTATTATATTTGTAAGATTATAGATTTTATTATAAAAGAACCAGAAATGGCGTTTTGTAGAGATTATTTTGGTTGGGATTACAACCTTGAATTGCATACAAAAAGAAGTGCTATAAATCAATATAATAAATGGCGTAAAGAGTTTATGGCAGAAAATTCAGCGAAGGAAATCTGTCGTGTAAAACTTCTTCATTTTATAGAAAATGATGTTATGCCGTTTTACCCAGAAAATGCTTTCATTGTAGATAAAGGCGATAATGTAAGACCGAGATATGATATTTGTGTTTATGATGAAAAATGTTTGGGACTTAATTGGGGAATCGACTTATTAAAGAAAGAAGAAAAAGAAATTCGTCGAAAATACAAGGCATTTTTAAAAGAGTGTAGACAAATTTTCAAAGAACATAAAGTAGATTTTGTTGATTATATGGATTTACCAAATGATGAATCAAGTTTTGGATGTTGTTACATTATTCCAAGAAAGCTTAAAGAAACCGTAAAATATAAAAAAATTGACGATAACGGCGTTGAGTTGTATGTGGTGGATGTAGAAGAAAAATGAAAATAATTTTTAAATGCAAGACAGCAGAAGAGTGGTCCAAATTAGATTATATTTTGGAAAAAGATGAAATAGGTCTTATAGATTTCCCAGATAATTCAAGAAAAGTTGTAGTCGGAGATGGAAAAACGAAATGTTTAGATTGCGAGGAATTAAAGAAATTTCCGAAATCTATTAAACTCGTTGCGAAACGTTGGGTGAGTTCACATCGCCTTAATGCGGTTGCAAAGGTAGATGAGGACGAATAAAGTAAAGTTATGAAAGTACCTAAATATCTTAGAAAAAGAATGGACGAAGCAGTTAAAGCTGCGAATACTGTTAATATAGTAGATAATGAAGTGCATCAATGGTGTAAAAAACAAGGTATTGATCCAGATGATTATGATGATCCATTTCTTTGGTCAAATCACGTATCAATTCTTACAGAACCAGAAGCGCATAGAAGCACTATGATACATTGGATTGAGTCGAAATAACAGAAAAATAATTAAAATCTGAGTTTTATTATTAAAATCAGTTGACTTTTTGTTGAAAATAGTGTATAATATTAGTAACGAGGTAAAAAGAAATGATTAAGTGTGATTTTTGTGTAGTTCCTTGGTATGATGCAAACGGGAAATTTTGTTTCAGCAGAAATAATTGCGACAGAAGTTATTGCTACGACGCCATACAAAGAATGACAGATGTAATGAAAGAAGATTTTAAAACAAGAAATTCGCGTAATATCAATAATAATTACAATTATAAAGGAAAAAATAAATGATAATTGATTATATTGGACAAGAGCTGATTTGGAATCTTTTAGGAACAAATCCTTATCGTCAGAATAGTTCGCATTATTCTATTAAAATTAACTGCAAGACACGGATGCAGAATGAAGAGGCTGTGAAGTTTATTCTTGCACATATTCCATATTCGAAAGTAAAAGACGTGGTAATGGAATCAGATCCCCTCGGAATTGCAACTGATAGAATAATAAAGAGAATTGATATTAAGAATATATTTGATGGTATCAGTTCTGTAGAATTTATGAATGATATTAAAAACGAGGAGAAGTAAAATTATGAAGAGTTGGAAAGATTTGTTTGATTGGATGGAAATAACCTTTTACGCAGTTGTAGAAAAAAATACATTTCACGTAAGACTTCAAGTAGTTGGTGAAAAGAAACCGTCTTATAGCATTACCGCAGACGGAATTTCTTATTTCCCCGTAACAAGAAAAATGGCAAAGAAACTTTTAAGAAACGGAATTGGTGTTGAAGTTTTCAATGGATAATTATTGCGGTAAACCAACGAAGAACGAAATCAGTAGGATAATATGGAAAGCGAAAAAGTGAAAGAAATTAAAGAAACGATTGAAGTTTATAGCAAAGAGAATAAAAGCATTACAATTTTGCGTGGTGGGGAAATACAAGCAATTCCTTATGCCGATATTCTAACTCTAATCAATGAATTGAAAAAGGAAAATAAAAGATTAAAAAGGGCTATAAACAATGTTCAAAAAGGTTTTGACAATGGAGAGTTTATAAGTAAAGATTGTAAAATAAGTGGATTAAAACAGTTTGCAGAAAAACTGAAAGAAAGTGCACAAACGAATTTAGACCATTTTACTGGATTTCAAAAAGTTGTTTTAGTAGAGCAAATAGACGAACTTTTGGAGGAATATAAAAATGACTAAACAAGAACAAGTGGACGAAATGATGCTTGACGTCCCACAGACAATAGTTGCGTATGATGCAAACCCAAAAGGGCAACATTTATATGGAGAACAACGGCTACAAATAGCAGAAGCTCTTTATGATAAAGGTTATGGCAATGTGTCCGAGTACAGAGCTGAAATCAAACGGCTTGAAAAAGAAAATGCTCATTTGTTAAAAGCTTGTGAAGAACAATTTACATTTAATACAACGACAAACAAAAAATTCAGTATTTTCAATTTGGTTAGAAAAGAGTTTGCCGAAAAGCTAAAAGAAAATAGTATTGAAATAAATTCAAGAGATTTTGGATTTATGGATTTTGTTGGAGTGGACGCCATCGATGAATTGTTAAAGGAGTATGAGTAATGATTTATCTTGGTAATTTATCGGTCGAGCAGATTGAAAAAGAATATTGTGTTTCATTTTCTGAAGAAGATAAAAAATGGTTGTTAGCACACCATCAAGATAAAGCGGAAGATATTGAAAAATATAAATGGCATTTCTTTGATATACCGAGAGTTATAATCGTTGGAAGCCAAGAATTTAGACGGGAATTATACAGCAGACTGATGAAATATGAATTTGTCGGTCAATTTGGAATAGGGGTGGAAGAATGAAAACAGATAAGCAATTAAAACAAGAATTATCAGATATTTTAGATCAAGCAAAAATTGAAGCTTTAGCGACAGTTGGCTCATTAAATAACGGTTTTGGCGGTTGGTATTCAAAACCAGTTGCAAATTATGTTAAACTTTATGCGCAGGAAGCAGTTAAAGAATACGCGGAAAGACTGAATAAAAGAGCAATTTCATATTCGTGGGTTTGCGGTAATGGAAGTGCAGTATTACTTGAAGCCGTGAATGAAGAAGAAGAAAAGATTTTAAAGGAACTGAAATGATAGTAGTAAAACAGGATTTGATAGATACTCTACCAAAAAATTGTCGCTGTTGTTCATATTCAGATTTTGAACCTTTTCAAGCGGGAGTATATTGTAAATTATTGAATCTCGATTGCTACAGAAAATACTATCTGCAAGATGAATATTGTGAATATGATTGTGAGAACAGACCAGAAGAATGTCCGCTAATAGAGGTGTGAAAAATGATTGAAGAGGAACACATTTATTTATGTCAGCTCGGTTTCACAAGACCGACAATTGTAGAGCATGAAAATTACGAAGACGAAATTGAAAAAGTCCAGACCGTAAATCTTTCAATCGAAGACCTCGTTAAAGTTTGGAGAAAGTGTTTTTTAATCTATCCAACAGAGATTATTTTCTTACACATGAAACCGCTTGATTATGAGTGCTGTAGTAAAAAGGCTTTATCTACTTCACACTCTGTCGTTGAGTTACTCCGTCAAGTATGCTATTTCCAAAGGTTCATGGCAAATGAACTGTGATGGAAAAGAAGTAATAAATAATTCGATTAAAGGATTTGATTTTGACGGAAATTCCCAAACCTACTATGTTATAAATCAATGGTGTAGAGAAGAGGAAGATTAAATATGAGAATTATTAAAAATGGTGTAAAATTACAGGATATTCATCAGTTTAAATGTCAGATTTGTGGTTGCGTTTATGAATTAGATTTATGCGATGAGAAAATCGGTGAGTGTCCTTGTTGCCACTCGCACAAAAGTTATCAAGTTGAATGCAATGATGATGTTAAGTTGAATATGGAACAAGAAGAAAAGTTTAAAACACCAGACGAATTATATCCAGAAGGCTTTTATAGTTTCAAAGACGGTCTAGATAAATCCGACGAAGAAATTAGAAAACTGATTAAAGAAACAATTAAACGTTATAAACAGAGTAATTGTGGATATGCGATGAGTGCCACAGGTAGACTTTTAATTGCAATTTTTCAATCAGATAAGGATAATATAGATGATTATCAAGTAATTGTTACAAAAGATTATTCGTCGTTAGATATTCCGTGGAGTTGTTAATAGAATGAGTAAAGATATTTTGTATAAGGCAAAAAGAGTAGATAACGGCGAATGGGTTTGCGGCTTGCCAATTTATAGAAACTATATCCGAGTATTTACCGAACACGAATATGAATTTGAGGACGGTAGAAAAACAAAATATAGCACAACTAAAGACTATCAAGTAGATCCAAAAACAATGTGTGAATTTATCTGTCTTATTGATAAAAACAAAAATAAGATTTTCGAACATGACATTGTAGATTATGAAGATTGTCCCGCGAGCGATTACTATAGAGAAACCATTATTGTAAATCGTGGTGTGATTGAATTTGAAGACGGCGCATTTTTTGTAACAAACAGGGAGACTGTTGAAATGGATGATTTGGTTTATAAGGGTGTTATGGAATGCAGCGTAGTAGGAAATATTTTTGATAACCCAGAATTATTGGAGAAAAAAGAATTAAATGAAACCAGTATTTAAATGCGATTATTGTAATTTTATGGGAACAAAAGAAGTGGTAGAAGAACACGAGAAAATTTGTATAGATAACCCAGAAGTAAAATGCTGCCAAAATTGTATATACGCTTATGAGGGTACGTATGCTATCTCATCTGGATTCGATAAATTAACACCTAAATGTATTTGTATGTATAGACCATATACTAATCATAATTCAAATGTATTCTATATAGGAGATCCAACACCAGAAGAAAATATTTGTGAGCATTATGAAAGAGGAACACCGAAAAGAATGATTCCAGTATAAAATTATAGATTTATTAAAGGAGAAGCGATTATGGGCTGGATTCCAAAGCCAACAGGATTTCTAAATATAAAAATTCCTTTTCAGGGACCTGGCGGATATAGTGGTACACAAGAAGAGTGGTATCTTTTAGTAAGAAATACTATTATTGAATGGGCACACAAACAAAGTGTAAACAAAATAATATGTCCAAACAATCTGTGTTTTTTATTCTCCTATTATAAACCTAAAAAGGGTGGCGTTAAAGTAAAATTTACTAAAGAGTACGATAATCTAATCTTTATAGGTGATGAAGTTATTGAAGTAATTGATTGAAGGAATTAAAAAATATTTTTAAGAAAGTTGACGAAATTAGTTGACTTTCTTTATTATAAAAAGGGGAAATTAAATGAATAAGAACTGTGAAGAGTGTTTTGCTTTAAATTTGTTATTATCAAATGGATTAATTGGTGAAGATTCATATATATCAGATAAACCAGATATAATCAACGGTGACGAAGGTATAGAAGTAACATCTGCTATCGATGGAGAAATTAATAATCGTATAAACTTTGGAAAATTACCAAAAGATAATGAATATACAAACACAAATGATTATAATTGTAATACTTGCGAATTTTTACAATTATGTAAAGATGAATATGAATATGAATATTGTGTATATTGTAAAAAATGTGAAAATAATAATTTTTGGTTGAGAGATGGTTTTATTATCATTGCAAAAGGAAATATGTTTTACAAAGGAAATGAACATCCAAGGGCCATCGGTTGGATGGATAACTTTTATGGTTTCGAAAAAGATTTAAAGAAAGCAATCGAAAGAAAAGAAAGAAAATCTAAAAATTATAAACAACAAAAATTAAGTCTGTTTCTATATTATGATAAAGAAATAAATAAAATAGAAAAAATAGAAAGTAAAATATTTGAAAATATTTATATTTATTGTATAGATAGTGGAAGATTATATAAAAATTGGGAAGTTATAAAAACATACAGTAGTATCACCCCAAAATGTTGTAATAAAAATTGTAATGAATTTGGAAAATTCTAAAAACCAATTCGAAATTAATTGACTTTCTTTTTCGTTTGGTGTATAATTAGAGTATCAAAAAATCAAGGAAGTAAAAAATATGAAAGTAAAAGAATTTTTAAAACCATTTACAAATGGATCTGTATTTAAATTTAGAGACAAATTGTATACGGCTCAATATTTAAAAGATTTATTTGGTGACTTTGAAGTTGTAACCGTTGATAATAACCCTCTTGCTAGAGGTATAGTTACTATAGTAATTGATGAACCAACTTGCGATTGTTATGAAATAACCAAAGAAAGGCGTTATCTCACCGAATATGAAAAAGGTTACTATTATGGAAAACACAACGAAAAGATTGAATATATCACCGAAGAAGTTACAAGATGCTTAGGCACAAAAGAAAGAGAAACTTGTACTTGTGGTGGGTATAAGTCTCAATGCAATTTTTATAAAGAAAAATTCATGAAAGATCTAGAAGATAAAGAAAAAAAGTAAGTAAATTCATAGGAATATTTGTTATTTCTCTCTAAAATTAGTTGACATTTCTCTAAAAATATATTATAATATAACCGTAAATTTAAAAAGAGGTAAATATTATGGTAGTAATTGAAACTGTAGAAGGCGAAAAATTCAATCTTAAAGATATTGAAGAAATCTGGCTTGCAGAAATTGACAACAATGATTATAACAAAAATATCGATGTAAAACGTTATAATAGTGGAATTTACACAAATGAAGACTTTATGGATCTTTTGGAAGAAGTTTCGAATGATATGGTGTGTATGTCGCACAGATGCCGTAGACTTCTTGTAGAACTTAATGACGGATATTATAATAGGAAACAGATTGAAAGATTTATTGTAGACGGCAAATCGTATAATGCCGACGCTTTACTCTGCGGAAGATTGTGAGGAGATTATGACGATAAAAGAATTATTTGATAAAAATAAAGGTAGTATTATTAGAGAATTTCATAAAGGAATAAGTAGAGAATTTTCTATTTACGAAGATTATATTACTTATTTAAATAATTATTTCGGAGATAAGGTTGTAATAGCAATTATTAACGGCGAACTGAAAAGACATTCTAAAAATTCATATTCTCTTGATGTTGTAGTTGAAACGGAGATTCCTAAAATCTGTATTTACGAAGGTTTTTGGTGGGATGTGGAGAAGTAAAATGGATAAATATTTAGCAGACAACAACGAAGTAAACTATAAACCTTGTAAAAAATATTATGACGGATATTGTTGGGAAGATCCTAATTGGTATTGTCTTTGTGATTACGAAGGATGTCAACCGATTTGTGAAGAATATGAAGAAGAGGAAGAATAAATGTCAGAACCAGTTATAATGTATGGAAAAGAAGTTGCTGATAATATGCTGAAAGATTTTAAGGCAAAAGAAGGTTCTTGTCTTTATATCTTTTCAAATCAAGCAGATCCAGCAAGTAAAGTGTATGTAAATAACAAGAAAAAGAAATGCGAAGAACTTGGCGTTCCTTGCGTTGTTTATGATATCTCAAATGCAACAATAGAAGAAATCGAACGGTATTTTTCAGATATTGTAGTTTTGAATTGGGATAAATTTTATAATCCTTATATCATTATTCAGCAGCCAATCCCGAAACACCTTAAACAGTACGAGAGCAAATTTGAAGCTGTTATGAAATCACTTTCAAGTTCTGACATCGATGCTTTCGACGGAGATTTATCGACAGAGTTTAAAACGCCAGCAACTCCTCTCGGAATTATCAAAATGCTTGATTATTATGTAGGGCTTGATAAACTCGATGGAATGAACGCGGTTGTTATCGGTCGTTCTAGAATCGTTGGCAAACCAATGGCAGATCTACTTCTGAAATATAATTGCACTGTAACCATTTGCCACTCGCACACGAAAGATTTGTCGCTTTATACGAAAAACGCAGATTTGATTGTAAGCGCGGTTGGGAAAGCTAAATTTCTCACGGAAGATTATATCGGCGATAATAAACCCATTGTAGTCGATGTAGGAATTAATCGTGATGAAAACGGAAAGCTTTGCGGTGATGTCGATTTTGAATCGGTTGCACCGAAATGCTCGTTTATTAGTCCTGTTCCAAAAGGTGTTGGAGTTTTGACGGTAGCAAGCTTGGTATATAAGATGGGAGAAAATGTCGAATGATAAAAGATAATCCAGATTTCAAATGGTTAGTAACCAATTTCGATTGTAACAAACAAAAGATTGAAAAGTATAATGTTCTTCGATATCGTGAAGAAGAGATTAAAAAGCTTAAAAAGAAATATCCGACAAAAGAGGAATTTGAGAAAGAGCTTGAGATTTGGTGCAAATCAAGATTTTGGGCTCGCGCACAATATGAGCTTATTCTCGAAATCGGAGACGAGCATGTTTGGCTTAAACCTTGGTGCGGATGCAGAGATGATAATTATCGTATACATGTAACGTTCGATAATGATTTTGATTGGAGTGGTTTTGCTCTTAAACACATCAATCCTGAATATTGTCAAGAAGCTAAAATCGATGTTTGGGATCAACTCGAATATCGATGGGACGAATTCGTTGATTACGTTTGGAACTATCATCATAAATGGCAGAGGAAGAAAAAATGAAAGCATTGGTTGTTATTCTTGGAATTTTGTCCGCAGTAATTATTTTGTGTTTGTTGGCATTTAGTTTTATTTCCGAAAATGATTATCAACAGCCGAAAGAATGTGGCAAAGACGAAAAAGTAAAAAGTAAAGATGATTTGTCAGATAAAAACAAAAACAGGAACTAATTATGTATAAAATTGATTTGAGACTGAAAACGCTTTTCCCAGCGATTATGGGAGCAAGGGACGAGGCTACCGATATTGAATTCAGGGTGATTTCGGAAAACGGAATCAATATCGATAAGAACGTGGTTGTTACAGCAACAGATATAACCGATAATATTTATGGCGTAGAAAATATTTACGCATATAAAGATTGTATCGTTGTAGAAGTGAAACGAGATCCAGATGAAGATTATTCCGATGAAGACGATTGTTTCACGGACGGCGATGAAAATCCGTACGCGTATTTTGATACACACGATGACAAACCGTTTTATGACGGACCAAAGCTCGTTGTGAATGATTTCAACAAAATACCAAAAGAAGATGCTATACTCGATGATTTAAATACGTGCTATTCCAAATCACGTAACAAAACAGAGATTATCATCGTATATCATTACAAAGATGATAACAAGCCTTTGCAAGCCCAATTTTATCTTGACGGCGATAAAACTATGTTGACAAAGGAAGAAGTCCTTCGTGAGATTTATGATAATCTGTAAAACCATGTAAATAAAAGTACATTTTTATTTTTGGAAAATTTTTAAAATTTCTCTAAAAATACCTCAAAATCGTTTGACAAAATTATTTTAATATGATATAATATACACGTAAAATAAATAAGGAGGTTTATATGAAATTAAATAAAGCATTTAAATTCAGATTATTGCCAAATAAAACTCAAATAGACCTCATAACAAAAACTTTTGGTTGTTGTAGATTTATTTACAATAAAATGTTAGAAGATAAAATTAAGTATTATGAAAAAACAAAAAAACATTTACTTGTAACTCCTGCAAAATACAAACAAGAGTTCGAATGGTTGAAAGAAGTTGACTCCCGTTCATTATGTAATGAACAAATAAATTTACAAGTTGCTTTTAAGAACTTCTTTAGAAATCCAAAAATTGGATTTCCTAAATTTAAAAGTAAAAAAAATAATAAAAACAGTTATACAACGAATAATGTAAATAAAGTTATAAGAATTAACAATAATCATCAAATTCATTTAGGTAAGCTCAATTGGGTTAATTTTAAAGAGCACCGAAAAATCCCAGTTGATTATAAAATTAAATCAGCAACAATTATCAAAACTTCATCTGGTAAATATTATATTTCGGTCCTAACAGAATACGAATATGAAATTCCAAAAAGAGTTTTAGATAAAAACAAATCTATCGGGTTAGATTATAGTTCTCACGATTTTTATGTCGATAACCAAGGCAAAAGTCCAGAGAATTTACATCACTATTACAGGGATTTGCAGAATAAGATTGCTTTTCATCAAAGAAAACTTTCACACATGGTTAAAGGTAGCAATAATTATCTTAAGCAGAAAATAGTTATTGCTCGGATACATGAAAGAATTTCCAATCAAAGAAAAGACTTTATAGAAAAAGAATCAACGAAACTTGCAAATTTATACGATATTATTTGTCTCGAAGACATTGATTTATCAAACATTGCACAATCATTAAAACTCGGTAAAAGTACATTAGATAATGCTTTTGGAATATTTAGAACTCGATTAGAGCAAAAGATGATGTCGCAAGGGAAATTAGTCATCAAAATAGACAAATGGTTTCCATCGAGTAGGCTTTGCAGATTTTGTGGTTGCATCAACAAAGATTTAAGATTATCTGATAGAATTTGGAAATGTGAGTGTGGAAGAACTCTTAATCGAGATGAAAATTCTGCGATAAACATTTTGAATGAAGGATTAAAGCAGATAATTTAAATAAAAAAACAGAACCGTAGGAACTACGGGGATAGCTTGTTGATACTGATAACAGTAGTTATCTTGAGCAAGAAACTCTGATGTTTTAACATCAAGAGTAGTTCACTCAGTTGAAGACGAAGCCAAACCTAAACACCAACCGATACTGATTGCAACATTTGTACCTCCTATAATAATAAGATGTAGGACGGAGCTAACCACTCCGTCCGATGAGATGAGAATGACTTGACCTCCGCGTGGTTCATCTTGGGTAATTCTAACAAAGTCAAAAATCGCGACAAAAAAAATACGGACAGCTAATAATGCTTACTTTTGCTTATAGCTACAAACTTTTAATTTGTGTCAGTGTTATAATTCAGTCCTCAAAAACGTCGCAGCTAGCGGAACTTACTTTTTATAAATAGATAATGGAATATATCAGCTCCGCGACATAATTATTTTTTTTGAATCGAGATTTTCAGCTAGTCGAGCTTACTTTAATATAAACTGTTCCTATAAACGGATAATATAGCGCGACAATTACGAAAATCTCGATTCTTTTTTTATTTTCGGCGCAAAATCGTTTGACATTATAAAAAGAATATGCTATAATATAATCAGCAAAAACAAAAGGAGACTTTTACGATGAAAGAAACTTTTAAAAAATATCTGTTTGACAAAAACATTCTTGTGAATGACGGTGCAGAAGAGAAAGACGAAGAGCTCGAATCTTTGCTTTGCACGGCTCTTATGGCTAAATATGGCTATAACGTTGTTTCTGGCGCAGAACTTATGTCGAAGCCAGTACTTAATTACGTAGCGGAACAAACTCGTTATATCGCTAAACCGACGGAACCTTTTTATAGAGGATTTCCAGAAAGTGTTAAAAAACTTTGCCCAGAAGAACGTTTGTTTGACCAGCTTTGGTCTTATTATAAAACTTATGGGCTTGGCGATTTTTCCGAAGAACAGCATTCGGTTTGCGAAAGTCCCGTTGAGAGAATTGCGCTTTTGAAATCTTTTACGACGAAGAACGTAAAAATCTTAAATGAAAGAGACGCGGAGAAAGAACTTGAAAGTTTGTTGCAGGGTTTGTGTGATCAGACAAGACCTATGAGCGAATATCAGTTCTCGGTGCTTGTTGAAGCTATTCGCGAATACGATATGTTTATGTTTAAATTTGCATCGGCGAATACGGCAATCAAAGTTTTGCTTGAAACGAGAAATTTGAGATATGCAGAAAAATATTCTGCACCGCTCGAATTGAGCCATTTCCCCAAAATCGTTGAAGAGCTTAATTATAAAGTTTATCACAACAATAATGTCAAAAAGCTCAATCTTAAAAACCAAGACAGAAAGTTTTTGATCAATGTTCTGAAAATTTTGATTACGAATAGCTATAACGATTCCAATTTGATTTCCGAATATCAGATGGCAGTTTGTGCTGAGAAGCGAGCCATCTGGAAAGGAATCCTTTATCACCTGCATTATAAAGATGACAGACTTTCTTTCATTTACAGTTCGAAAGTATTTTCTGGAATGTCTGAATTCGAATGGTTTATGGAAGGCGAAAATGCTTACGGTGCCGCTTCGATTTTAAAGTATCGGAAAGGAACAAGCGCGGTTCTTCGTCATCTTGATTATATCGTTTCGAGAACGAAAGAGCTTTCGGAGATTGAAAGAGTTCTTGGTCTGCTCAAAGAAGATCTCAATCCGATTATCTTGATGCAACTTATTCAGCATTATAGTGATTATAATCGTAAGCCAGATGAATCACGTAGTTTTTCTTTCAACAAATTCAATATGAAGAAAACCCACAGAGAAACTGGTTATGAAATCGAAAGAAGCAAATCACATCTTGACGAACTCGAAGTAAAATATCTTAAAGATTATTTCACCAAAGCTTTTTATGAATTGATGAGCAAGAAAAAAGCTGGTAAAGTTTATCTTGAAGACGGAATGAAAGACATCGCTATGCCCCTCGATATGGCTACCTCCAACGGTGGTGTTGGTTGTTTGCCGACTGGCTCGCGTATGACAATTCCAAGCGGTGCAATCGTTCGTGCTTTCACTTATTGGGAAAAGGTAAATGATGTCGATTTGTCTTGCTGGCTTGTAGACAAAGATTTTAACAACATCAAAGAATTCAACTGGAGTGAATGGAGTGAGATCAGAAATTATCGTCATTATCATACAAATTGGGATTTAAATGCTGTAAATTTCTCTGGCGATCAGACATCTGGTTATAACGGCGGTAGTGAATATTTCGATATTGATATTGATAATGTTCTTAAAACTTATTCCACATCGCGATATATGATTTTCTTTAACAACGTATTTTCTGGCGTAAAATTCAAAGATGTGTTCTGCAGAGCTGGTTATATGCTCCGCGACAAGTTTAACAGCGGCGAAGTTTATGAGCCTAAAACAGTCCAGACGGCTTTCAACATCACGTCAGATTCAACGTTTTGCGCTTTGTTTGCGATTGATTTGCAAACCAGAGAAATGATTTGGCTTAATCAAAACGTTAATTCTAACGCTCGTTGCTCGTTCACAAAAGATAATTCGTGGGTGAAGAAATATATTAATCTTGTTCAATCTCTGAACGTTTATAAGCTTTTTGAGAACGTCGGAGAAAGAGTAAACGATCCAAAAGAATGTGTCGGCGAAGATGATTATATTATCACAAAAGAACCTATCGATACTAACTTCGATACCAAAGCAAATATAATTACAGCTTATACCACTGAGAAGATTATGTCGTTTATCGAGGGCAAGAAATGAAATATATTGTTGAAGTGAACATTCCAAAATATATTGAAATTGAAGCTAATAACGAAGATGATGCGAGGGAGCGAGTAAAATCCTCCCTCGATCCAAAACAACGCGAAATAGCTGAAATCAAAGTTGCCAAGGAAGTTAAACTATGAAGAATAAGTTTAAATGCGGTATGCGCGCTAATTGTAAAACGATAGATGATGCGTGTTGTATTGATTTTAATTGTATTAATTTAAAAAATATTTTGGAAGAGTTTTATAAAAAACAAGCCGAGATTACCAAGAGATTGGAAGAAAGAGAAAAAATAAATAACGATAAATAACACAGGTGTAGTATGGAATCAGAATTTATACTTCATGAAGATGATGAGACAATGGATTATGTACTCGTAACAGAACTTGTCATTGAATGGTATAACTAATAATTAAAAAACAGGAAACGCTCTTAATCGGGCGTTTCTTTTATTTTGCGTTTTAACACGTCAAATTTAAACGATATACCTCAATCGATAAATTATACCACTCAAACATTATCGTTGAAATTTGAGCCCATTCTGTCAACGTAGGAAGGTTTTAAGCTAACAAGCAAGCAAGCTAATCATCTTAATCTCCTACTTTTTATTATAATCGCTTAAAATACCCTTAAATTGGGCGATAAGGCAGTTGGTCGATATAAATGTTAAATGATGAGAAAAATATTTTTAGTGTATTTGCGTAAAATTAGTTGACATTTCTACTTTTATATGATATAATTATATTATAAAAGAGGTATTAATTATGGAACTTAAAGATGCAAAGAAACTTATCAAAAAGATCGGTGTAAAATCATGGATTGAATCAGGTACGAATGTTGTTAAGGTTGGCGATAAACTTATTGATCCGACCGAATCTTTCTCAAGACTTGATTATTACGCAAAACACTTTGGAATAAAGTTCTGCAGCAAAGATGAGCTCATGATTCCGTGTGGTGAAATATATTTTAATAATGATATGTTAATTTGTTATAATATAATTACAGAGACATTTTGAAAATATTCACTATCACTCATTGTCAATCCAGTTGGTGAGTTTTGCTACCCAACTGGATTGTCTTAAAGGTTAATTTAAAGGTCTAAAGATACTAACTAAAATAAGTATAAAGAGGTAAATGCAATCGGTTTAACGAAGTAACAAGAAAATATTGTAACTTGGATTGAGAAAGATGTAATTTATAGAAGATAGTTTTATATAGGTTAAAATGGTTGAAACCCTTTATTTTAAAGGGATTGAAGCGTTTTTAGAGGTATAAAAATTCTATAATATAGAAATTGTTTTTCAACAATTTCCGCGCAAGCGCAGAATAATTATTCTATAATGTAGATTATTTTAAGGTTTTGGGTGTGGCTTGGCACGAAAAAATTATACTATTGTGTTTGAAGTATGTAAACTATTGTTATATTTGGTGCGTGGTTTATAGTCTAGTTTCGGTGTGGATTTGTATGGAGTTTATATGATTTTTAATTGGTTTGGTATGAGTTCGGTTTAGTTTGGTATGTGAATTTATGATGTTTGTGTTGGTTTGTGGTTGTACTTGGCTTATATGAATTTATGGTTTATAGTGTTTATATGTGATTTTATGATATGTTCTCTTTTTCTTTATATATAAAATACCACTATATACATTATAATATTATATAGGAGTAAAAAAGGTACAAATCTCTTTAACAAACTAAAGTGAATTCCTAACTTTATCCCAACCCCGTAAAATCAGTTGACAAATTTTTTAAAATATGATATAATATGAGTGTAAACTGGAAAGGTGTATTTTCAGCTTATATAGTAATACTTATTATCTTTAAGGAGAGGCCAAAAAAACCCGCCATTTTAGCGGCTTCCAGCGATTTTTTAGAACTTTTTAATATTCAAAAAGTGCTAAAATAGTTTTTATAAAAAAGGTGTCGAACGTTCCGGTATATATAATAACTACTATACATATATATTATATACCCACGTGTTCGACACCTTTTCGTATTAAATTTTAAAAATCAATATCTTCTATTTCATCTTTATACAAGATTCCATCTTCAGTCTTTTCAAGTAAGTGTTTTAATTTCTTACCATTTGACATACCGCGTTCGAAAGCATAACTACAAACCAATTCATTTAAACTCATGGTTGTGTGTTGGAGAAACTCTTGAATCTTCACAAAAGATTCATCGGCATAAATCTTATCTGCTTTTGTAACACAGGCGTCATTTATATAATCCTCTATCTCTCGTGATTTTTCAAGTCTATCCAAATATTTCTTTGTTTGAACGTATTGATAATTATTCTCGTCTGGAATATCTGGAAGTAAATAACTCTTTTTAGATTGAGATTCACAGTATTGGAAAAATTGCTCCTCTTCAACAGCTGATTTAACATCTTTTTTAATAACTTTATTCAAAGAATCATTATGCTTTGATAAAGTTCTTTGTTTATGAGCCTCTTTAAATTTCCCTTGAATAAACTTTCTTAAATCAGAATCACTAATCATTCGTTTGGCAATGTCTTCACATTGTTGATCTTGCGAAACAATTACAATATAACTTGATAATCCAATCAATCCGAGATGTTTAAGAATTAATCTATCCAAATCATAATAGAATTGATCTCTATCTTCTTGATTAAGTTCTGTTACATACTTAACGTTATATTTTTCAAGAAGTTTCTTTTGAATAAGAAGATATTTTCTTAACTCTTCTTTTTCTTCAAGCATTACAAAGCTATAATCTTTCTTAATCTTATTATCATAAACAGATCTAATCTTTCCACTTTCCAAGGCTTCTAAAACCTTTTGTTGAGATTCTGGCGTGAGCCTATAAGCACCGTATCTTTCGGTTTTGAAAATAGCGTGTTTATTTGTAAGCTTTGTGCAAGCAGATTGGAAAGCATGATCGAAAGACGAAGTTGTGTTTCGATAAAAGAAATCAAGATTAATGATTGCGTCTTCGCTGTGTTCGTCTTGATATTCTTCGTAATTGTTAAATCTTTCGTCAATCGTTGAAAGTAATTGATCTCTACTATTTTCGTCATAAGGTTTCCAATGGCTGTTCGCCATTCCAAGTAATTCATACCAATAACGTTTTGTTAAGGCAACTGGATTACATTCGGCTTGTGAAAGTATAACGCTTAAAGTTAAGGCAACATAATCAGACAAAGGAATCTTTTTGTTGATTTGTTTCGTAATCGGAATTTCGTTTGTTTTGATTTTGGTAAATTCTACGGAATTACCGCTTTTGATACAATCGGTGTTTTTTAATATTAAATCTTTAGTTTGTACCATTGTGCTGCCTTTTGAATATTTCAATCCTAAATCTTCAAAAACTTCTTTCCAATTCTTGTAACGATAATTGATTTTGAGATTCGATAAATCAATCTTTCTCAACACTTGAGGATCATTGATTTTTTGTTGAATAATGTAATTGTCAATACGCTTTTGAATATCAGTCTACTACGTCATAATAAACGCTCCTTTTGGGCATAGTACACCCATTTAGATTTTCTATAAATATTATAACACAAAATCAGAAAAATGTCAACTGATTTTGCGTGAAAAACAAAAGATTTTTAAATATTTTTTCCTTTAAGGGAAAATCGCTACAAGCCTTTAAAATAAAGGACTTTTTTGAAAGTTTAGGAGATTTGTGTTTTTTAAACACTAACTTATCCGCCGCCCGAACACCGATAAAAATAATTCAAATAAATTCATAAAAACCATTTAAAAATACTTGACAAATTCAAATAAATATAGTATAATTGATGTATAAATATTGGGCGGTCCGCCGCCCAAGAGGAGAAAAATAATGAAGATTGAAGATATGAGAGTCGGTGTGCTTGTTAAATGCACAAAGCCAGAATGGGATTGTTATGGCGATATATTTGAAATTACAAAGAGGTTTCCGTATTCACATGAAAAATGGGAGATAACGAGAAGACCTTATATCCAAAAGAGAGAGAGTGGCAAAAAGATAAAAGCCTTAAATACAGTGTCAACTATATCTCAGCAAACATTGCAACATAATTTTAAACTCTATAAAGAATACACCATAAGAAGAGAACTTAAAATCGTTTGTTATGCAGACAATACAACGATTGCAAGTGACGGAATAGTTTGTGAAACAGTTGGTCTTTATCACGAAGATAAATACGATGAATTTGTCGGAGCTGTTGAAGCGTTGGCAAAGCTTTATGATAGGAAATCGCCGTTCGATGAAATCGAGGAATTAAAAAAAGCTGCACGGGCGGCGGAAGAACCTGTTGTAGCAACCAAAGTCAGCAATGAATTGTCAACCGTAGAAAAAGAATATGGTTATGGAGATACTGTAAAACTCGAAGAAAAAGAAAACACGGCGATAAAAACAGAACCGTTCGAAGTAGATGCGAAAGAATTATACGCGAAACCTCACTCACCAGTAGACGATATGGATCTCACGCCGCCTTTGGAAGCAGGTTGTCTGATTAAGCTTAAAAATCCATATACCGATAAACTGAAAGGCAAATGGTTCAAAGTAGCTTGTATCGGAAATTGTCTCGGACATGATACTGCGGTAATTCCTGTATTTCTTGAACCAAACAAAGTAACACTTAAGGCATTTCGAGAAAAAGATTTCGAAGTTGTCCATGAGCGTTATCGCAACATTTGGGATTCTAAACTTAAATATCAGTTTGGCGATAGAGTTGTTTTAACTCAAACAGGATTAAGCGTTAAACGCAAGTCTTACGGCACGGTTATTGATTGGAGACAATATAGCAACGAGAATTATTATATCGTGCATTGGGACGATGAAGACGCTCGGTTTATTGAAGGGAAAGAAGAACTGATTCCAGAATATTGTCTTCTTCCAGTAAGATATGAATAATCATAAAGGGTGGCTATCCGCCGCCCTTTTTCTTTGTTTATTATCCGCCGCCCAAGGACGGCTTTAAATAAGCCAACATTGCGTATCTTATCTTACCCGATAGATTATACTGGCAAAGTTATACACGCGAAATTAGACGGTATTTTGTAAGCCAAGAGCGATTATAATATCTTATGCGGGCGGCGGCTTAAAAAATAATCGGTCAGCTTGAAAATTCTTTAAAAAATATTTTAAAAACATATCAAAATCAGTTGACTTTTTCCAAGAAATATGTTATACTATACGTGTAGAAAGGTTGAGAGAGAAATCTCAAAGCCATTCAGATTTGCTTATAGAAGAGAGGGACGAATCGATCACTACGTTCATAACAATACTCCTAAAATTTTACATTCATTAAGTTTGATTTCTCCCTCTCGTCAACAACCCACGAAGTTAAAATCTTCGGGGCTTTTAGGTATTAAAACACCTAAAAGCCCATGTTGTCTACTCTAAGTCCTTCGGGACTACGTTATTTGTGTTATCACACCTACGGATGGTTCCCTAGTCTGTAGCTACTGTGGAGGCTCTGTAAACAATTCTGTTGGGAAGGAACCGTCAACCTCGTATGACCGATCACGGCAAGCACTTATAACATTGAGGAAGGGAAACAAACTTTTATAAAAAAGGGATACCACTTGCGAGTCGGTATCAGAGGTAAAAAACAAATGCAACAAGGAAATCGAGTATTTGTACTCAATATGAGGGGTAAGGCGTTAATGCCTACAATCCAAAGAAAAGCTCGTATTCTTCTCAAGGAAAAGAAAGCCAAAATTGTAAAATATAATCCTTTTACAATACAACTTAATTATCCCACTGGAGAAAACAGACAAGAAATAGATATAGGTATAGATACAGGAGCAAAAAATATAGGTATTGCTATTGCGTCAAATAATAAGATTTTTTATAATGTCGAGGTTGAATTAAGACAAGATATTTCATCTAATATTTACTCAAAAAGTATTTATCGCAGAAACCGTAGAAATCGAAAAACAAGGTATCGTGAGAAAAGATTTCTCAATCGAAAGAAATCAACAAAGTGGTTACCTCCTAGTTTACAAAGTAGAATTGACAAACATTTTCAATGGATAGATATTTTTAATAGTCTTGTACCAGATGCAAAACTACATATAGAAGTAGGAAAGTTTGACACCGCTAAAATGATTAATCCAGATATACAGGGGGTAGATTATCAACGAGGTCAAACTCGCGGATTTTATGATGAAAGGTATTTTGTGTTTGCCAGAGATAATTATACGTGTTAGGTGTGTGGAAAATTTAAAGATAAAATTTTACAAACACACCATATAATTTATCGTAGCAATGGTGGTAGTGATAAAGTAGATAACCTTATTACCGTCTGTACAGATTGTCACACCTCAGAAAATCATAAAAAGGGTGGTATATTATATGAGTGGCAAGAAAAACATAAAAAAGTGAAGCAATATAAAGAACCGCCTTTTATGAATAGTTTACGCAGAAGAATATTTGATCGCTATCTAGAAGCAGATATTACCTATGGTTCTGTCACCACTCCAAAACGCAAAGAGTTAGGATTAGATAAAACTCATTATAATGATGCTATTGTTATAAGTGGCGTTAAAACCATAAAACAAAATCCTGATGAATGGGTACTTATAAGACAGTTTCGTAAAAAGAAAAGGTCTTTACATGAAGCAACGGCTCGTAAAGGTCGTAAAGAACCAAACCGAACTTCTAAACGAAACAGTAAAAATACACCTTGTTACAAAGGTTTTTATTTGAATGACAAAGTAAGAATTTTAGATGAAATTGGTTATATTACTGGATTCGCTTCTGGAGGAGTATATATTAAAGATTTAGAAAATAATTATATTACACTTCCAGAAAAATCTTATAAACAGGTTAGTATAGCAAATTTACATTTGCTTTGTCACAATAATAATTGGCAATATATAACAATATCAAAAAAAAGAGGAGCCGCAATTCGTCCTACGAAGCTAAAGACTTTGGAAAGTTTTTATAAATGATATGTTAAAAACAGTCGGTCGAAAGATCGGCTGTTTTTTGTTTGCTTATGTTTAGTATAAGTAAACCTATTCTCTTGTTTGGTTAAAATATTTATTGTCAAAAACTACGATTTTCCACACAATTATCCGCCGCCCGTAGACAAAAAAAATATGCCGCAAAAAAACAAAATAACTTGTCAATTAAACAATCAATTCTAAAATATCGATTTAAATACGTCTAATTTCAACAATTTTCTTTCAGTCGATACATTTATCGAGAAAACTATTCTCGTGCAATCTATCCACCAAAGAATCGATTATACGAGATTCTAAATATAATTTCTCCTGTTATATTCTCATTTTAGGGGCGGCAGATACCATAAAACCCTCTAAAATATCCCTAAATGCCCCTACGTTGCACGAGTATGTATACCCCCCATATGTGTACATGCGTATACGCACCTGTGTGTATATATGCGCGTGCGTGTATACATACGTGTATATAATAATATATTATAATATATATAATAATATAGAATATATATAAAAAAAACGTTAAAATAAACCCGAAGGGTTTATTTGGATATATAATAGGGGGTATGGGGGGAAGAGAGAAACCAAAATCAAACAAAAAGTAAGTTGGAACGCTAACTTTGTTCTGATAATGGAAGAAAAACAAATCGCTCTGGCGATTTGCAAGATCTCCAAGTTATAAGTTTCTTTGACGCGCCGCGATTGTCAAGAACTACGATTTTTTATTGGTTTGATATAATAGAAAAAGTTTAGCATATGTAAACTTCTCTACTACTTTAGTATAGTAAAAGTAAACTTTTTGTTTAGTATATATAAACAAACCGACGGTCAACCATTTTTATCAACGCTTCAAGGGCGGCCTTCAAACCATTTTGTCGCGCCGTGCGCGTAAATCCTCGCATAATAAGCCCTCGCGTATCTTACTATTTATATAGCGCAACTTTGGGGTTCGATGCGCTTGAGTGTTATTATATCCTTTAAAGAACTTGTGAAGTTTTAAGGTTTGGCGGATAAGATTATTCTCCTATCCGCCGCCCGTCAACTGCTAATTAAGTATGATAACTTCTTGATATCCATCAATCATAAACGTCAAGATTCTTGCCTCCCCTATTTCAATTATATGAGTAGTTGGATTATTGAGAATTTCCTCTGCAATAATCTCTGCTTCGTGTTCGCGCGCTTCTTTTCCGACAACGCCGCGAATTTCGTTAACCGTTTCTCCTGCTTCTTTGCAAAACAGGTAAACACACCAACCGATAAGAATTAAAAGTATCATAATTCACCTCAAATAATAAGATTTGTTCGAAGCCTCGCTCTTCGATAGCGGTTTGCTAATTTGGCGGATCTTTCGGTGGAAATGCACCATGGAGCCAAAGCCAAAAGCAAACAATAACGAAGAATAGACTAATCAGCATTAGCTTACATCACCTCCTTTCCGATTTTAATAATATTATCGATATTGAGCGTAAACATATTTCCGTTTGAGTGTAGAAGTTGCTTCGTGTTCAAATATCCATAATTAACCAAAAATGACTTTCTCTCAATTTGGCCGTTGAGAAGATATTTCACTTTCGGTTTGTTCGGCGAAAGAAATGTTTGCAGATACAAACGGTTTTCATCGTAATTACTCTTTACGATACCGCTTATATTCGTCGGAGAGAACCATATATCAGAAGCCGTCGGTTTATAATTCAACCCGATACGGACACTCATTCTGACGAGCTTATTTACGCTGTAATGATTCGCTTTCGCTTTGTTGGTTCCCACATCGATCTTATACAAGATCTTCACGTAAGAGCACTTTTTGTACGTTGAGAGAAATTTTACAAGTTTATCATAAGTCATAACTCCAACCCTCCTCGACTTTTTCACGAATTTTAATAATTTGCGAACGTTTATCGCATTTCAAAGCGGCTTTATAATCTTTGACTTTCGGGAAAATTCTGAAATCAAACAAGAAATCTTTGAATTGATTTAAGATGAACATTTTCTTTTCTGGTGAAAGATTGTATTTCACGCCTTCTGCTTCGAGTTCTGCTTTGGCTTGTTTGAAAAGCTTCTTGTTTTGATGTTTAAGAAGCTTTTCGATCTCTTTTTCAATGCGTACTTCACAATCGTAAAGTTTGTCTACGTCAACCTTCGGTTGTTCACCGAAGGTTTCGCAAAGTTCTTTGTATTCGTCTTTGTAATTATCATAACGTTCTTGTTTCATAATATATCTCCTTAAACATTCAATGCTTCGATTTCACGAACAATAAGTTGTCCATCCCAACCAACTTCATATATGGCTTCTACCACATAATCCGTGTACTTTGCTCCTGGCTGCACATAATAATCGGAACCGTTGTGCATACCGTATTCCTTTTCGAGATAATCTCTGATTTCGCCCAAAGATTTATCTTTCAAAAGATTGTATTCTTCTTCGGGAACGTGAAAGACGATAATGCTTTCGTTTCTTTCCCAACCCTTGCGTTCTGCGTCTTTTAAATTGTAAGTTAATTCTGTTCTTCCGATTTCGTACATGTTAAAGCACCTCCTTTAATTTACGTGCAAGTTCCGAGTAAAACTCTTCCATTTCTTTTGCATGTTCCAGTTTTTTCTCTAACTCTTCGTCATAATGATTGAGTTCAGCATATTCATCTTCGAGCTTATAACGTTTACATCTGAATTCTATTTCAACGTAATTAACGCAAGTGATTGCTTTCTGCTTTTCAAGTTCTGTGAGTTTTGTCATTTTATTTGTCCTCCAAAATAATTTTCTTTGATTGTAATTTAACTTTGCACTTTCCGCATTGGTATCTCTGCGGCTCTCTTACGATGCCGCATAAGCTTTTATATTTCCAGTTTGCAAAGCAGCATGGGCAATAAACCATATATTTAAACGTGGTCCTTTTCGGTGCTTCGAGAATGGCTTTATGAAACGTTTCGCTATCTGCACGAACAGTTGCTTTGTAGCCCCATTTCTCGCCGATTTTATCTGAACGAACTTTCCATAAATATGAATGATGTTCTTTCGGTGTAACGAAATGACCGAGTTCATGACAAATCGTTTTACGAATTTGTTCATAATCTTGTTTAAGGTTTGAACTAACCGTGATGATACACCGAGAATATCTTATTTTGTCAACACTTCTTTCATACGGATTAATCACGCTGTAAGAACATCTTCCAAGATGTGAGCGAGAATTGTCCATATAAAGTTCTGGTGTGCAGTTTTCGAAGTATCTCGGATAAAGCCGTTTGGCTTCTCCGAGACATTCATTCCAAATCTCGATGATTTTGCTGTCAGTTACATCTTTTTGTGTGCGTTTACGATAAATCATAATCTATATCTCCTTTGATTTAATTTTTGTTACTTTAGATGTTAATTTCCAAGGATTTTATATACCTCACTGATAATATTAGGGATTACTGTCTTATTAATTCTATTGTATTCTTCTTCGTTTTTGATGAAATCTTCTACTGGATTGGAAGAATAACCCGCATAGCCTCTATGAATAAAATCAGAATAGTTTCTTGTAACATAAAAAGATTTCATAAGTTCTACTAATTTCCAAAGCTCATTATTGTTTACAGGAGTCTCTTTAAAGAATTTTTTAAAGGCATCATATCCGTTAGTATTTAAAAACATCATATCAAAATTCTGATGATTTCTTATATCTTTTGAGTTTTTTGGAGAGTTGTTATTGGTAAAAGTTACTACATAACCAAAACCCCAGTGCCAATCGCAATCCCAACTTGCTTCTTCTAAATAGTAATTAATTCCTTCACTATCTTTTCCAAGCAAATAATACTCCTTTCCATACCAAGTAATAACTTTCTTTTCCATAATTATTTCACCTCTTCCTTGTAATCGTTTTTGTTCACCATAATTATTTACTCCTTAAAATTTAATTTAGCTTAGTGCTTTTTAAACCAAACGGACATGCCTTTCTTTAATTGCCAACAAGCCTGGCATTTGTCGCAATGACCGGCGCACGGAATACTATCCGTAGGTATCAATTCATTCCTGAAATCTTTCCCATAAACATAAGTCGTGGGAAGATGATAAGGATTTTCAGGAAGCCAACCGCTCCAGGCACTTAATACAATCGTCAAATTCTTTGGAATCTTCTTTCCAGAATCAAGATAAGAATTTACGATTTCATATTTCTTTGTGAAACAAAGATAATGAGTTTCTTTATTCTTTCTTGCAACTCTGCACATTCCTTCGAAGTATTCAGGGTTTACGATATCTCCCGAACTGTGCCATCTCACAAACCGTGATAAGGCGGTTTGCGTTGCAACGCTATCAAAGAAAAGCTTCGGATTTTCTTTGTAGTGTTCAAGATTTTCCTGCAGAGATTTTTGGACATTATTATAAAGCCAATGTCCGTGTTTTGCATAACAACCTTTATAGCAAGGTGCGTCTGGTCTGCACGTAATTCCTGCTGGCATATTAATGCTTAAGATCTGTGCACCGAGTTTGCTGTTCGTGTTACTAACATTTGCATACTGTTTCATATTCGTTACTCCTTAAAATTAATTTTCCTTTTTGTAGAAAGCGATTTGTTTCCCTGTTCCGAAAAGATTGCAATTATAATAATGATATTGATTGCAAAATTTATCGAAATCTTGTTCTTTATCCAACTCTGCTGGTTCCCACCAAACGGAGTTGATATTTGCCTTGGAAGGCAGGAGATATGCGCTATCTCCCGCCTCGTGCAATTTGCGAGCTTCTTGTCTGTTAATTTTGACGTAATTCATCAGTCTTCAACCTCCTTATAACCTTGTTGCTTGTACTGCTCAATCATTTGTTTGATTTTAGCTTTTGGCATTGTGATTTGATCTTTCCATCTAAAAAGGAAATAACCTTTTTTGATGGTTTTATTGTCGTTATCAATGATTGCCTGATAAGTGTTGCCGTTTTTGTCCGCGTTGGACGCAAAATACATTTTGTTTTCCATGATATTTATATCTCCTTAATTAAAAATTGCATTCTAAGACTGCGATGAGCAGCGAATCATGATCAACGAATTGGATATAAACATATCCATTGATGTCTTCGTTATACCACTTCAACGCTTCTTCAAAGTCGCAAGTACTGTCAATCGTGCAGATTTCTCCGTCTGGTGCGTCGAGCGTTACGACTTCGTAATGAGCGGCGAATTCTGTAAAGTTGAATTCGAGTTTATCGAGATATTCGAGCTCTTCTTTTGTCGGAATTCTGTCATCTTTATAGTATTCGAGTACTGTAGCGAAGCGCCATTCCAACAAATCATCGTCATCTGGTTCGGACGGGTAGCCCTTACATCTCTTGAGAAAATCGGCACGATTTTTTACGCTTTCTTCTACAAACATTTCAAGTGCGGTTTTAGTTTCCATAATTACTCCTTTCCTGCGGATATACCGCCGCAGGTCGGTTACAATTTTATTATAACAAATTAAATTTATTCTGTCAAGCGTTTGAAATAAAGTTTTTAAATTATTTTTCAAACGCAAGAATGATATCGTGCTCGCAATATTCAAGTTCAAAATCAGAACCTTTTGCAGTCATCTGGAAATCGTCAATCCATTTCCATTCAATATTTGCACATTCACATAAATCTTGAAAATGAGGTATATTTCCAAACACACGATAACACTGTTTGCCGTCGTGAGAAATATATTCTGTTACGGCTCTTTCGCTCCAACGTTCTTTCATAAATGCAAGAATTTCTTCTTTCGTTTTGAGAATCGGTTTGTTAGATTCGATTTCGCAAATTTTTGTTTCGTCGTTTTCACAAAGCCAAAGCATTACATATTTTCCTTCAAGTACGTATTTATTAAAGAACAATTTTGCATCTTTATATTCTTCATAAATATCGCATTTTTCTTCGATACGAATTCCATTTTTGAAATTGCAAATCGAAACGCAATACTTGCGTTTTTCGGTTACAGAATCGATAAAACGAAATTCCAGATTTCTCGTTCTGAGAATATATATCAAATGCGCTTCGTCATAAGCTTCGACTTTAACGAATTTGATTCCTTCGATACCGTTGTTCAATGCAACTGCTACTTTGTAAATCTTCTTATTCATAATATAAATTCCTTTTCCCTTATGGCTGGGAGCAACCAAATTTATTTTAATTATTATTTACTTGGACGGATTACCCGCCGCCCACGGGTTAGACTTTATTTTTTACTTTGACATTCGCGACAACAACCGTTGTTAGGACTCCAATTACAAATCGGTGCATCGTCAGAATGGAAACATTCATCACAAAGCATCATTTTTGAGCCACAATGGGGACAATAAGCGACGTAACCATCTTTCTCAACGTCCCATCTCATAATATTTTCTGTTCCGCATTCAGGGCAAACCTCGCAAACTTCGAATTGCCGAATCGCTTTGCCGACTCTTCTTCGTCTTTTTTAAGACACTCATCTTGCGTCCATTGGACGAGAACATACCAGTTAATATTTATCTTGTCTATATCGAGAGTGTAACACAAACTACTAATAATTTCATCTGCGCAATCCTCTTTTATATATTCATCTGGGAATGTATTCATTATCATTTGGTTGCCACCGTAATAATCGAATACAAACTGTTTTGCGGTGTCGTTAAACCCGATTTCTCCGAGCTCTTTAACTCCACACCACCCCGTTGCTTTTTCTGCATAATTACCGATGTTGTTTATATCTATTGCATCGTTGTTTTCAATGTCGATTATTGTGAAATCAGCGATAAATTTTGTTTTTACCGATGTTTCCTCTTTATAAGCCTTTGCTGCAAGGATATCAGCAAATTCTTTAATTGTGCAGATTGTATAATTTTTGTTGTTATAAGTAAAATTGATTTTCATGATAATTCCTTTTTCGGCTCTTGACGTATGAGAGTGTCCAGACGTGATTATTTTAATTTTACTTTATGAATTTCTTTGTTACATACATGCTTCCGCCGCAATCGCACGTCCACCAATATCGACCTTTTTGGTCTTTTTTCGTGCCATATTCGTATTTGAACGACGCTTTTGCATTCGGAATATGATTGGAAAAATAAACCGAAGATTTTTCTGACTTCCCACACTTCTCACATTTGAGAATAATCGGGAATTCGTGTTCATACAGGATTGCGTTGTCATTTTTGTCAAACATAGGGTATTTCATATTTTTATCTCCTTTGAATTTTAATATTCAGCAATTATGATGTAAGTATCGCCGATTCTGTTCACCCACTCACTATCGAGCGGATCACATTCGTCATCGGGTAAATTCCACTCCGTCAAAACGTATTTTATTGCTTCTGGCTTGTTTCCGATGAATTCATAATCGCAAACGAGCCAATCCATCAATTCTTCGACCGTTTTGAAATTTTCGAGCATTTCAATATAATTATTGTATTGCTCTTCGATTGGCGTATCATCTTCTTCAAGTGGAAGATAATCGAGATAGTTTTCGTCGGAATCGTATATTTTTACACGATTTTTTTCTTCGCGTTCATCGAAATTTTCGATGAAAAAGTTGCCATTGATGTTTTTGTTGTTGATAAGTTTTAACATAATATAATTTCTCCTCATAAATTAGTCTTTATTAACAAATTCGTCGAGTTTATCCTCGTAGAATTTAACAACATTTTGCTGTGCGAGATAATTCAAAAAGTTTCGAAGCGTTTCGAACGCAACCCAACCCTTTTCGGACAAATCACCGTTTTTCTTCAACGGTCTCAACGCACCCATTTGTTTAAGTACGTCTTCAACCGTCGAAAATTGAGTTGCTTTCTGCTGTGCAGAATCAACTTTTTCGCTGTATTCCACGATGTCAAGCGTCCAAATTTCGTTGATTAAACCGATAACCGTTTCTTCATGGAAACAATCCATCATAACGAAACCGTTGACCATTTCAACATCACCCATCTCGGCTTCATCGTCGTAAAAACCATCCGAATCCATCCAGTCGAGGACTTTGAACGCCCAAGAACGCATTGAGCCATAGCAGCCAACGGCGAACTCATCTCCTTGCCCATCATAAAGATTGATGAACTTGCGTTCTGTGCTTAAGTTTTTCATAATCGCTTCGTAGCTTTTCGGAAAATTTGTTTTATAATATTCTTGATTTTCCTCTTTGTCGTACCGCTCATCGATATTGGTGAGTTCTTTTTCTTCAAAACTAGGATAATATTCCTGAATCTTTTTGATTGCATCTTTGAAACTAAACATAATAAATCCTTTTTCGGCTTTCTAAACAGGAAAGTGTCCCAAGGTATAATTTGATTTATTGATTATTTTACAAATTCACAAATACACTGAGTATCCGTGACTTTAACAACTCTGTAAACACCTACTTGATCTTCCTCGTCTTCAAATACGACTTTAACCAATTCGCCAACGCTGAATACGCTTGCTGCGGTACTGTCGAGAATGATACCACCGTCTTCTGCAAGTTCATATTCACCGTATGAAACTTTCCAGATAAAAGCGTCTTCTTCATCAATCGGACCGTCTTCGTTGTTATCCACTTTTTCGGTTTCTTGTAAAGCATCTAAGAGATACTTCACTATTTCTTGATTTGTAAATTCTTCATCATTGTTTAACCCCGTAACGTTTCTGTGCATTTCTCGCAATTGTTTCGGTGTTAAATTTTTATATTCGTAAATATTATATTTTTTATCACCGTCATCTCCTTTGTCGATGAGGTTATTATCGTTGTTATTCAAAAGAAGATGTTTATTTTCTTTGATGATTTCCGTATATTCATCTTCTTTTTCATAATACTTTTCGCCTTTATAACTGCTGTTGGCAAGAAGTAAAGAAGCAAGATAGCGTTTAGGTTCCATTCCGTTAATAAGTTTCATAATATATTTTCCTTTCCCTTTCGGGACAGTCGGGTTTAATTTTTAAGTTGACTTTACAACCCCGACTGTTTTTAACGTTTAATACTTGCGAATACAACAAAATCTATCATCGTCTTCATCACGAAGATAAGAGTAATGACCGATTTTGTCTGCTGCAGGTGCTTCATCTCTTGAATCCCAACCATCGTGAATGGTTGCGAGATTGAACAAATCAACGGTGTAAGCCTGTTGATCACCCTCCCTGTCCCATCCAAGATAACTTTGAATTCTGGGGTTATCGAGATAGTTCAACTCGATACCATTTTTTCGAGAAATAAAGATAACTGTCTTTTCCTCGAATTCTTCGTGGTTGTCAATCCACTCGAAAGCGAATACCAAATCGCCGAAATACGTTTTTGTGTTTTTCGCTGCGATTTCCACAAGATTTTGCTTTAAGATACGTTTTTGGAAATTAGTAAGTTTAATCATTTCAATTCTCCTTATTGAATTTCATAGAATTTAGGCATACCGCATATATCCTCCTAATGGCGTTTATTTCTTTTCAACCAACATTGTCAAAACGTTGGTTAAAGTGTCTTGTTGCATTTGCAGATATTCTGCATCTTCTTTCGTTCTTTGCTTTTTGTATTTTCTCAACTCTTTGTTTTCTTCTTGAAGTTTTTCGTTTTCTTCAAGTAAGTCGAGCAAATCGTAAGCAAATTCTCGTAAAAGTTCTTTATTCATTTTATACTCCTTTGTCCGTATAGCCGATAACACAGCTTTAATTTTTATTTGGTGATGTTTATCCATCCGCCGTTTAATACACAATAGAGCTGTTCTATTGTGATTTTGCTTGCGTTAAAGACTTGGTTCAAGTCCTTAACAGTCCTGATATTCAGCTTCTTTTTACAAAGATAACTGAATTCTCTGAAATCATAAACGCAAAGCATCTTACTTCACCTCCTTTGTCGAATCCACGTATTTCCACCAAAGTCTTGCAAGTTTATAATATAAGACTTCGTAGTTCTTTTTCAGCCTGTCGATTGCTGTTGTGTCGTTCAGACACAACTGAACTGTAACATCATCGATGAGGTCTTTGAGTTCCTCATCATCCGTTTTATCGTATACCCGATCCAAAAATCGAACACATGCTTTCGCGGCTTTCTCTTCGGCTGTTTTCGGTTTGGGTTGCTGCTTCGGTTTTTCTTCGGGGAAAACGATATGCAGATGCACGAGCATCTTATCGTTTTCTTTCAGACGCTGAATGGACATATCTTTTGCCCACGTAACGCCACAAAGACGTTCTTTGCACATAAATCGATATGTGCAATTTGAGCAGCATTGATCATAAAGCTGTTCAACGAGCTCTCTGCTGTTTGCCTTGTTTATCATGTTGGCAAATTTCTCTTGATAAGTATTCATAACAAACCTCCATTGGTTGTGCGAGGTACGTTGCCCTTTATCGCAATCAACCGATTTGTTTATTAGAACATCCGTATTGTTAAGCGGTACGGATGCAAACTCCGCTTTGTCTTCAGCAGACAACACTGTTACATATTTCCAACAACAAACTTGCTGGTTTTCTCCACTTACGCTGGTACTTCCTTCGTGTTTCCTGCTCGCAAACGCACCGTTTTTTTGTATCGCAACGTGCGCAGGAAATCCATGCGAGGTATCACCCAACGTATTGGAACGGAAATGCAACTGTTCCGCGAAACCGACTTTCTTTTTCTTCCTCTCGGTTAGTCTTACGGGAATACCCAAGTTCAACATCCACCAACTTGAGACGGTGTTTCTTGCATAACGGGATGCAAGTCCCATTGAAGATACTTAACGCTTGCTTCAACACAAACGAGGCTCAACCCTATACCCAAGGGGATACGCTCAACAGCTTCGTATCATCCTGTCCTCTGCATTTACACGGGCTTGGAACCGTCCTTGGCTGCATTACAGAAGTGTTTTTAACGTGGTTATCGCTTCCACGTGTGAAGTTAACGGTAATATTTAATTACCACACCTTCTACGGTTTCACCGCAGTAGGTTTCACCACCGTTGATGTCGAATTCTTTGAATTCGGCTGACTTAACTTGCCTACACTCGTTCAACGCGTGTGCAAGCGAACGAGCAGGAACACAATAAAGATTGTGTTCACGACAAAGGTTATCAATCTCGAATTCATCATAGAATTCTTTACGATTGGCTTTGTCAGTTACGATGATGTCAGCGAGCGTTCTCGCGTCTTGAAGATTAAGTAATAAAATAATGTCTCCTTTCTAGTCCGAGCTTAACTCCCTTTCGGTGAGTATCATCGAAACGAAAGATAATGGTAGACGCTTGATTAAGGACAAACGTCTGAAAACCTTGGTTCACCAACGAGTCGAATATTTAATTACTCGAACGTTTGTATGTGTATAATGAACGGTTCGAAGAGCACGTTCACCATAACGACACTCGTCTTTCAACAAGGATTTTAAATCCTCGTTGGAAGCGATTCGTCCGTTGATATAAATAAGATTCATTATCTTAAGCATGAGATATACCTCCTTTAAAGTAATGTATTACGTTACAGAGAAGAGAAAGTAACGTAATGTAATATACATTTTTTAATATATATTACACTTAAAAAAGAATATGTAGTGATCTACATCCCTTTTGAAACCCAAAAAACTCAAATTTCCCAAAAAACCGAAAATTTTTCGCTCCCGCTCGCCCCACCCCAAAATTTCCCAAAAATCCCAAAAAATTCAAAATTTCCCAACCCCGTTTTCTTTCGTGCCTTCCGCACACGAGCGTAAATAAAAAAGCCCGCATATCTCGTGCGAGCCTCATATCAAATATTTAATTTAAACTCTATCCATTTCGATTTTTACATCTTTGTTGTTATCATTTAAAACTTTAAAAAACAACAAAAGATTTTCTGCTCTTGCTTCAGGCATTTTAAAATAAATAGGATTAGAATTGGAAACCAAATCATCGTCCTTATATAAATAAATGTCAATATAATACGTATTCGTTTTTACATCTGGTTCGATACAATTATAATCAAAATAGCACACACCAGATTCTCCGATAGCAAACGAACAAAATCTATCTTTGCGTTCACAATATCCTCTCATTATATTTTCTCCAAGGTTTCGTGAGAACGAAATATTTCTATTTTCCAATCATAATCTTTTAAAAACAATGTTAAAATTCCCGTTGCTGTAAAGTCTGAAATTTTATATTTTTCAGGTTTTTCATTACGCGATTCCATATCCTTTGATTGGAAAAGCATATACCATTCAATATCTTTTACAGTATTATTACAAAACGGAAAGCCAACAAATTTTGCTTTTATAACAACTGCTTTTAAAAGACGATACTCATCTTCATAACTCCCTTCTTTTATATTTGGCGTCATTACAAATTTAAATTGTTGTTCTTCGCTTGTATGTTTTTCTTGAATTTTTTGAAAAAAAGATTTACTTAATTCTTCTAACGCTTTAAAAAATGTCATTGTTTCTTACCGTCCAATTTACAAATGATTTTGTCGATTTTATGCGCAACTTCAATAAAGTCTTTTGCTATATATCCATTCGTTGTCATCGCTGCCGTTCCGATTCTTATACCACTCGTATCTTTTGGGCTTCTGTTTTCATTCGGGACACAATTCTTGTTTAATGTGATATTATTTCTATCGCATGCTTCCTGAACCTGAAGACCTGTGATTGCTGGATGACTACAACGCAAATCTACCAAAAACAGATGATTGTCAGTCCCGTCTGTTACAACTTTATAACCGAGTTTTTTAAATTCTTCCGCCATAACTTTGCAATTCAAAACAACTCTTCTGATATAATCTTTATATTCTTCCGTGCAAGCTTCCTCTGCACAAATAGCTTTACCTGCTATAATATGTTCGAGTGGACCGCCTTGACTGCCTGGAAATACCGCACCGTCAACAGATTTTGCGAGTTCTTTTTTACAGAAAATCAATCCACCCCTCGGACCACGAAGCGTTTTATGTGTTGTCGTTGTAATAATATCTGCAACACCAAAAGGCGATTGATGAACACCTGCGGCTACAAGTCCCGCAATATGAGCCATATCAACCATAAAATAAGGTGTCTGATATTCTTTATTTATATCTCTCTTTATCACAGCGGTTGCTTCGGTAATCATCCGTTTGATTTGTTTAAAATCAATTTCTCTCGAATACGCGCTCGCGCCAGCAAGGACAAGTTTAGGCTGATCTGAAATAATATGATTGTAAATATTTTGATAATCAATTCTACCGTCTTTGTCGGTATTATAAAAACTCATATTATAAAGCTTTCCACTGAAATTTACAGAAGCCCCGTGAGTGAGATGTGCGCCGTTGTCAAGCGACATCGAAAGTATTTTGTCATGCGGATTTAAAACTGACATATAAGCTGCGAAGTTAGCCTGTGAACCACTGTGCGGCTGTACGTTTACGTGGTAATCTGTGTTGAATACCTTGCGCCACATATTGCAACAATATTCTTCGAGATTATCTACGTTTTCGCATCCACCGTAATATCTCATTTCCCTGCCAGAATATCTGTGCGTTGGATAACCTTCGGCGTATTTGTTGGTAAATGCGCTTCCGCAAGCCGCTTTAATTGCATCGGAGCAAAAATTCTCCGAAGCAATAAGCTCGATTGTTTCACTCTGTCTTTTTAATTCGTCTTCGAGGAAACTTCCGACTACGGGTGATGACTTTTGAATAATTTTTAAATTTTTCTTATCGTATTTATTGTTCATTTGGAACCCACCCGTATTCAGTATCATAAACAAACGAAACATCTTCCGTTTTATCTTTCTTTGTCCATTCTGGATGATCGGAATGATCTTCGCCTTTATTACGATTAATATTATTCATAATCGTTTCGATTTCTTCCTGCGTAACGTTATATTTCTTTAAATTTTGCTTTTGTTTTTCTCTGTAATCTTTAAAAAAATTAGCCATATAAAATTATTTTTCCCACCATGTTTTCTTGACATTTACAATATAATCTATTTCACATTCCAATCCTTCAAGCATTGACAAAACTCTGTCAAATCTTTGCCTTGAAGTCATATCGCAATTTGGAGTAACCCCCATGTTGCGCAATGATTGCTCGTAGCTGAGTTGCTCTTCTGATTTTTGATAAGATTTTTTAAAACCGCTATTTCCGTTTTTATTCCAGCGGTTTTGTTGGTTTGAGTTGTTATTTTTATGAGTAAATTCGGAATTCCCGAATTTATTATATTGTCTATTTTTATTATTATATTGGTATGCCATGAAAACCTCTCTTGACTTTCGTCCCTTATATTATATCATAAATATAAGGGATTGTCAAGTAATTTTAAATATATTTTTTAATTTTCTTCAGAATTTTCTTCTCTTCTGTCGAGAATGATTTCCGATTCGTCGGCTGTAACATACATAAATCTGTTTACGCCCCACTCTCCATGCAATGGATCGTGGTCATAACTGATACGATAAATACCAAGACCTTCGTATGTTAATAAAAGTTGATTTCCATTTTCAAGAAGAACTTTACAAACACTTGTAATTGCTTTCCATAATTCTTCTTCTGACTTATATTTTTCGCGGTCTACTACAACGCAAGGTGTATTAATTTTATTATTCATAAACAATTTCTCCATCTTCATTTATTAAGAAACTTTGTGTCTCTCTTGAAATAGGCATAAGTTTGTACTTTCTTCCGAGGAATTCCTCGCCGTCTTCACATTCAATTGGCACGTATGTTTGTTTTTGTTCGATACAGTCGAGTATGTCATCGCCAAGTATCTGCCAGGCAAAATCCCAATTGAATTTCGTATATGATTGTGATAAAGCTTTGATATAAGTGAGCGTTTCCATTGTAGTGAGTTCGAGCGTCATCAAATCATTTTGAATTTCTTCCTTGATGATGTCAAGATAGCCGAATCTTATGTCTTTAAAATCTTCATCGTCAACATCAGAATAAATACTGTTGATAAGAGTGATTGCTTTTTTATTACAATATTTACGATACATATCACGGAACTTTTGAAGAATATCTGGAATTATGATATAAGAATTTAAATCGTAATATGGAAGCATACTTGTGCAGTTTTTATTATATTTAATATCAAAATCAATAGATTCGATATCACGACATAATAAATTCATCGTACAATTTGTATTGATAAGAGGAAGAAACTTATGATATTTCTTTACAAAATCATTCTCTTCTTTTGTTTTATTTTCTTTTACAAGAAGCTTTTTAAGTTTCGTTCCGAACATACATTTTGATGTTTCATTATACGTATTTTCGTATTTCTTATATTTTTCGTTTAATTCTGGATATAAGTATCTGAAGAAATAAGGTTTTTTGGAAATAACGAGTGAATTGTGATAATATTTTTCTTTTCTTTGTTCTTCGGTATCATCTTTGTCGATTTTCCAGATCTTAAGCCATTCATCCTTCGGAGGACCTTTGGCTTCAACGCCTTTAATTCTATCGATTTCCTGACCGTTGATTTCTCGAAGGAGTTTTATGCGAAGCAGAAGCTCTTCTCGTTGTCTTTGTTGCTCTGGCCGCTGGAACATCGGTAACATTGCTTCAATAATCGTTGAATAATTGCTGTAAGTTCCAACCTTTGTACCAAAACCACGAATATCTGTTTCTATGAAGTTTCTATGACAGATTTTATGCGAAGGTGCCGGTTGTTTTGCGTATGTGATAGGATTTGTATAATCCTTCATCGAACCCTTTAAGAATATTGGATTATTTGTGCTCATACAAATATCACCGTCAAAATCACTGTCTGAGTGTCGTAGTGTACTTAAATCATATATTGAATAAACAATCCCGCTTTCAATCCATTTGTACCATTTTGTTGTTTCTTCATTATCAAACAATTTGCAATGATTTATCTCGTGTTTATCAAGAAGCGGAGAGCGACAGAGAACTATTTCATCGCCAATATTTGCGCGATTTTTCCAGAAATTCGAATAAAAATGCTCACCGGGTAACACTCCGACGGGTGGCAATCCTAACGCGCTTTGACACTGTGCTATCGGATCGGAAATCATAAACGAATAATTTCCTTTAACCCATATTTTTCCAATTTTCGATTTATTGATTGATTCAACTATGTTTTTGTAAATTTTTCTTTGGACATAAGAATCTTTTAAAAATTCTGGATTTTTTACAACCGCTTTCATAGCAAGGTTTTGCGCTCTTGTATATACGTCGGAATATTCAATTTCCATATCTTGATTAAACCCGCCGAGCGAATATAACATAGCATATAAATCATCTCCGCTACAAACTTTCTGAAGCCAATCGATGGTAGGTTGAATTAATTCTTTAACATCTTGTTCTTTTATATTTAAAACTTGAATATATTGATAATTTGCAAGAACCCATTCGTCATCATATTTTTTGTTGTATCTAGATACACCCCATCCGATGTTATGTTTAGTGGCGTACGAATCGAAATCTTCCCAACTTGAATAAGCTTTGTATTCTTTAAATTGACTTTCTGAAATCAAACAATCTATATCTTCTATTTTATGTGGTATTCCCCATCTATCATAAATAATAGATATATTGTGTTCGGCTGCATACGCTTTAAAATCGAACGGAACAAGATTTCCTTTGATAAACACGGAACGAACAACATACGAACTGGCAACATAATCAAGCCCCATTTCCTCAGACCATTTCATTGCCATTTCTGGAGAAACAAGCCCCTGTCCGTCACAGCTGTTCATTGTTACGTCTTGGACTCTTTCCTCTACTGCCTTTTTTCCATCTTCTGTGTTTATAATCCAATCGATTTTTTGATCTTTCAATGTTGTTTCAAAATCTTTGATTATACAAACACGTGGTTTCGAAACCCACATGATTGAAGATGTTGAAAGAGAGAAGTATGCAGACAGTTTGGCAATATTTGTTTCTGATAGGCGATTATTTAAATCGCACATCAAACGCATAAATAATTCTTCGTAAATGCGCTCCGAGCAGAATTGTACTGTGTTATGTCTGATTTGTCCTGCACTGGCACTAAAACGAACATATCTTATACCGTTTAAATAAAAACCTGCTTTTGCAAGCCTTCTATATTCTGATTTTTTATTTACGGTAACAAGAACAAAATCTTTAACAAATAACTTATTTAAAATTGCATACCAGAATATTCTTGCATCTTTTGCCCGACCTTCTTTCTTCGCACGCCTCATCGAACCACGAAGAAATTCTATTTCTTTAAATATCTCATGATGATTTCGATTATCACCATTGATAAAACGAGCTTGTTGAAAAGCAATGTTATCTCCGAGCGAAACAAGATTCCCGTCCAAAGCAGCCTGTCTAGCATCGTATGATGGTATATCGAGATTGTTTTCACAAATAAACTTTGAAGACAACTTTATAATTTGATATAAAACTTGTTCGCGAGCCATTACACGCCCCTTTCTTTATATCTTTGTTCAATCAATTCGTATAATTTAAAGCTTAAATCTTCGAGATCTTCGAGTGTACCGTCATTTTCGATATAAAAATCAAAATCATAATCGTTCATCGCATTTTCAGAAGAATGTTTTCTTTGTTCTTCCGTCAAATCGTTTTCGATTGGTCTATTAACGAACAATGTAATAATTTCTTCCTTATCCGCAACGTTTGTCTCATTTGGATATCTACAATCTGGAATGATAACCACTTCTTCTGGACAACCAAGAACAAATTCTTTTGCGATTTTTACCCAACAATCAGATTTGTTGCTTCTATAAATATCTCCTGTGTGTTGAAGAATTGTTCTTCCAACAGGGCCTTTATCACCTCGTGTCCAATGATAAGCGTTTTCGCAAATCATCTTCAGAGGATCGGCGAAATGATAAATCAAAACGCGTTTTCCTTCTTCTTCATATCTTCTTCTAAGAGCTTCTGCGGTACTATCCTTACCGTGCCGCCCTTTACCAGAGATTAAAATAACCTTTTTCACTATATAAGGTTCTCCTTAATTTATAAATTCTGGATGTTCATAAAAGAAAAGTAAACTTTCTTCAATTAAATCCCAGTTTTCTAAAATGTATACGCTTTCTTTATCGTATTCGCCAAGATATTGATTCCAAGGGAGTTGCATCCCGTGCGTAATCAGAATTTTAATCGGTGCGTTTGTATTTAAAGAATCTGTTCTATCATCAATCTGAATTCCGCCAGCCATATCAATATGACCTTTGCCAAAATCGGAAAGCGTATCTGTGCTAAATCCAACCCCAACGACTTCGGCTTCTGGAAGATATTTTGAAAAATACTCTTCTTTCCTCCGAAGATTTTCAGAAGTTCCTTTTGTTACAATTTTTAAAGAAAATTTATCTTTATGTTTTCTCCAAAAGTTTTCAAATCCCTTTTTTATCTTTACTCTGTCAAAAAAATCTTTGGAGTTATAAATTTCTGTAACTTCTGCTGGTGTTACTTCGTCGCAAATGGAATGGTAATTCCAATCTTCTAAATCCAAAATAGTTTTTGCAGGAGAAAGATTGTATTTTTCGTTGAGTATTTCAATTACAGCTTTAGACGAATCTAAGATTGTATCATCTGCGTCAACATATAGAGTTACCATCTCATTTTCTCCTTTATTTTAATTTCTGTGGCTTCATCTTAACCACGATGTTATTATACCACATTTTACAAAATTTGTCAACTATTTTCGACGTATATTGTAAAATATTTTCACAATTTTTATTTTTATTTATTGACACATGTATATACGCGTACGTACGCGCGTTTTTATATTATTATATTTATTATATATTATTATAAATATCTTATATATTATAATATTTTTTAATTTATTTTAGATTCCCCACCCAAAGAAAAACCCACCCAATAATTCCTTCGAAAAATTTTCGAAGTTCATATTTCCAAATCCAAAAACAAAAATAGAATTGAAATCAAAATTAGAAATATGAAAATAAGATAATCATTCATTACATTCTGCCCATAATATAGATTATATTTTAAATTATTATAATCACGATTATCTTTATTCACAGACACATTACTTAAACTTTAAGTAATTCCTCCTCCCGTCTTTTTTATTTGAGGTATAGTTTGGGAACCACGGTCCTCTAACGGCAATTATTCATTAGCCGAGCGAATATCTCTTGTCAGGCTCGCAACACCAATTAGTTTTGTATTCGGGACATATATAAGCAAACCGATACTTGTGAAAGGGAAGATAAACATTTTTGCTACCCTTGATCAACGTGGACCTATTTAGTTTGTGATTATTATAACATATATCCAAAAATAAGTCAAGTGATTTTGTTCTAGTTTCAGGAAATTTTTTAAATATTTTTTTAAAATCATTTGAATTAACTTGACAAATATTTAATAATATGTTATAATATATTATGAATAAAGGAGGTCTTCTTTATGAAAGATAAAAAAATGGAAAAAGAAATTCTAGATGTATATGATATATTCGAAAAACATAAAGATGAAAATTTTGAAGAAATCTTTACTAATTACAAGGAAGAATTTGAAAAATCTTTACCTTCGTTGCCAGACGGAGATTATAAAGTAAAGATTTTAAATAAACTTTACGATAATTATGTAAATATTGAAAACCAAGAACATAAATTGATAAAGTTTTACAAAGAAGAAGACGATTTTATAAAAACAATTGAAAATAAAGATATGAAAGCACTCTTTTATTCATTCTATGCGCTCCATAAATTAAATATGCACGAGAGTGGTTGGGATAGTTATGATATAGATAAATTGCGCGAGTTATCGGGTATTGAGAAGTTAAAATGCGAAGATTTACCACCAGTTTTGAAATATGGAATTCAACTTCGTGTAAGTGGAAGTAAAAAACCGACGCAAACTTTTCATATTGATAATGGAGTTGCGGGAAAAGAAGTTTCGTGGAGTTGCTTCGACGATACTTTCAAAGAACGAATGAGGAGGTTGGTTTATGGAGATTGTGAATAAGTTAGAAGCAATTAAATATATGTTAAATAATAAATCTTACGTTCCTGAATTAAGTACGAATAAATAGGATGCTTGGCTCTTATATTATTTAAGAAAAAAGAAAGGAAAAGATAAAGACGAAGCATATAAGATTTGGCTTCCGATTTACGAAACAACACACGAAAAAGCTTCTGAAGGCGAATACCTTGGTGTCTTTTGGAATAAGTGGAAAACTTCCGCTTCAACCGTCCGTTTAAACAAACAAAATATTGCGACGATTTATCAGGAAGAGATTGACAGAATAAATAAATGCGATGTTAAAGCAACTTGGCAGAAACAGCTATTGTTATTGATTTTGGTTTATGCGAAAATGACAAACAATTTCAGATTAAGCGAAATCAATCTCGGTCTTTTCGCGAAATATATCGGAAAGAAATTAAGTAATATTACGGAATCTCTTTCATATTCCATGACACAGGAGGCAATTAGAGTTGGATTGTTTGATATGATCGAAATAAAAGAGTGGGATTGTATCGAAGGTTGTTGGGAGACGAGCAAATATTTTAATATTCACGAGTTTAAGAATGGCGAAGTTGTTTGTGAAATCTGGAATGGTTATCAAGTAAAAGAATTAGAATATTTATTTCCTATTATTAAAACTTGCGAGAATTGTGGAAGTGAGTTTATATGTAGTTCGAAATCGCAGAGATGCCTTTGTGAAAAATGCTACTATGAAAATAGACGAATAAAACAAATTTATCGAATGAGAAAATTAAGAAGTTTATGATGTGCGCACCAAATATCCAATTCTTATTATGGATAAGAGATAATAAAACACAAAATGTGAATAAAACGTTTCTTTCAAAATAACAGAACTCCGCACGCGTATAAGATAAGCGGACCACGCGGAGTCGATTTGCTTTCATGGCTCAATTGGCAGAGCAGCTGACTTGACTGAGTAGTTTAATTGGAAAAACCTAAAGACTTAAGGAAGAAACTTCTTGATACCTGAAGTCTCATACCGAAAAGCTGAAGAAGCAGCAGACGGCTAGTGTGGGTTCGAAACCCACCTCATTCACCAGTAATCAGCAGGTTCTCGGTTCAAATCCGAGTGAAAGCTCCATTTACAAATGGTTTCCGCCGTCTGGTGGATTGAGATTAAAAGGAGATAAAAGTAATGATTGAAGAAAAATTTCAAATGTTAGACGGCGAGAATACCGATGAATACACAATTCGTATTTGTTCAATGCGTGAAGATGAGAATTTAACCTGGCAGGAAGTTGCCGATATAATCAATGAGGAAACAGACAGAAGTTATTCTGAAAAAAAGTATCGCACTGATTATAAGCGTTTTTGCGAAGGAATGAATAAGGGTTATGAAATCGCAAAAGAGGAAAATGATAATTCTTCTTTATCGCAAGAAGAAATTACTGTTAAGCTTCGGGAATTCGAAAAAGCAAAAATCAAAATGCGCGACGAGCGTATTGATTATATGCGGATTATTCGAGAGGAAGCGCGTAAAGAATCTTTTGTTGATTTGGTTCGTCGTGTAATTCAAGAAGAAGTTAAGCCATACGATAGCGGCGTTTATATTCTTCCAGAAGAAACGTACGATGACGATATGATTGTTTGTTTAAGTGATTTACACACTGGAATGGTGTGCGATAATTACTGGAACAAATTTAATACCGATATTTTAAAGCAAAGACTCGATAGATATTTGGTTGAAGTATTAAAAATTCAAAAATTGCACAAGTGTAAAAATTGTTATATTGCACTTGGTGGCGATAATATTAGTGGTTTGATTCATGTTAATATGCGCTTGCAAAATAATGAAGATGTTATTAGACAAGTGAAAATTGCCTCTTTACTTATTGGCGATTTTATTAAAGCACTCGATGATTCTAATTTGTTTGAAAGAATTCAGGTAAATAGTGTTGCAGGAAATCACTCAAGAATTTCTCCGAACAAACAAGATCATTTAAAAGGCGAAGAACTCGACGATTTAATTCCTTTTTATTTGAATGTTATGTTTATGAACAGACCAAATGTAAAAGTGTATGAAGATTGTTCGATTGATTCTACTATAGATAGTATTGTAACACGCGCGGGAAGATTGTTCTATATAACCCACGGAGATAAAGACTCGGAAAAGGGTGTTGCCTCACGACTTACAATGATGTTGGGAAGAAAACCTGACGGTGTAATTATGGGACATAGACATCATAACGCGTATAATACTATCGATAATGTAAAAATTATACAAAACGGCAGTTTTGAAGGCGTTGATGACCATTGTATCAATATGCGTATTTCTGGTTCTCCAGAACAAGTCGTATTCCTTACAAACGCAGACAGAGTTGTTAAATGTTTGTATGATATAAATTTGGGCTAATAACCTCAAATAACCCCTCTTTATGAGGGGTTATAATTTTAATAGATTAAAAGGTGGATAGAAGATGATTTTTAAAAAAACACCAGTAGATAAAAAGTATGATGCTGCTGGCGATGATGAAGATGGTTTATCTTCTGAAAAATACCCTCCTCTTGGGAATTTTAACACCGTAAGACAACAAGGTGGTTGTTTTGGGTGTGGGGCAATACGAAAAATCTCATCTTATCCCATCGTTCATCCAAAAAGCGGCTGGGGTTTGATGGATAAAAACGGCAAAAAACACTTTGTGTTTTGTGAAAATTGTTTTGCAAAGTTAATAGATCAATATACCGAAGAGGCGCATGGAAATAAATATAAAGCTTTATATCGTATGTGTATGTATACAGGTTATTATTACGATGATAAGCTTGCACACAGGGTTATAGAAGAAGAACATAAATATGACGATAATACTCCAGTTCCAAAATCTTATCACTGGGGCTTGCTTTATAATAAAGCAATTCGCGAAGATTTGATACTTTCTGATAAGACATTTTACGATTCCGATAATATTATGTTTGAGGAAGTTGTGAAATATCATAATCAACATAGTGTTGAAGATTTAATGTCTGACGAAGATAAAAACAATAGGATTACAATTTTGTCAGTCTTTCACTGTGATCCGTTTGAAGACGAAGAATTATTGGATAGAGTTAAATTACAAAACGACCTTGTAACAATGATTGACGATTCAATGGCGGACGATATGGTTCGTCAAAAGGCGGCAATCGAAATCGTTCGTTCGTTTCATCGTATCGATAAAATTAGTAAAGCTCTACAAGAATTACAAACAGATAAAGATACAATGCTTGAACATACAAAAGAGATTAAAGAGTTGTCTGAAACTAAACAAAAAGAAACAAGCTTGGTAACTCAATTCTCAAAAGACCACGGGTTTGCCGAAAAATACGCCACTGCAAAATCAAGAGGTTCTGGTTCACTTGGTTATATTATAAAAGAAATGAACGAGAAAGGATATGATAGGGGTGCTGTCAATAAATTTGATATAGACACGGCAGCGGCAATGAAACAAGTTGCGGATATAAGTTCTTCATCAATGGCGAAACAAGTTGCGCTTAGTGATTCTGATAAAGCTGCTATGATAAAAGATCAATCGATAATGATTAATCGAATGAGAGAAACGATGGAAAAACAAGCTGAAGAATTAAGACTACTTCGTGAAAAACATTTGAAATCTGAATTATTAGACGAGTATAAAAAAGATTTGAAAGATAAAGGTTTAAATGAAGAACAAATAGATAGAGCTGTTAAAGAAGAGTTAGATAGAAGGATACCAGTTGTATAATGATAAGTGTATATAAGAATTCTACCGAAATAGAAGTAACTACTCGTCGTGCTGAAATTTTTGAAAAATATAATAAAGTAATTCAATACGGAAGAAGAAACCCAGTGTGGTTTATAGAAGAGATTTTTAAAGTTCCACTTTTGGATTATCAAAAATATATTATAATGAACTCCTGGACTAAATAGCGTGCGATATGGGTATGTTCTCGTAACGCGGGTAAGTCCATGATGGGTGCATTATATACTATGACAAAAGCATTATTGTTTCCGTCTTTTGAATGTTGGTTTATGTCTTTGAGTGCAAATCAGGCACAGACAACATTTAAAAAATTGGAAGATATTGCTAAAAAGAATATACCCTCACTTATTGGTTCAAGTGATGTTTTTATGAATGAAACCGTAAAATTACAAGCAAATTCTGACGGTTTCACACATCAAAAATCAAATCATGAAGTAAAACTTTATAATGGTTCTCATATTACAACGTTGGCTGGTAAACCAGAAACAACCGTTGGTATGCGAAGCCATTTGAGCGTATATGATGAAGCTGGTAAAATTTCTGCTGAATATTATGGTTTAACAGAACCATTTGTAACGCAAAATACCGACTTCAAAACTGGTGAAAAAATTGATTTGAACGTTATTCCAAAAATGATTCCAACACAACTTCTTTATATGTCTTCTGCGGAAGATACCTCTTCATATTTATGGGATATTTATAAAGAAGGCGCGAAGAGAATGATGATGGGTGATAACACTTGGTTTGTCGCAGATATAAATTGTGAAATTCCGTTACATCCTACAAAAGGCGGTAAGCCGTATGCTCCACTGTTAAATCAACAGGTTGTTGATGACGCTATGCGTGTAAACGAATATAAAGCATTGAGAGAATATTATAATATATTTGATACTACTGGTGGTAACGATGCTGTTATCAATAGAACTATTATTATGAGAAACGAAGAAGAGTATCTTCCCGTTTTTGCTAACGATAACACGGTTGCGCCAGGAGACAGAATATATGCTCTGTGTTTCGATCCTGCTTTGATGTCAGATAACTCAATTATTTTGATTGGAGAGCTGACAAAAAAAGAAGGAGTTGGTTGGACTGGAAGAATAGTGAACTGCGTTAATCTTATTGAATCTTTAAACAACGGAGAAAAGAAAATTTTGACAGCAGTTGAACAAGTCGAGCGTTTAAAGAAATTGATTATTGATTATAATGGAAATGCACCAGAGTATAAGAATTTAACAATATTTATAGATCCTGGTTCTGGTGGGGGCGGACATATATATTCGGATATTCTTATGCAGAATTTCGTCGATGAATATGGAATTAGACACTTTGGTTTAATTGACTTAGAAGATGAAAAATCTGCTTTGGAACAAAATAAATTCCCGCTCGCCGTAAGAGATGTTTTGCATTTGTATACTGCAACGAAATATAAAAATGAGTTTTACGGTGCGGTAACAACAATGTGTGAACAGGATTTAATCAAGTTTCCTTACACAGATTCATTCGGTTCTAAAAATTTTACTATAAACGGACAAGAAGTTGATTTAACAAAAGAGGAAAGAAGAGCGTTGGTTGAAATTGATCTTTTGAAAGAAGAAGTTTTGTCAATTAAAAAAACGAAGACGGAAGCAGGAAATATCCGTTATGGATTATCAAGCGAAAAAGAACGCCGTATGCACGATGATAGAGCGTATTGTTTTGCAGCTTTCTGCTATTTATTATCACAACTACGCAGAAAAGACGCTCTTGGCGGTAATGATATAAAGCAAGATATGTCTGCTTTATATAAGCATGCACCAGGACAAGTCAGTAAAGCATATAAGAAAAAAGTTAATCCGTTTTTGGGTGCAAGAAATCCTTTTGCGAGGAGATATTAATTAAGATGTGTTTTGAATTATTTCTGGATTTAAGTAATGTAAAGTTAAGCGAAATAATGAAGATTAAATTTATTGACAATATGATTGCAGATAATAGCAATTTATATATATGGTCAAATGACGAAAGTATCGATAAAAAGAAGCTTTTGTCGAAATTAAAACGAATTGGAATAACAGATGTATACTGTAAAGAGTTATCTTTAAAAGATGTTGATTGCAGAAACGATTTTGTTTCTGCCTGGTTTCACGAACAGTATACAGAAAGTTATTTAAAAAAATTCGAATCAGAACATCAACAAGAATTGGTGGATATGCAAAAAAATATTCAAAAAGCAAAAGATCTGATAAAACAGAGAATTGCTTGCGAACAAAAAGAGGGATAAATTCCCTCTGTATTAGGTATTGGTGTAAGTAGCACAAAACGGTTTTGGTTCAAATCCAAAATACCTATTCAAATTAATATAATAAAAAAGGGAGGTCTGTATATGGCGAGTTCCAATAATACGGAGAAGAAGAAAGTCGGAAGACCTAAGAAAGTACAGGCTACACCTGTTGTAAACGAAGAAGAAAAGAAATTGCGTATGGAAGACGGTGGCGATAATTTTGTTACCGTTGAAGATTTGCGCAGAGATTTAACTTCTGTTTATCAAAAAGTTTATGGTTATTACACAAAAGAAGGCGTGCAAGGAAGTATTGTAGATTGGAATAAATATAATCCGTTTTTGCAAGAAGACAGACTTAGACAGACTTTAACTGCACAAGGAAAACAACTTAGTAAAGAAGATTTATATAAAGCGATATCGAATCCAGATGGTAGTGAAAATGCTTTGCAGGGACAATCGTGGCAGGAGTCTTTTAATCAATATCTTTATTATAAGATGATTAGAATGTCAGCAGATGTTCCTCTTTATAAGCATTATATTACACCAGAATATTTAGAAGCAAAAGATTATAACTCTAAAGATTTTAAAAAAGAAGATAAATATGTAAGAAAATGGGTTCAAACGTTTGATATCGTCAAAACATTAAAAACAACAGCTTTGGAAGTTAAACGTGCTGGTAAAGCGGCTTATCTTCTTAGAAATAGCGTTGATTACGAAAAAGGGGAAGTAAATTATTGTACTTGGCAAAAACTTCCAGATAATTTTATAAAGATTACTGGGATTGGAGAAAAGACGTATCTGGTAAGTTTAAATATGTTATTATTTTTAAACCCCGTCTTCTCGTTAGATTACTATCCCCCTTATATAAGAGATATTTTCGATGATATGATCAATAAAGGGGTTATTTCTCCGAGTGAGTTTGGACCAAATGGAAATGTGGTGAGATATTCTTTAAACTCAGAAGAGTTTTACGATTATAATAACGCAAACGGTATTAAACAAATTGTTCGTATGGGGCGTAAAACAGATTATATGTTTTGGGTTCAATTACCGCAAGAAGTTTGTTATGTGTTTTCATCAGATGCTTCTCATCCTTGGAAGATTCCAGATACAACTGGACTTTTGGGACAATTGAGAGAACTTTCAGACTACGCAACTTTGGCTGGTTTGATTGCAAGTACGCCTTTAACAGCGTTGCTCACTGGTGAAATTGAGCCAATTTCAGATGCTCGTCCTGGTGCGAACCAGAGTATTTTCGGCATTGAAGAAATTACTGGTGCCGTGAATAACTTTAACGCTATCACGTCAACAAATGTAGAAGCACTTGGTCTGCCTTTAAAAAATATTAAATTACAGAGCTTACCTTCACAGCCAAACAGTTCCGACCTTGTTACAAAAGCCACGCAAAACGTAATTACAATGGCTGGAATGGGTGGTTTGATTGCTGCAACAGATAAACCTTCTGTAGCACAAGTTAAAGCTGCACAATATCTTGAAGAAGCACAAGAGGATTATGTTACAAGACAGTTTGAATCTGTATTAAATTATATTATAAACCACTTTATTGGTTGCAAATACGAATGGAAACTACATCTTTGGGGTGGTATATTTACATTCGGAGATGATGTGGCGCGTATGAAAGAGATGTGGCAAGGCGGTGCCACTTTCTTAATGCCTCGCATTGCTTCGGCGTTTGATATGGATTTACACGAAGTGAAAGCAACCGACGCATATATTAAATCGTTAAATATTTATGGTGATTTTGTTACAATAACGCAACAAACCAGAGTAGATATAAAAGGAAATGATGATTCTTCGACAAAAGAAAAAGTTGGGAGACCTTCTAAAACAGAATCAGAAATTGACAATGACAATACAGCAAAATCAATCGATCAAGGAACAAATACTGGCGATATGAGAGATTATGTGAAAATGGCATTGGAAAAAGGTAAGTGTGTAATTTGTGGTAATGATTCTGATGGAATTTTGTGCGAAGAATGCGCTGAAAAATATATGGAGGTTTAATTATTATGAGATGTAATCATAAAATTAATTCAAAAACTACCTCTATTCAAATTGAAAATGAATTTGCGACAATGACCACGCCGAGAATATATTTCGGATTTTGTCCGATTTGTGGTAAAGGTTTCAAATTTATAAAAGAAAATAATAAATATATTCAATTTAAAGAAGGAGGTATTGATGATTATGCAGATGTCTAAAGAGACTTATGACAAAATGAACTATTTGCTTGGAAAATCTTTTGATTGTAACGCTCAAACAGATAATTTTGCCTATAATATTGATTATGCAAGATATCCAGTTACCGCCGATATTTTTCATCATAGTTTTGCACACGAGTTTCCTGTTTTTGCGGATACAGTTTCGGATTTAATGATCGGGTTAGATTCAAGACCGATTAGAAAGCAAATAAACGGATATGACAAAGATTACGAAGGTGATTTAGCTGCTATTTTTGCAGACAACCTTTTAATGTGCGAGACATATAGACAAGATATTATCGACACAATCGAAGTTGCAGAGTTTAATGGGGATTATGAGGTAAAGATTAAACTGGAAGAATTTTTACTTGGATTTGTTCCTTATAGAAAGCAAGCAGATATCTGGGCTGAAATGGCTAAGAGATACGAGGGTAATTATAAATCGTTCGAGGCGAGAATGGAAACCTTCACTACTTTTATAGAAATTAAAAAGTAAAGTGAGGAAAGTACATTATGGCAGAGACGATTAATTTAATTCTACAATACGGCATATACCCTGTCATGATGGCTGCTCTTATTATAACGTTTTTGTGTCTTAGTAAGAAAAACACAGAAAAAAATAATGCAGAAAATGCTCAAAATAATTTGCAGTTAATGCAGTCAGCTGTAAAAGAAGGAATGAAAGATTTTGGAGATAATTTTAAAAGTGAATTAAGAGAAATTGTTGAAGAGGTGAAAAAACCAGTAATTCATACAGTGCAAGATGAGCAATGCAATCATGCTATAAATGAATACATAGACCAATAGCTTTCTTGTATTATAAGAGAAATTAAAGCAGATAGGGCTTTATTCTTTTCTTATCATAATGGTGGTACTGATATTTTAGGAAGAGGTTTCCAAAAAATGTCAATTACCAACGAACAAGACTCCAGTTGGACTGCTCCTGTTATGGGCGATTTTCAAAATATACCTAGAACAATGTTCTCAATTTTATTCAAAAATCTCGCTAAAAATAATGTTTATTGCATTATGGATTTGAATGATATAAAAGAAGAGGACGGTGCTTCTTATCAGTTATTCCAATCTCACAATGCAAAGCAAATAATATGTCAGGCATTAAAAACAGAAGATGGTTTAATGGTTGGCTTTATTGTTGCTGAATTTATTACGATTGGCTGTGCTGATTTAAATAGAGCAAAAGAAATTTTAAATAGAAAATCTTTAAGAATTACTGGTGCGTTATTAGGGCATTTAGGAGGTTAGGCTGATGGAAAACGAGATTAAAACGATGAAATTTGAGCTGAACTCCAAACAGCTCAAATACAGGGATATATTAAATAAAGAGTTCTTAGAACTTGAGGTTTGGGCTATTTCAGATATTAACCCGAATAGAAACAATAGTCACTTTACAAAAGAAAGTATGGAAAATGCGTTATCGACTTTTAAAAACAAACCAATTGTCGGCTTGTTTCAAAAAGATGATTTTGTTGACCATGCTGGAAAGATAGATTACGATAACGAATTACATAAACAGTTTTGGAACGTTGAAAGTGGTGAACGAATTCTTGGTGTAATTAGAGAAAGCGATCCTGTTGAACTCGTTGAAAAAGACGGCTTAAATTGGATTAAATTCAGATGTATTTTATGGGTTCAATATTGCTATAAACAAGTACGAAAGTTATTAAAAGACAGAACAAAGAAAGTTTCTGTTGAAATCACAATCAAAAATTCGGAAGAAGATGAGAAAGGTGTGTTGCAAATTAACGAGTTTGTCCTTAATGGTGTAACAATTCTCGGCACAAAAAATGGGAGAAAAGTAATAGAGGCTATTCCAGATGCTCACCTTTCAATATTAGAAGATTTGGAAGAAAATGAATCTTTTAATGAACAAAAGAAAATGTTGACATTTGCGTATCAACAAATTGATACGACAGATGATAATCAATATTATAATGAAGACAAGGAGGTAAAAATGGAAATGGGTTCTATTAAAGTTAATAAATCCAAAGAAGCTATGTCCGATAAAGACTGGGGCTCGGTAGATAAGACGGCTTTGAGAAAGAAAGTTGTTGAAGCAGAAAACTTTAAAGAAATCGCTGACGATATCTTTCTTGATCTTCGTGAAGGCTGGGAAGAAGGTGAAGTTTCAAAATTAAAATATCCAGTAATGGAAATTAATGATGATGAAGCTGTTTATAATCGTGGCGGTCTTGGTTCTGCTAAAGCTTATGCTGAAAAGAACAACGAAACAGAAGTTTTGTCAAAGCTTAAAAAGATTTATGAACATCTTGGTTTGAACGAAGATGAAGAAGAATCTTATGCTTGCGAAGACTTCTGTGACGATTATGAAGATCAAAAACCCGACGAAAAAGATGAAACGCAAAAGTGCTCAGAAGAACCTGAAGTGGATAAACCAAAAGAGGGCGAAGAGCAGTCCAGCGTTGTTTCCGAAGAGGGTAAATGTTCTGCTGATGACGATGAGCATGATGATGATCATCACGACGATGATGACTGTGATGATTGCGATCCTGAAGGTAAATCAGAAGAAGAGTGCAAAATGAGTGAAGAAGAAATTTGTGAACTCAAAGAAAAATGCGCTTCTTATGAGGAAAATCTTTGTAAATTACAGGAAAAATGCGAAGCTTACGAGAAAGAACTTTGCGAGTGCAGAGAAAAGCTCGAAGGTTGCAAAGATTACGAAGATATTAAATCTCGTTTGAGCACTGCTGAAGGAAAACTTTTTGACATTTTCTGCAAAGAGATGGTTGCTGCCGCAGAAGAAATGATGGCTGGAAAAATGCTTATTGACGAAGATAAAGAAGAAATTAAAATGAAAGCTTCCAAGGGCGAATATGCTTCGAAAGAAGAAATTGCCCGCGCTGTTGGATATGCTATGTTTAAAGCAGCTCCAATGGGACAGAAAGAAGAAAAGAAAGATGGGTGTTATGCTGCAATGCCCGTTTACTCGCCTTTTGAAACAACGGTTGAGCCGAAGAAAGAAAAGACGAGATCAGAAAGACTTGCTAAATATGCAGGTATTAAAGAATAATTGTTAAAACATAAAGCGGTTATAAATTATAATCGTTTTTTTAAAATTTGTTTTCTATGCGTGGATAAGCTACGCGTGAAAATATTATAAAATATATTTTATAAGGAGAAAGAAATTATGGCTATTAAAGTTTTTGCTTGTGCTGAAATGGCTTCTGAAGATGTTCAGAGCTATTGCGTAAGTGCTAAATTCTATGCCGACGATGCGTATGCGAAAATCCACGACGGTGCGCTCGTTGTTCTTGGCGATCTTGACACAAATGATGCGTATGGTACGCCTGACTACAACATCTACAAGGCTACTAAACCCGCTGCTGCTACAGACGAAGTTGTTATCGTTGACCTTGCTGGTATCAACGAAGCGACGGTTCAGGGCAACATCATGAAGATTGGTAACAAACTTGTTGATCTTGAAGCTGGTGAAGGTATTGCGGTTCGTTGCCGTAGACTTATGAAGGGTGATAGAATGTGGATGGGCAGAGGCCTCTTCACAGCGGCTCCCACTGTTGGTCAGTTTGCTGGTACGACAGCTGATAGCACATTGCTTACTCCCAGCCAGGAAGCTCCTGCAGCTGGTCTTAAGCTTAAGGTGCTTGCTTCCAAAGGTCTTACCGTTGGTCAGTCGGCTTATGCGGAAGGTGCTGGTTATGAACAGCTTTACCTCTGCGAAGTAAAATAATTTAAGGAGGTAAACTATTATGATGACTATGTTTAATTATAATCGTAAAGATGCAGATTTCAACGAAATTATCGATGAGTGCCTTGCATTGTTCAACGAAAACATCGAAGGTCAGTCCGCTGACTATAAAGAAAGAAACAAAATCCTCAACGCTGCAATTGCTAAGTACGCTGTAAGCGGCACTCGTTTCGAATCTATGTTCGAAGAAAAGGGTGTTGAAATTTTCAAAGATCCTCGCGTTACGAAAAATGCAGAAGTTCGCGACAACTACAACGTTGTTGTTTCCGAATATATCAACTCCGCACTTCCTTCCGTTACGTCGAAGCTTTACAACCAGTTCTTCGCGGAAATCCGTCAGGTTGGTTGGGGTGAAACAGCGAAATTCGAAGTTACTTCGAACGAGCTTTATCAGGTAAATGAAGTTGCAGAAGGTGTAAACCGTGGCGTTCTTCAGCCCATCTATAACAACGAATTCACTGTAAACTGCAAAGTTACAGAAGTTGCGGCCGCTATTGATTGGTATCCTGTTGCTGCTGGTGTGTTCGATTGGGGTGATTTTGGCCGTCGTTACACGATGTCCTTCCAGAGTTACATCCAGTTGAAGATTATGAAGTCTCTTACTGCTGCTACGAATCAGATCGGTGCGGCTTATCAGGCAGCTGGTATTGATACAGCTAACTGGACGAACATCGTTGACAGAGTATCTGCAGCAAACGGCGGTATGCCTGTTGTTGCGCTTGGTACCCTTGCAGCTCTTAACAAAGTAATCCCTTCAACTGTTGGTCTTCAGTATGGTCTTGGCAGCGAAATCGTTAAGGAAGGTAAGCTCGATCGTTATCTTGCTACCGAGCTTATTGCTATCGATCAGGCTATGGTTCCTGGCACTGTAAATACAACAGCACAGCTTTTGCTTCCTACGAACAAGATTTATTTCATTGCTCGTGGCGCATACAAGCCTGTTAAAGTTGTATTCGAAGGTACAAGCTCCGTTGTTGAAGCTATTCCCGATGAGTGCACAGATAGACAGTACAAGATTCGTATTCAGGAACACGTTGGTGTTGATGCCGTTGTCGGTTAGAAGCATTTTTGACAAAAAATGCTCTATGGCCCGCTATATTCAGAAATGATATAGTGTATCCCTTTGAATTGCTGGAACATCCTTAGAGATTCTATAACTAAAGCAAAGTGATGAAATAAGCACAGGTGTAAATGTTATAAAAATATAGAATATTGGAGAATCAGCAGCCGAGTTTCGAATAGAAACAGGTTCAACGACTATCTCGCGTGAGAGAGTAGGGGAAAGTTCCCCGAAGTAGAGGGCTTCTAAACCAATTAAATAATTGGTAGATGAATGATATAGTCTATGCCTTTGCGAAAGCGAAGGAAAAGTTGATTTTGATCAAATCAACTCTTTGTAAATTAACGAACTACAAAGTAATTAACAGTCAAAATTCGGTACGATTACACTTGCGTAAGCAATGTAATATATAAGATGATGTGCGAGAAAACTCGCACATCATCAAATAAATATGAAATTAGTATATATCGATAAAGATGAGTTATATGATTATTATATAATTCAAAATCATACGAGAAAACAAACAGCTGAACATTTTAATGTTTCGGAAGTTGTTATTAAGTGCAGATGTAAAGATTATAATATTATTAAAGATAGAAATCTAATCAATGAAAAGATTGGAGATGGTAATGAGATAAAAATAGATAAAGATTTGTTTTACAAAAGATAAAGATTCCTTTAGAAAATTTATTATAGATAATAATTTTCACACAACAAACGAAATTTATAAAAAGCTTGGGTATAAAGATAATTCTATAGTATGTAAATTATTAAATAAATATAATTCTTGGGATTTAATAGATGAATTTGAATCATCAAAGGAAAAAGAATTAAAAGATTTTATAAAATCAATTGGTTGTGATTATTTGCATACAAAGAAAATCATATATCCTTATGAATTAGATATTTATATTCCATCTAAAAACGTAGCAATAGAATATAATGGCGCGTATTTTCATAGTGTTGAGCAAGGGAAACAAAAAGATTATCATTTAAATAAGTCTTTGTTGTGCAGAGAAAAGAACATTCGTCTTATTCATATTTATGATTTTGAAGATTTTGAAAATCAAAAGGAGTTATTAAAATCACTTTTGGTTGACAATATTGATAATTATAATTCATTAGATTTTAATAAAAATAATCTTATTGATACAATACCAAATCCAGAAATAATATATAGTAATAGAGTTACTGTGTATGGGGCTGGAAAATTATTATAAATAAAACTTAAAAATATTAAGTTTTTTCAACCGCCTCACGCGGTTGTTTTTATTTGATTAAAAGGAGATTAAAAGTTATGGCATACGTTAAAAAAACTGCTGTTGCAGAAGATTCAAATGTAGAGGAAAAAGTAGAGGTTGCTGATCAACCCGCAGCTGTTGCTGATGATAAAGATGCAAAGATTGCTGCGCTTGAAGCGTCGCTTGCACAAATGCAGGAATTTATGAAGGTGATGATGGCAAATATGAATAACAAACCGACGGAAACAAATAGTGCAAAAGATGCGTTGTTCCGTTACGTTACAGTTGTTCACCTCGTTGATAGAGCACCTGGACTTTCCACTCATATTGAACTTTCTAATGGCGTTATTCTCGATTTTAGAACGTTCGGTGAAGAACACACGTTTACTGTTCAGCAAGCCGAAGAGCTTGCAAGCAAATATCGTTCTTGGTTTGATCTCGGTATTTTTGCGTTTGGCGCAGATGCTGATGATCTTGCGAAGAGATTAAATCTTAAAACAGTTACTCAATATTCGTTTGCTGGATCTGATTTCTTAGATAGACTTCCTGAACTCGACCTTTATCAGTTAAAGGCACTTTGGGATAAGATGGGACAAGGACACAGAGAATTTTTGATTGAATATTTTAAGAGAAAGATTCTCGCAAAAGTTCCCGCTTTTGACGATATTGATAAAATTGAGCTTTTAAATAGATTGAGCAATGGCGGTATGGAAGGGGTTCTTCTTGACAGAAAGAACGCGGCGATTAAAGCAGAAGAAGCTTCTAAAAAACGCGTTAAATAACAAATAATAATACATTAAAAAGGGAGGCATCGTATATGCTTTTATTTTCTACAATTTATGACAAAGCAGTTCACTCATTCGATGATCCCGAAATCAATCGTGCTTATGTTCAAAATAAGATAAGATTTCAAAAGTTAATGTATCCGTATTTGGTAAACGGCATAGATTCTTTTCATAGCCCCTCCAAACTTGTGATGGCACTTGGGGATATTGAGCCTCCAAAGGGCGATTACGAAACGTTTGAAGGAAATGGTGGCGATACGTATGCTACAACTATTTCGCCTTTAGACAATTCCGAATTTCTTTTTTCGATTGACAATGTAATTGACGAAAAAGCGGTTTATGACGCTGAAAGCAAAACGGTTAAATTTTCGAGAGAAGTTTTAACCGGTGAAACCGCAATGGTTCAGTGGTATTTCTGCGGCCAGTTTAATACAGATTTTTCATCTTGCGCGACATCAAATTGTCCCGCTGATTATATTGCCGATAAGATACTTGGTATTTTGTCGAATTGTTGCGTTCTCGCAAGATCCGACCTCGAAAAGAATACGATACTCGAAATTAAAAATATATTAACAGACACAGACTTTAAGATTTACAGTCCAGCGAATTCTGTTCGCGCAAAAGTGGATTGGAACAAACATATTCGTTATGAAGTAGATACGCTTCAAAGTGAATTAAGTTGGAGCTTATATGCTCGTCGGTGGCACGGAGGTAATTTCTATGGAAATTGATGGAAGTATCTCTTTGTCAACTGAAGCAAAAATTAATTATCTTGAAGGATTACGCGGGCAAATGATTAAAGTGTTACACTTAATCGAAGAACAAAAAGATACTGGTTATTCGCCAGAACTTTTTATTCTTGGTAGACTTTTTGAGTTAAATTCTGCTAATGATTTGTTTGATGGAAAGCTTGTTAATATTATTGTTAAATTAAACGGAATTGTTTCCAACTATGAAAACTTGTCTTTTGCCGAAATTAAGAGACAAATTTTTGAAATTAAGAAGAATATAAACTTCCTTTTAAAAGAATTGAAAGGGAGGTGATTTGTTATGATAATGGATAATTCCAATGTAAAAGATCCTTATTATCTTATAACACAAACACCGCCTAATCTTGTAAAGGATAATTATTATCTTCATGAATTACAAGAAAAGGTTGATGCCGATTGGGAGTATAGACCAAATCGCGTATGGATAGAAAAAGAAGATGGTATCGGAGTTGAAAAATATAGTCCGATTGAAGTTGTTATACAGACAGTGAAAAATGATAAAGGTGAAGTCGTTTCTGATGATTGGAGAAATATTGTGTTCAGAGACATAAAATATCCGCACAGAATTGGCATGCGTTATCGTTTTTCTTATGAGTTTGATTTAAAAGAGCTAGATATCGATAAAAGTATTTGGATTGCTTTAAATCAAAACAGTGTTAGTCCAACAGCTTCGCAGGTCATTTGTCGATGTAACGGTACTATTAAAAGCATTTGGGAGGATCGTGGAAACGGTGGAAAAACCTCTGTTCACGAGGAACCCGTTATCCAAACAACCAAACTTACTTCGGCGAACTTTTTATATAATGAAGTTGCGGTTGATCCTAAGGGACAATTAACAATTATAGCGCAACACAATAAATATACGGAACAATATTACATTAACCAAAGATTTGTTATTGGATATGACAGAGTTTATAAAGTTACTAATATCATAAAGACAGATTCGCTTGCTACTTATAAAGCGAAAGATGTCGGCGTGATGAGAATTTATCTTGAAATGGATCAAATCGGTGAACTTGACGATATGGAAAATAGATTGGCTTATAACGGAAGACATGAAGAACCTACACCTTCTGAAACGGACGGTGATTATGAACTTGTACTTGTGAAGCCAGAATCTATTCCGACCACTTTCGACAAGATCTAGGTTAAAGCGCAGGTATTGATCGACGGTAATCCAAGTGTAAATGATAAACCAATATTTAATATCGAAATTAAAGATATTAATCCAGATGTAACGTATGAGTACGAATTGAATAAATTCTGTTCTTATACTTATGATGAAGAAACTGATACATATACAATTATAAAGAATGAAGGCTTGGTGGATTTAAGAAGAAAAGTTGTTGTGACATTTACTTTTACTCCGCCAGAAAAAGAAGAACTCAAAGTTTCATTTGATCTTTCTTTGCGTCCCTTCTAAAGGTGGTGTGATATGATGCCAATGAATAGGTCGGGAGACGGCAATGCGTATAATCGTTTTGTAAATCTGGATAATATTGAATATAGAATAGTTAATTATCTTGCAAAAAGCAAAACGAAATATGCAAATAATTTATGGAAAATATTAAAATATGATACTGAAGATTGTTTAAGTCTTCCAGATGTTTCGTATAAAGATAGAATGGCGTTGTTATATAAAAACAATGGGGATTCAACGCAATTCAGAGTATTTTTAACCCCATTTACGGATGACGGTTGGGATGTCCAATGTAGTCATCTGCATATTTTTGTACATTCGGTTGTTCCTCAAAACCATATTACTTCGAAGGTAAATATTGGTATTGAGACTATTGTTCATAATAAGATTTCTAATATTTTAGGCGATGCACAAAACGAAGATGGAAACCTTTCTGAATTAGACGAAGATGGTAATCCAGTAATAATTTATAAAAACAGAGCTTCGACAATGTTGAAAAGTATTCTTGCTGATATCAACGGTCAAATGGTTGCCGGTGTTGGTATGTTACAGTTCAACACACAGCTCCATGCAGAAGATGTGGCGAGAATGTCGCTTTGGAATGCTCGTAAATTTTACGGGTTTTCCACGATTGTTTCGACTTTGCTTTCTGGTGCATCTGCGAATTCGGGGTGTGGTTATTAATGGCACAAATTCCTGAAAGTGAAAAGAAAATATTAGAAGAAATCAATTATTATAAAGATAAATATTTTACGTATGATGAGCCAATTCCATTTCACGGGTTGACTATCTATCCTGTAACTATGCGAAATTATCAACAGTTTATGGTTTCTACTGCTTGTTTGACTTTGAATAAAAATGATGATATCAAAGGTTTGAAATATACTAACCTTGAATATCTTATGAATAAGTTAAAGGATGAACGAGAAGGACCAGAAATGTCTTTGAGATTAACTCAAATCGTGGAACTTTGTTTACATGTAAAAAATGGGTTAAAGTGTGATAAATGCGGAAAGATTATGACTTATGAAGAATTTTTTCCGAAATACCAGGCTGCAAAAACAGATGAGGAAAGATTGAAAACATTAACTTGTGAGTGTGGTGGAAATTTTCACGAAGTTGTTAAATTTAGATAGGACGAAGAAACGAAGAGATATAATCTTATAATTGATGGAATTGAACTTGATAATGAAAAATTTAATAGATTAAGAAAAATTATTATGTATCAAAATCTTCCAGATTTTAAAGACGATTCTTGGGTTGATAAGGCTATACGAAAAGACCAAGAAGAAAGACAAAAACTTATGTCAAAAGGACAAGGAACTGCAAGCACCGAAAGGAAAATGTTATGCCTTGTTGCTAAGACAAATTATAAATTGGAAGATGTTTATGATATGCCGATTAGAAAGTTTCTTAAACTCCTAGATGTCGTTAATGATGCTATGGAGTATGAGACAACTAAAATCGGATTGATGACTGGTATGGTTTCACTCAAAAAGGGTGAAACTATTGAACATTGGATTTACAAAAAAGACAATGGCATGTATGGAAGTGCTGTTGATGCCGATTCGCTTATCAATAAGATAAACGGAAAGGGTATGTAATTACATTAAAAATAAACTCCGTTAAATGGTCAACGGGGTTGTTTTTATATAAAAACAAAATCATTTAAAGGAGAAAATATTATGGGAAAAAGATTTTTAGCTTCCGTTGCTAACGTTGAACTTTTCGAAAAAAAGAACGGCGCATTAACCCACTTTGCTTCCGCTAAAACTCTTACCGATTCCGCGTTCGGCTTCACTCTTTCAATGGAAGAAGTTCGTGCTGGTCAGGGTGGTAAGCTTTATGGTCGTTTCGCTCATACTTCTGGTATGACTTTCACAATGACCGATGCAATGTTTGATATCGACTATATTCGCGCTCTCATTGGTGCAGAAAAATCACTTGGTGGATCTGTTCTTTATACCGAGGAACTTGCTGGTGGTGCGCTTGTTACACTTACAAAAACTCCCGTTGCTATGGGCAGTCTTTGCGGTATGGATGGTAAGATTGCTTGGGGCCACGTTGCTGATTGCGAAGGTGAAGGCGATGACGAAGCGTTTGAAATCAATGAGCAGAATCAGATTGATTTGACGAATTATACAGGCAAAAAGGTTTGCGTAACATATTTTGTTCAGGATCCTTCTGCAACTCTTATGAAGATCAAAGCGAAGTTCATTCCAGCTGAACTCGTTGCAATTGCGACTGTTCAGGAATTTGCTGGTGATGCTTCCGCTCCCGAATCTGGTAAACCTGCTGGCGAACTTGTTATTAAGATTCCTCGCTTCCAGCTTGACGGCCAGTTTGATCTTACGCTGAATATGACTTCTGCGGCTTCTATCGCTCTTAATGGTACAGCACTTGCTGTTTCCAGCGGTGATTGCGGTGGCGAAGATTATTATGCTGAAATCGTTGAAAAAGCCGAAGGTGCTGATTGGAGAACCAACCTTAAGGATATCGTTATCGATCCCGAACACATTAAAGCTGGTGAAGCACCAGTTGTATTCGGAATTTCTAAAAATGGTTCTATTTTCTTGATTCCTAATGAAAACATTGAGAAACAAGAAACGACTGCTGGTGAGAAGAACGGGTTTACGAATTATGCTGGCGGTAAGTGGACGGCTGCTGGTGCTGCTACTGTTACGATTTATAAAGCAGATGGTTCTGAACTTTTGAAAGAAACAGCTGCGATTACAGAAGCGTAATCTAAAATAAAAAAATTAAAACGTTGAAATACGTTTTGCGAGATGGGGTTGAAAAATACCCCATCTCTTTTTAACTATTTAAAAATGTGAATAAAAGCATTTTTTTATTGTTAAAAATATGGTAGTTTTTCGTATATTTTTCACAAAAACATACGACCATTTTTGTGCAAATTGCACAAAAGAATTATTGACAAAAATCAACAATTTTAATAAAAAGGAGGCTCTATATGATCTCATTATTAGAAAGCGAGAAATTTGCTGATGGACGCAATATTTTAAATTTTTCTGTTGACACGGGAGACGAACTTGTTTTGTTTCCGTCTAACGGTGCCAAATGGGAAAGTATGGGGCACGGCTATAGTGTTCCCGCAGTTGGAACAATAAAATTTAAAAACAAAGTAACAACGATTTGAGGAGGACATTTATGGCAATTGATATAGTAGCCAGAGCACTGGCTGTTTCTGGAAAACAAAATTTAGAAAATTATTACACAAAGACTGAATCTGATAATAGGTATGTAGCAAAACAAACAGGTGTAAATAAACTATACTCCATTGATTCAACTGGGCAAGATAGTGTGCTTGGTTTTTCTCAAACCCCTGCTAATTCTGCAATTGTACAATATACTTCTTCCGGTACTGTAAGAACTAAAGCTCCTATCGATAACTTAGATGCTGTAAACAAGCAGTATGCTAATAAATACTATGAAACACTGAGTTGTTATAATGCAACTTTAATACCTGCCAATGCTAATTTAGATACGTACGTTACTTTTGGAAATTATTACGCAAACAGTGCCCAAGGCGTAACAAATTTACCAGATGGTATAACATCGAGCGGTAATACTTTAAAATTATCTGTTGGAGCAGCTAGTGACGATGTTGCTGCATATCAAATACTTTATGTATGGGCAAGCAATAATGGTGAATTTAAAGGTAAATACATTAGATCAACCGTAGGTGAAGGTTGGAACGCTTGGGAAAGATTTTCAACAAATAAAGACAAGGTATTCTCTGTAACCATTTACGAGGCAGGTGATTAATTGTTATGAAACTTATAACAAATAAAAGTAAAAATTTATTATATAGAATATTACCGGCTAACAATTGTACTGTACAGTTCGGCACTTCTTATGCTGTTGCTACTCAAACCTCTGCTGATACAAATACTAACATACAGTATAAATGTCAATATAGAAAGGATGGCGCATATTTAAGAGACGTTTTTGTCAGTTCTTTTATAACCTCCACAGGAAAAATTACAGCAAGAACATTTACAACACCAGCAGATTTGGATTATAATACAATAATGTTTGGTCTTAATGGAACTATCACAGATACACTTGTTGCATTTAATATTAAATTAAAACCATCCACTACCTATACTTTTACCTGTAATTTTACTAATATAACTCAAGGAAGTATATCTTGGAAAGATATGATGTTAGTAGAAGGGAGTACAGCAGGAGAATATGAGCCTTATTCTTATAATTTATTGGATAAATGGCAATATCCCGCTACTCAAACAGTAAATGGCGTTACCTTCACTAATAATGGTGATGGAACGATAGTAGTTGATGGAATGGCAAGTTATACAACTTTCTATCGGATTCAAACTGTTAAATATACATACGGGCATATTTATTTGTTGTGGTGGATTGACAATAACTCATCTTCGATGAAAATGGAAACTAATGATGGAGAAAAACAAATCGACGCTTATACCGGTGCTATATTTACCTCCAAGACCAACGATTCGAATAGTGTATATATTGATGTATATCCCTCATCTGATCCATCCAGTGTAATTACAAAACCAGTCCTCTATGATCTTACTCTTATGTATGGAGCAGGAAAAGAGCCAACAACAGTAGATCAATTCTATACAGATTATCCAGAATTAAAAGTATCTCCTCTTGGTTTTATAGAATTAAAGAATCTGGAAATAAATAATAAAAATATTAAGAGATTGAGATATGCTACGACTACTAGGAATTTATTTGATAAGAGCAGAGCGATTAAAGGTTTTGAACTAAATAATAATCAGGGTGGAACGATTGCGAATTTAACATGGTTTGTTTCTGATTATATTTCTGTTGTTGGGATAAACACATTGACGATAAGCGGTAAAGTATCTGGTGGAGCTTTAAATTGTTTTTATGACAATAATCATAATTTTATATCGACGGTTAATATGTTGAACGGTGCATTTCAAGTCCCAAGTGGAGCAACCTATATGCGTTTTAACGGATTACTCACCGAAATAGATACAGCACAACTTGAATCGGGATCGACTGCTACTTCTTATGTACCTTATGGATATTTAGATCTAGGAATAATACCAGGTAATATTGGTATTCATTAAATAAAAAGGTAGTTTTATCTGTGAATTTCTTGTATAAATATATGTAAAAAAAACAATTCTCCTAATCCCTCCTTGTTTATCAAGTAGGCAGGGAGGGAGAGAAAAAACTAATTTAAAAGGAGAAAAACAAAAAATGGCTCAAAATGAAAATTATTCAGTAGTAGATTTAAGAATTGGAACAGAAGAGCAGTTTAATGCAAAAGTGGGAACACTTCCTGCAGGAACATTATTCGGAATTACAGATTCAACAGTTTCAAAAGCTGATTTATCTACTGATTTAAAAAATGAAATAAATGGAAAATATACAAAGCCATCAGATGGTATTCCTAAAAGCGATTTAGCAAGTGGCGTTCAGACATCATTAGCAAAGGCAGATAGTGCCCTTCAATCCCATCAAACAGTTAAATTGGAATCTGGGACAAATAATGGTACGCTGAAATTAATAGTAAATGGAACGGCAACAGATAATGTTGCTGTAACAAATCTCGGAAGTGCTGCTTTTACAGCTACCTCTAATTACGCAACAGCTGCTCAAGGTGCTAAGGCGGACAGTGCCATTCAAAAACCTTCTAATCCAACTGCTGAATCCGCTATCACAATTAATTCTTCTGGTACTATTAGTACTAAACCTTTAGCCAGCATTACAGGTAAATCGGAAGTTGCTGTAAGTTCTACTTAGCCTACAAATCCAGATGAAATTCTTTGGATTAATCCTGACGGGAATAGTAAATATGAATCACTAATTGATAGCAAATATACAAAACCAGAGGGTAATATTCCGAAAAGTGATTTGTCAAGTGAAGTGCAAGCATCACTTGACAAGGCGGATACAGCATTGCAGTCACATCAGACGATTACAACGGGTAGTGTAAATGGAACGATTTCTGTCGGCGGAACAAATGTATCCGTGAAAGGCTTGGGTTCTTTAGCATATAAAAATGCTTTGACAAAATCAGACGTGGGTTTAGGGAATGTTGATAATACATCAGATGAAGCTAAGCCAATTTCCGCTGCAACGCAAACTGCTTTGAACGGGAAAGTAAATACTACAACGACTGTAAATGGTCACGCGTTATCGTCAAACATTACTATTACGAAATCTGATATAGGTTTGGGTTCTGTTGTTAATGCGGGACAAGACTCAACTCCGACAGCAGGTTCTAGTAATTATGTTACTTCCGGCGGCGTTAAAAGTTACGTTGACACGGCCACTTCAATTCTCAGAGCTTACCCTGTCGGTGCCATTTATATTTCGGTCAATCACACAGATCCAGGCGATCTGTTTGGCGGAAGTTGGACACAATTAAAAGATCGGTTCCTGCTTGGTGCAGGAACTTCATACTCGGCGGGAAGTACCGGCGGCGAAGCAACACATACGTTGACTACCAGTGAAATTCCAGACCACTGGCACAACTATTAGTATACAGGACAATCACAGACAATTGGTACAAATTCAATTAGATTGTAGAACTCTTCTTCTGGTCAGTATAATGGGTATACGGGCACAGTAGAATCTAACTGTGAAGGTAAAGCGCATAACAATATGCCGCCTTATTTAACGGTATATATGTGGAAAAGAATTTCTTAAAGGAGAGGGCGATGAAAGTATATAATAAAGAAAAAACAGAAGTTTTAGAAACTTATGATTTAACAAAAGGTTTTTTAAAAACTGATAAAATTTTAAAAGTACATCATGAAGCCGTTCCTGCAGTTCCAACCGTTACAGTTGCATCGAAAATAAAAACGATTCGGACGAACGGTGGTAAAGTAATTAAAGTTGACGGCATCCATTATGAAGTAGTAAAAGAATTCCCGAACGGCGGTAGGACGCTCGAAGAAATCGAGGAAACGCCAGGCGTGCCAAAACAAGAAGCATACGACGAGTACGAGGATATTAGGGTTTATATTCCATACACAGAACAAGAAATTAAAGCACAGGAGAAAATAAAGAAAGTATTAGAATGTAAGAAGTATCTTGCCGACACAGACTATATTGTGCTTAAAATTGGCGAGTGCCTTGCTGACGGGAATGCGGAAGAAGTAGCGGCGATTAAAACGAAATATGCCGAACAGCTTGCAAAACGAAAAGAAGCAAGGGATAAAATCAACGAATTAGAGGTAGAATAATGGCAACTATAAATTATAAAGATCCCGCAACTGGAAATTGGGTTGAAATTCCTACAGGCCTCGTTGGTACAGTTACAGGGATAAAAACTGGTAGTGTTACAACATCCCCGATTGATGGAATAGTGACTATACCTAATGGCAAAGATCAATATGGTGTGGTAAAAATCTCACTAAGCGCAGACAACTACCTTCATATTAACACCGATGGAAATTAATCAGGGGGTGTTATAATGGCTACTAATAAAATATATTTTAATAACCAAACAGCACCTATAATACTTAGAGGTGTTTATTATAACGGAACTAAAATTGAAGGGTGTAAAGGTATTAAACTTAATGGAACCGTTGTGGTTAGTTTTGGCGCATTAAACTGGTCTGATTATACTAATGCTTATAATGCCGTTTGGATCGACGGTGATACAACAAATTAGATGGCGAAAATGACTGCTGAAAACGAATTTGCGATTTGCAGATCTGCTTGGATGTTATATACAAGAAATGAGCTAATAAATATCGCCGGTGTGGAAATGTTTTTTAATTTTAATAGTGATGGTAGATTATACATTGGAGATGATGCAACTGCTCAGAACTGGATGGCGTTATTAGAATCATATACAGAACCGATAACAATGGCTAGCGTGCATAATAAGATACCACTTTACTCTATGTTGACAGGCCTCCCTCTTATTTATAAGAAAGAAGACTCTACGTTTGCCTCGACAAGGATTCTGAGTGGAAATGATGATGATAGTTATGATATAAGTTATAATAATGGTAAATGGACAATTGTTTTAGCAGATCTTTCTGTGATAAAAAACCAATATGACGAAACAATAACAGAGGATAATATAGCAAAGGCAATACACGACACCCTTGACGTAACAGCAACAGCGGGTAGCGGAAATATAACCATAACCGGTGCTGAAAATTGGGGAGAATTTGAATTTTTAGACGCTCTTTCCAATGTTTATGTGCCTGGCTTCGGTCCCTTTTATGATGACATTGGACCTGCGGAAGACGAATTATATCGTTTAGTTCCAAATGGTAATTTTCTTGCACAGTCGTATTGGAGAGTGAATATAACCTCATAGATTAGACTTAAAAATCCTTGGTTAGACACACTTAGTCCCTGCGATTTCTATATACTTACTGGATGGGGATTACAGTATATTCTCGATAAGACGGGAAGCACTATAGACGAGTATTTTGCACAGGGCGAAAATAATGCTGAAGTTAATATAACTTATTTTGACACATCCTGTTTTGCAGGTCTTCAATATCCGAATATTTTATGTAAATTAAACAGTTCTTACAGCGGCTTTTGTCCTGATTATATTTTTACCAGTGGTAATTGGGCAGGAATATATAACACAGTTGATTATGGAGCTCAAACTACAGCTCCTGTTTTTCCTACAGATTGTCCGTATTCTATAGGAGATTTAACACTGTCAGATTTAACTAATGATCTTCCTAGCGCAACAACAGAATGGATTGCTGACAATAGCTTGCAAAATGTCAAGGTGACATGCACTCTTAATCAAACCGTGGAAGCGAATTACAGGGATGGTAGTGATATAATTCCAGAAAGTATCGCAAGTGCAGTATTTGAACAATATGAACAAAATGATATTACATCCTTTCCATATAATAATCCATCAAATCCTACTAAAATAGTTGAGTACGTTTTGAAATTAAAAATGAGAACATATCCTTCTTATGCTACTAGTAATGGAGGAACGGGCGCAACAGCTGAAACTAAATGGTATCTTAATGTTTATGATCCATATAATGTCGGTGGTTACTATCCAGTTAAAAAGACAGAAACATCAACAGCTGGAAATATGTATAAAACAAATGTTAATTATACAGCACAGTAAAAATAATCGCAAAGGAGATTAATAATATGGCAGATGTAATTGTTGTAGATGATCATTTATCGACAAGCAGTACAAATCCAGTGCAGAACAAAATTGTAACAGCGGCGTTAAACGGAAAGGTTTCAGATGGTGTTTATGCGTCGAAAGATTCTTTCGGAACTGCTAAAATTTGGATTGACAGTTTAAATTATTTAAATATAGTTACAGAATAATATAATACAGGTGATAAATATGGAAAATATTATTATTTATATTATCTTCGGGTTACTTTGTGTTGGAGTATTGGCATATTTAATTGTGAATATTGTTAAATTCTCTAAAATGAAGCCCGAAGAAAGAAAAGAAATGGTTGTAACATATCTTAAAGGTTTGGTTGCCTACGCAGAAAAGAAATTAGGTTCTGGTAAGGGCGCGGAGAAATTAAAACTTGTTGAAGATATGTTCAAAAAAAAAGCACCGATGATTTATAAAATGCTTTTAAAAGCAACTGGTGTTAAAGATATTAAAGAATTAATCGAAGTCGCTCTTGCAGAAGTTAAGCGCGATTTTGTGAAGTGAGGTAAAATATGGCTTGTGGTTGCTGTGATTTGAACAGAATTAAAAAATTATTTGAAGAAAAACGCAAAAAAGAAGCCGAAGCAGCGAAAGCAGCAGAGGAAGAAAAAGAAGTTTTGAAAGAAGCCGAAGCTAAACCGATTGCTAAGCCTCGTAAAAAGAAAGTTGAAGTAAAAGAAGAAAAAACTCCTGAAGAGGAAGAATTGCTTTGATAACTCTTTTAGAGGAAAAACGGATAAATGATCGCTTTTATTTAAATTTTTCACTCGACAGCGTAAAAGATATGCGCGATTTGCCGCATCATAATAAACCATGGAAGTCAATTGGTTTTAATTATGGTGTGCCTCTTCCTGGTTCAACCGCTCTTCTTGAAGATCTTGGTGTTACATATTATCTTGGGAAAGATTAGATATGGCATCTCGTCGGAGAGGGCGGTGAATCACCAGAGGAATTAGAAAAACTCTTAAATGAAATTTACGATTAGATATCCGTAATGGGTGGTTCTATCCCAGAAAATAAAAACGTTGAAAATATTGTTCCGTCAATAGCAACAATTCCGCACGTTGAAGTGGAAGATGGTGTTGACACTATTATTTATGATGGAAATTTATATATATGAGGTGGCACTATGGCGGAAAAAACTGTTAAAACTATTTTTATATTAAAACATGGAACTCAATTTCAATTTGAATCAAATCATATTGTTTTGAGAGACGGAGAACCATCCTATACTACCGATACCCATATTTTTAAAATCGGTGATGGGAAAACGGAATGGAAAAATCTTCCCGCTATTTCTGGTAGCGGTTCTGATTTTAATGTTACACTTATAACTGGAGGGACTGCAAATGGCAACTGAAAAAATTCTGAATACCGTTATTCAATTGAGAAACGGTACAGCAGAAGAATGGGCTTCTTCCACACTAATTCTTAAACAGGCAGAAATCGGTATTGAAAACGATACTGGTTTGTTTAAAATTGGTAATGGTAAAGATTTATTTAAAGACCTTAAATATGCCAATGATATTAAAGGTCAAATTTCAAAATCTGAACACAGATATTTGGATATTGAAAAGGCAGAGGGTGATACAGATCAACAGGCGATAGATAAGGCAATCGCCGCATATACAGACTTTGGTACTGCAAGAAACGGCGATGTTTGTATCGTAAGAAAAGTTATTAGCGAGGGGCATTGGGAATATACGGCTTATGCTTACTCTAATGATGTTGGTGGTTGGATTGCTATGGATGGCAATTATAGTGCCGATAACGTATATTTTAGTGAAGATTTAGTTTATACGGCAGACATTGGCGTTCTTCATGTTCCTGCTTCTGGTTCTGGCACAATTGCTGCAAAAAATAAAAATTTGACTTCTGTAATTAAGTCCACAATCGCACAACCGGAAGATCCTTCTGTTTCGAACCCTGCAGCTCACGTAACATTAAATCAAGCTGGTTCAAAAGAAGCTGGTACAAAATTAGTACCTACATATACAGCTTCGTTAACCGCTGGATCTTATACTTACGGTCCTGCTACTGGAATTGTGGCAGAAACGTATAGCATAACCGATGGTGTTGAAGGGCATGAAGCTCAAACAACTGCTACTGGTTCGTTCCCTGAAATTCAGGTAACAGACGGTATGAATTACAAACTGTCTGTTTCTATTACACATAATGCTGGTGCTGTTCCGAAAAACAATGTCGGCACAGAAGTTCCCGCGAAACAAATTGCGGCTGGAACGAAAACAGCAACTTCCACTTCAATTACTGCTTACAGAAACAGCTTCTATGGATCTGTTACTGATAAAACAGCTGCTCTTGATAGCGCGGCAATTCGTGCGTTGAGCGGTAAATCAGGAAGAACAAATACAGCTGGTAATACATTTAATGCTTCCGAATCTGTTGGTGCGATGAGAGTTATTGTTGCGGTCCCTGCTCCTAGAACTTGCACATCTATTAAAGACGTTAACGGTCTTAATGCGGAAGCTTTGAGTGCTTTTACAAAAACAACTGTTAATGTTGAAGGTGCAAACGGATATGAAGCAAAAGTTTATAACGTATATTATAAAGACAATGCGGCCGCTTGCGATAAAGCGAATAATTGGGCTGTAACGTTGGGTTAAGGAGGAAGAGAATTATGTCTATGGAATTTGGTAAATTAAATTTCGCCGTTGGCTTTAATAGAACTTCCGCGTTTCCCCTTGATGCTAATAGCTATTTTGAAACTTATAGCGATGCCGAAAAGGCCGCTGCCGGTGCAGCAGAAGTTGGAAGTGCTGATAGTGCTTATTATATTGGTCAGCTTTTGATTGTTAAAGATGCTACAGTTGGCGTTGGTCTTTATCAGATTAATGCTGGTAAAACACTTACAAAGTTTGGTCAAGCCTCTAGTGCTGATGAACTTGCTGGGAAAGTAAGTGCGCTTGAAGCTCGTTGCACTACAATTGAGGGTAAACTTATTCTTGCAACATCTGAGAAAGATGGATTGATGAGTTCTGCCGACAAAGCAAAGTTAGACGCGCTCGAAACGAATTATGTTCAGAAAGACGGTGATAAAGTGCTTTCTGATAACAATTATAGCGCAGCGGATAAAGCGATTGTCGATGGTATCGAAGGAAAACTCGAAACTGAAAAACAGCGTGCTATGGCAGCTGAAAAAGAAAACAAAGACGCTATTGCAGCTGATGTTAAGAATCTTGCAGATAATTATTACAATAAGACGCAAGTAGAGGAAAAAATCGCTGGTAAAAAGACGGCTTATGTTTATCAAGATAAAGCAGACGAAACATATATTGCTGATTTAAAAACACAGGGTAAGTTTAATCTTGGCGATAATATTTATTTTAAAGCAAAGAAAGTTTCCGATCAGTGGGTTTCTGCAATTCTTGCAGAAGCTGATGCAAGCGGATATTTTTATGAATTATCTGACTTAGAGGTTGATCATCCAAGCCTTGAAGGTTATGCAACAAAAGACGAAGTTTCTGCTGTAAGCACGGCGTTAGATAAAGAAACAACTCGTGCCACTGGCGTAGAAAACGAAATTAAAACTTCTTTGCTTGAAAAAGCAACGACAGAGGCTTTGAACGCTGTTTCTGCAGAAGTTACAGCTATTAAAGCAGATTATTTGAAATCTTCTGATAAAACTGAATTAACAACTGCTATTGGTAAAAAGGCAGATCAGACAGCTTTGGATACTGCTAATACAACTATCGAAGGCTTGCAGACATCTGTTGGTTCTGCTACCGATACCGCTGCCGCTGATGGAAGCCTTTATGCTCGCATTGCGAAAGAAGTTGAGACGAGAACATCAGAAGATGCTTCTCTTCTTCAAAAGATTACTGCAAACGAAACAGCAATTACTGGTCTTCGCGGAGATCTTGGATTAAAGGAAGATACGTCCGATAAAGAAACTGTTTTTGGTAAAATTGCAAAATTGACAGAAGATATTGCCGCAGCTGGCAAAATCGATTCTGTTAAAGTAAACGGCGTTGCTCTTCCTATTGAAAACAAAGCTGTTGATATTACTATTCCCGATGCTCTTGTTAAATCGGTTGAAGAAACACAACTTTCTGTCAGCCAAGAGGGAAAATTAGGGATTAAAGCTGTTAATGTAAATCTCCTCGAACAAACAGAAGGAGATACATTGATTTTGCAGTGTGGAACTGCTATTAAATAATATAAATAGGTGGTATTTTTATGGCAGAAATTAAAAAAATTAATACTAGAATTTCTTTGAAATGTGATACATTAGCAAATTGGTCTAATGCTTCAAATCAATTTATTTTAAATAAGGGCGAAGTTGCTATTGCGCAAATCGGAGAAAAAGATATTGCTAATAAACAATTGCCCCCTATTATGTTCAAAGTCGGTGATGGCGAACATACATTCAATGAGCTTGATTGGACAAGTGCTCTTGCAGCAGATGTTTATGACTGGGCTAAAGCAGCTACTCCACAGGCAATTATCACCGAAGCGAGAAAAGGGCTCATCAGCGCAGATTCTGTCGTTAAAACTCTTAACGGTCTTAAAGGCGAACTTACTTTAAGCGGAGATGATACTTATTTCTCGTTTGAAGCGGCTGGCTCGACAATTACACTTAAATTGAGCGAAGCGGCAGCAGCTGTTCTTGGTTCTGGAATTACGGCTGATAAAGTTGCTAAATATGATGGATATGAAGCGACAATTAATTCTGTAAAAGCAACCGCAGAAGGTAAACAGGATCCAATTAAGGCTGGCACACATGTAACAATCGGTACAGATAAAGCAACGATTAATGCGCTTTGGCCCACAGCAACCGACGCTGGTTATGAAGGTATCGGGAAAGTTGGTACCGTTACTGGCGTAAAAATGAACGGTGGCGCGGTTAAGGATCCTGATACAGAAGGGGTTGTAGATCTTGGTGCAGTTGTTACTGATGTTAGCGGCAAGCAAGACAAAGCAATCGAAATCGAAGGAATTACGGCGAAAACAGTTGAGGGTGCTTTGTCGGAAGCTAAAAAGGCTGGTGCGGACGCAGCGACAGCTCTTAATACGTATAAGACGGATAATGACAAAGCACTTGCAGCTGTAAAGAAAACAGCAGATGATAATAAAGCAGCTATCGCGCAGATCAATACAGACCTTGGTGGACTTACTGGTGCAATGCACTTTGTTGGTACATCAACAACGGATCCTGTTGGCGAAACTGGTGCAACGGTAGAAGGACACACAACATTTAAGTCTGGAGACGTATGTCTTTTTGGATTTAAAGAATATGTTTATAATGGAACAGCATGGATCGAACTTGGTGATGAAGGTTCGCACGCTACAAGAGATTATGTTGATACTTCCGTAAAAACAGCGAAAGAAGCTGTTGAAGGTGAGCTCACAACAGCCGTTAGCACTCTTGAAGGTAAAATTACGACTGCAAAATCTGAAGCGATTACGGAAGCTGGAACTGCTGCAGACGGTAAAATTACAGAAGCTTTAAAGGCATATACAACAACAGAGGCTCTTAATGCAGAACTTGCAAAGAAGCTTGAAGCAAAAGATCTTAATGGATATGCTAAAGAAACCTATGTTGATACGGCGAAATCTGCGCTTCTTGGTACTGCAGAGGACGATGCAACAAAAGAAACAATTCATGGTGCGAGAAAACTTGCGCAGTCTGGTGTTGATGCTGCCGCTGCCGCACAGACAACAGTAAATTCAAAATGCACGCTTGACGAAGTAAAGGCACTTGGTTATACAACGAATGTTGGTACTGTTACTTCCGTTGCTGCTGGAACTGGCCTTAAGGTTACTGGAACTGCTTCTGTTACGCCCACTATCGAAATCGATACGGCTATAATCTTTGAATTAGATTGCGGTTCTGCGACAACTACTATTGCATAATTGTAAATTATAAAAGATAAAAGGAGAATTACAATGGTTAAATTTAATAAAAATATAAATGAATATGATTATATTTTGTCTTTTGATTTGGCAAAACATAACACAGGATATTCACTTTATAACCTTTCCGATAAAACCGTAATTCTCACTGGAATGATTATCGGAGAGGAAAAAGAAAATTATTGGTATGGACTTTATGAGGAGTTCGAGCATTTATTGCTCGGACTTTCCTCTAAGTTCGACAAAAATAAAATTTTTGTTATAAAAGAAAAATTGCCGACACAAAACGGTCGGTTCTCAACGATATCTACTTTGCAAGCTTTGGCACAAGTTCATGCTATTTTGGATATAGCTTGCGGTAATTGTGGTTTTGAATTTTATGATTATGACGGAATTCACTCTGTTTCCGTAAAAGCTTATTTTAAAGAACTTACTGGAATAGAAAAACCAACAAAAGAAGATATTGCTAATAAAATATCCTTTTTATGCGCGGAATATGACTTCTCTGGGCTTCCTTTAGATATCACGGATAGTTTGGCGGTTACGCTTACACTCGTCGATAGGAAGTGGAATAAGGACATTACAGAAGAGATTAAAAGCATAAATAAAGATATCAAAAAATTTAAATCTGAAAAAAAGAAGCAAGAATTGCTCAATTATATAAATAAATTAAATTCATTAAAAACAATAAAGGAGGGTGACTGAATATGGGAAAGCGCACCACTGTATATAATGCTGGTCTTACCGATAATTGGGACAGCGTTTCTAAAGAAAATAAAGGGTTGGTTGACTAGTTCGTTGAATATCTCGTATCGGTTAATAAAAGCCCTCAAACAATTCATCAATATCATGAACAGTTAAAAGTATTTTTCTGCTGGAATGAAAAGCATAATCAAAACAAATTTTTTGTTGACTTAAAGAAAAGAGAATTGATTAAATTTTTCGGTTATCTTTCAAACGATTTAAAAGTAAGTTCGAATAGAGTTTGTTCATTGCGTTCTGTTTTGAGCAGCCTTTCAAACTTTATTGAAAGAATTATGGATGAAGAATATCCTACGTTTAGAAATATTGTTAAAGTACTTGAGCCAATAAAAAAAACTTTTGTAAGAGAAAGACCTATTTTAACAATGGAACAAATTAAAGAATGTTTAGTGAAACTCGAAGAGGCGAAGAAATATCAGGTTGCTGCTTGCCTTGCTGTTTTAGCTGGAAGTGGTATGAGAAAAAGTGAAGTCATTCAAATGAAGATGAATGATTTTACTGAAGAAAGAATAATATATAAAGGATTAGCTTATGAATCTGGACTAATCAGAACAAAAGGCAGCGGAAAAGAAGGAAAGGTCATAACAAGAATTATTTTCAGAGACTTGGTTCCGCTTGATTATTATATTGAATTATGGAAACAAAAAAGAGAAGAACTCGGTATTAAGAGTGAATGGATGTTTGTCACATATCACGACGGTTCTTACCAACAAGCAAATGTTGCCACGATTAATTCGTTTGCGAGAACAATTGGAAATTATCTTGGGGAAGATTTCTTTCCGCATAACGTTCGGCATACAACCTCAACTGCTTTGGAGCTTGCTGGTTATCCGATTGATGTTGTTTAGTCTATATTTAGATGGGCAGATCCGAAGATGGTTAAGTATTATTCTAATATTACTCAAACAGAATCGTTAAATAATTTCTTTGATAAATTAATAGAACAAAAAGAAGAAAATAAAGAAGAATAAAAAGGAGATTAAGAGTTATGGAAGGCGTAGAGAATTTAAAAATTACTGATGTTTTGGATATTTGTGCAGATTATCTTGACAATCCGACAAAACAAGAAAATATCGACAATTTTGAAAATATGAAGCAAAAACTTGTTGTAAGGAAAATGTTGCCGCTTTTGTTTAAAGAAGATGTTTTAACAAAAGTTTTGGCATCTATTGAAAGTTATGGAGACGAATTATATGGTTATTGCTCCGCGCTCGAACTTTCTTTAACTTTTAATGCTTTGATGGCGTATACCAACATTGATTTGATGATTGATTCAGCATTAAAAGATTATGGTTATTATGATTTAATTTGGATGTCTGGTCTTGCAGATTATATTTTGGAATTCTGCAGAGACGATTATAACCATTTAAAAGAAATGGTTTATCAGATGTTGAATTTCTCGAATTTGAAAGAATTATTTAGCGCACTTCATGGCGTTGACACCGAAGCGTTGGATAGATTGACAAAAGAAGTCAATGAAACGAGAACAAATATCGATCCATCGATTATTGCAAATTTGGTAAAAGTTGTTGATTTCGTAGATCCGATGACAGCAACGGTGAAAAATTCAATTCAGGAAAATGTTGCAAAAGCCGTTGAAGAATATAAAAAACAACAGAAGAACGGAGAAAAGAAATAATATAAGGAGGTAATTGTCCTATGGCTTTATCATAGAAAGATGTTCATCTTGATTTAGGGTTATTGAAATCTTTAAACAAAAAAGATTTGGAAGATGCTTTAAAATATTTAACTGAAAATCTTGAAAGGATTTTTAAAAGTAATATAGAAGAAGTTTATAGGATAAATACTTCGATTTTAAAAGGAAATTACGTTCCATTAGAGGAAATGTTATCTGCTGTTACAGTAGTATATGATATGAACCCTCCCTCTTGTAAAATATACATAGACGAAGATAAAATCACTTGGAAAGATTCTAAAGGCGAATCTGTACATAGTATTCCTTTAAACAAACAATATTATGATGGATTTGTTACAAAAGAAGTTAAAACTTTAAATGAATATTGGATGTTGCCCATATCTTCGATACAAGAAGAATCTTGGATTATTGATAGAACTTATAAGGGAATAGTAGAATTTATTCAAAAAGAGTTTATTCAATATATTTCTAACAAATTAAGGAGGAAATAATAATGGCGGATAAAAAGGAAATTGAAATTAAAATCATATCAGATAATAAAAATCAAGATGCTAAAAATTCTGTAGAAAAAAAAATGGCAACTACGGAGCAACTTGAAGCAGCCCGTGAAAAATATGGTAAACCGGTAGCCCCTGTTAAAAAACCTATCACAATAGTTCGTGCAAAAACAGAAAAAGACGTAACAGGGGCTATGCAAAAAGGTACTCAATTTATTTTTGTAGAATCAGATCCTTATGAGAGCGAGTAGGAAGGGCACGGATACACACCTACTGCTAAAGATATTGCAAAATTTGCAAAAAAAGGCGGATACTTAAAAAGACAAATAAGCACAACGCAATTGATGAGTTTTCTTGATACGAGTTACAAAGAGACAGGCGAAGAGATAAAAGCTGTTCAGACAGAGATAGAAAGACTTGAAAAATTAGAAAATAAAGATGATAAAACAACATAGTATTTAGAGAGATTAAAAAAAAGATATATTAAATTAGCTGATAAAAGTGAGAATATGGGTGCAAAAAGCCCCATTGGTAATTATCTTCACAGATTGGTCGAATTACAGATTAAAAATAAAATCGATTTAAATGATATTGAGGCAACTAAAAAATATTTACATGAAAATATACAAAAAGACAATAAACTATCTGGGTTAAGAAATAAAGATAACGCATGGTTAGAAAGAGCAATAAATCAAGCAAGAATAGAATACAAAGCTGCTAGTGATTTGGGTATGATAGCTCCGGAAACTAAGGCTGAAAAATCAGGCGGTATATTTACCAGAGTTGATCATCCAGACGGGAAATATCATTATGAATATAGTGGTATGGCAATAGATTTATTGGCAAAAGATAAATCCGTAGATTATAAATTTAGTCAACAATACTCTGGTTTAAAATATGGTGGACAAGCGGTTAGAAATGCTTTAATGGATGCCATTTCTAAGGGGCAAGTGTCTGGAGAAATGATTCCTAGTTATATAATTCAACAACCAGTAAATAGGGGAGGAAAGAAGGGCTATGGGAAAGAACAACAAGCACCCACCGTTTACGAGGTTTCTACGGGAAGCGTAGAAGATGCTGCGGAATTTAACTAGGCGATTTATCAAGCGTTGTATGAAAAAGAAATACTAGAAGATCAATTTAAGAAAGGTTTGATAACTTTGGAAGAAATGGAGGAAAGAATTAAGCCTTTAAGAGAAAAAGCAATTCAATTACTTTCACCGGGAAAAGATGGGTATAGATTAAAAAAAGTTAAACAATATTATCAAAAGCCAGTTATAGATGAAGCCACTGGAAAACAAGCCATTGATTTAACAACAGGAAAGCCGAAAACAACAACAGAATCCTTTGAAACGATTGGTGGAACAAGCGTTGCTGACTACTTGGTAAATGTTTATCATAAATATTTAAATAGTCCAGCTGCAGAAAAATAGGCGTTGGATTTTGTTATGAGAACAACTGGAGAATATTTAAATCATTTGCGTAATTCTGTAAAATATATTAAAGATACTGATGCAAATGTATTTTGGATGAACGCATTTGATATTGATGATAAGCTTGATTGGACAACTCAGGCAATTGGAGGTATTGAAAAATATTCTCCAAGAAGAGAGGGTGACAAACTTCTTACTGTAAATAAAAATGGTGAATTAATAACAATCCCTTATTCAGAAGATAAATTCGAGCGTGGTCTAGTAGATTATTCAGTTGAATATCTTCCATATACAAGAGAAGAGCAAGATGCACACGAATATGATGATTCTTGGGAATTTATCGGATCAGAAGAAGATATAGAAAGGTTTAAAAAAGATCAACAATCTCCAGATGCACCCATTTTTGCTGGTAATAGATTGGCTAAATTGATTAATTATTATCCAAAAATGTTGAGAATTGCAGAAGAAGAAGTTAAAAAAAGAGGAAAAGGAGAAGATCCTTAGCAATTTATAGAAAAATATTTGGCCATGAGATACGGAGAGGATTATTCCTCTGATATATTTTATAGAAGTGAATAGTTATACAAAGATGTTAAAAGCAGAGGCGGCTTCGGAGATCCGATAGATCCATCTATATTGGCAGAGAACGAAAGACGTATAGCAGAAGCAAAAAGACGTGGGGTTAATCCGAAATTAGAAACTGTTTTTAGCGGAACTATGGAAGAAATAGCCGAATAGGTAATGGATTATCTTATTTCTCAGTTAAGTAATATTAATGATGAATTAAATTTAAGAGATTAGATTTATGAAGTTCAAAAATCCTCTGGTGGAAGATAGGCTTTATTATAGTCTTTTATGGGTAAAGAAAATTATGGTTTTTTGTCTGATGTGAAAAATATTTAGCAAGGATATAAAGATCCATCATTAAGTTTATTAAAATCTCTTGCCTTTGGAATAACTCCCAACGAAAATGTATTTCAAAATGATAAGAGTATATATCAATCAAAAAGATCATCCGCTTATCAATTTTCAGACAGTGATTATAATAGTTTAACAGATTTAGCTATGTCACAATTAGTTGGCAGAAAAGTAAATTCTCAAATGGCGTTTAATCGGATATTGAGTAAATTTGCAGAGAAAAGGAAGATATCTCCAAAGAGAATACAGCAATTACAAACTTAGATAGAAGAAGATGCAAGAAAAACAGGCTTAGATCCGTTTGAGCTTGGAGGATTAGGATATTTTAAGCAAGATAAATATAATGATTATCAGGATTTTTCTAAATTTTTTAATAAAGATTTTATTGAAATATAGAATAAATTGCTTTACGAAGCTTTAAGCAAAAAAGGCTATACCTTATTGGATTTAGAAGATAAAAAAAATGAATTAAAAAAACAAAAAGAATATTAGGTTAAATTTGCGACTGATATTCAAAATGATTTCCGAAGTATGTGGGAAACATAGGATGCCGAATTTTAGGAATATAAAGCATATCAAGAACGTATAAGACAAAGAAATGAGGAAATACAAAAATTAAATAGAGCTTTAGATGAACAAGGCGAGCCAATATTTGATGTAATATCATTTAGCGATGGTACGGAAGGTGAATTATATACACCGAATAATTCTTAGATTGAAGCTGCTAATATTCAAAAAAATGCAGAAGAATCTAAAAAACTTGAAGAATCCTCTAAGAATATTGCGCAAAATATTATTGATACTGCAATAGATAATGCTGTAAAACAAGCAGAGAATATTGCGTCGGAAAATTTGACAAAAGAAAAAACCACAGAAAATAAAATTAATAAAAGTGTTAAGAAGAAACAGTATTTAAAACCCGAAGTTAATATACCTGTGTAGAGTTCGGAGGATTCTTATCAAGAAGAAAATAAACCTGTTTTAAAAGACGGTGTTTATATTTGGTCTAGAACTGGTAGAAGATTATCCGCAAAACAACTTTCTTCACGTGGTTTACAAAATAATCCTCCTTCTGGAAATATTCAATATTCTGGTGGTCCAATTCCAGTTTATCCAGCTGGTCAAGGTGGGGAATTAGATCCAAATAAAACATATAGAGAAACTGGTATAACGGTTGATGCCGAAAATAAGATAGTAAGTAGAACTTTAAAAGAAGTTCAAAAAAGACAAAGTAGCAATAAACGCGGAACGCCTCAACTTGATGTAATTAAACAAATCAAAGAAGACACCGGAAAGATTGTCAATATAATGGAAAATCAACCTGCCGGAGGCTCAATTACTATAATAAGGTAGGATGAGCCATCTTCTAATGGAACTTCTGACGGTAGTAAGAAAGGCAAATCCAAAGAAGATAAGCAAAAAGAAAAAGAAGAAAAGTAGAAGCAAAAAGAAGAGAAACAAGCCGAAGCCCAAAGAAAAAAAGACAATCAAGAATATGCGAAAGCTTTAAAGACAGAATACGATTATCGATTGAAGATTGATGATGCAAGACGTAAGTCAAATATAACTTCTGGTAGAGAAAGAAAATCTTAGCAAGAATTTATAAAAGTTGCACAATAGCAATTAAAAATAGCGCAAGTAACAGCTCAAGAAAAAAGAAAGGCTGTTACAGATAAAGATGCTGCACTTATTGAATCTGGTTTACAAGGTCAATTTTCTGTTAAACGTGCTGCAATGTACACAAAAGATAAAGGTGCACGTAATATATTCGACCTTATGGGCGATGACATCAAAAGAGCTTTCTAGAGAATTACAGATTTTGGTGTGGCTGCTCGTATTTTAAATAAAGTCCAAAAAGAAATTGCTAACGTATATCAAAATATATTAAAGCTCGACGAAGCAATGACAGATATTCGTATTGTGACCGGAGTGAGTGTTGACGAAGCAAATTCTTTAATGACAAGTTATAACAAACTTGCAAAAGAACTTGGCACAACAACAACTGAAGTTGCAAAGTCTGCAAGCGAATGGATGCGTCAAGGCTATACTGCAAGTGAATCTGTTAATCTGATTACTTCTTCCGTAAAACTTGCTCGTCTCGGCTTTATGGATATGAGTTCTGCGACAACATCGTTGACGGCTGTTCTTAAAGGTTTCAATCTTCAAGCTACCGAATCATCTGAGATTGTTGATAAACTTACGAAGCTCGATGCCGAATACGCAACCACGGCTGGCGATATTGCCACGGCGTTGTCTAGAACAGCGGCAGTTGCTAAATCTGCAAATCTCGATCTTGACCAAACAGCAGCAATGCTTACTACGATTATCGATATTACACAGCAAGACGCTGGCAGCGTTGGTAACGCATTAAGAACCATTTTATCAAGATATGGCAACGTTAAAGCTGGCGTATTTTCTGGAATGGCGGAAGACGGCGAAGACACTTCTGAAAGCCTAAACGATGTTGAGAAAGTATTAAATGCTATTGGTATTTCAATTCGCTCAACCTCAACGGAAATGCGCGGGTTTGATGAAGTTCTCGATGACTTGGCTGAAAAGTGGGATAATTTAAACGATGTAGAGAAAAATGCGGTTGCTACTGCTATGGCAGGGACTAGGTAGCGAAATAGCTTCATTGCTTTGCTCGATGCGTATAATACTGAGTACCGCGACGCGCTTGAATCTTCCCGTACATCTTCTGGTACAGCAGATGAAAAATATGCCGCAGTTATGGATAGCATTGCTACTTCTATGCAAAGAATACAAACTGCGTGGGAAAGTTTTTCACAAAAACTTCAAGCGAGCGGATTTGTAAAAACATTCTTTAAAGCAATTGCGGGCGTTGTTGAACATATTGATAAGATACTTCCAAATATTGTGGCGATGTTGACGGCTATTGCTGGAAAACACCTTCCTACTATAGGGATGAAGGTTCAAGGTTTATTCAGCGGCGGAAGTCGTATGGGGAGAAACATTAGAGCAGCTTTCGGACGCAGTGGATCATTTGAACAAGAGAGTTTAAAAGAGCTCGCAGAATATAAAAAAGGACTTGGTTATAAAGATTAGGAGCTTTCTGATGCAGAAAGAAAAGCACTTGGTTCTGGGTATCAAGAAAATACTGCGGACGATAAAACGGCTTCCAATACCGATTAGATTAAATCCGATGTTTCTGCTATAAAGGCTTATTTGCAAAACAAAAAAGCAGGGGGAGCTGCCAGTCCGAATACTGGAGATGATGCAAATCAAAACATAGAAGCTGGTGGCGGTCGCAAAATTCCTGCTGCAAAAGGCAAAACCAAAGGAACGAAATTTTTGAAAAACGCCAGAATAGCTTCTGGGATTACAACCGGAATAACTTCTGGACTTTCTTCTGGAATGACAGCTAATTATGGAGATTTTACAAGTACAGTAGATAAGGTTAGTACTGGTCTTGCGTCTGGTTTGCTTTCTGGTATTGGAACAGCAATTGCTGGTCCAATCGGTGGTATTTTAGGTAATATGGGCGGGCAGTTAATTGGGCAAGGACTTTATCAATGGTTTCACGCTGATGAAATAGCTCGCCGTAAACGTGTTGACGAAGCTAAGAAACAACTCGAAGCCATATAGAAAGTAGAATCTGCAATTACTTCTGCTGAAGAATTGACGGGTAAAGATAGAAGCGAATGGGGTTCAGAAGAGTATAAACAAGAAAAAGAATTAATCGATTAGATGCGTTTTGGATTGCAAACTTCAAGTTCTTTGGTTGAAAACTTCGCAAAACTTTCTGGCGCATCTACAGAAGCTTCTGATTGGATTCTTAAGTTGTCTTCAGATTTAACAAAGCTTGATGAAAGCGTTGTTGCAAATTATCGTGCGGCTCAAATTTTGACGGAAGCACAAGAAACGTATAAGGCTGGCGAAGAAGATCGTGCAGAATTATATGATAAGCTTGGCAGTGCAGAATCTTCTATGCTTAATCAGATTCAAAATATGGATTCTGCTTCTTCTGAATATCTTGAAAAACGTAAAGAATATGAGAGCGAATATGGAAGAACAGTTGAATCTGGTATTGCCTCAATGCAACAAGCGCAAATGCAATTAGATGCGTTTACTGATGCGTTGCACGAAGGATATATGAAAGCCGCATTTTATTCTTCTGGCGTTTCTCAAATGTCCTCTGCGGATATTACTGGAGCAAGTCTCGATAGAGTTGTTGCTGAAGTTGCTCGCGCTTGGGCGGCGAGTGATGCTACTGCTTTGGTATTTGCTAATGGAACACTTTTAGAGAGTGCAAGAAAGCAAATTATTGCGTATTTAAAAACACAATCTGATTTTACTTCATTAACAAAATCTCCTGGTGGAAGTCTTAGAGATATTATGGGTGCCAGAGATGAAATTGGTACATATCTTCAAAGAACTAATGGAGATTACGAAAGACTTAAAAATATTGTCAATCAACAAGATTTTAAGAAGATACGTGAATTTTTCGGATATGATGCAGAAAATACAGAAAACGATTCATATATTAAAGATTTGATTGATCAAATTAACAAAGCAGATCCTTCTAATATCGAACTGATTGCACACGGTATGAATATGACCACTGAGCAAGCGGAAAATTTGAAGGGTGTTATTGGTTCGATTAGTCTTGAAGACATATTAAATGGTGCTGGTAAATTACTTGATAAATTTGAAACATTGAATGGCATCCTTGGAGATATTAGCGAAGATTCTATTCTTTCTCCAGAAAATATAAATAAAGTTGTTTCTACATTCCCAGATTTATTTAAAGAATTTGATGAAAATGGCAATTTTACTGGAAATATTTCTTCTGGAAACATTATTGGAAATTTGGCAAAATTAGTCACCGATCCAAATGGTGCTCTCGCCACAGCATACGCTGGTTTGGCAGCAAAAGGATCTTTAACTGATAAAAACAAATGGAAAATATTTCAGGATAGTGCAAAAGCAAATCAAAAAACTCTTGGTATTACAGATGAACAGCTTTCAGATATTATGACAGCAAAAGACTTTAATAGTCAAGCACAATTAATGCTGAATAATCAAAACTTGATGGCAGAGTGGGCAAAAATAGTTACTGAAACAACTGGTGTAGCTGATTATGCTGAACAAGTAAGAAATATATTAATTGAAGCAGAAAACAAATCTTTGGAGAAGCAAATCGACAATTTACAATCTATTAAAGATTCAATTGGAGATATAAATAAACAAAGAGAGAAAGAGCTTGATTTAATAAAGGCTCGTGATGCGCTTGAAAATGCAAAGAAAGAAAAGAAACTTGTTTATCGGGCAGGTATTGGATTTGTTGCTACGTCAGATTCTTCTGCAATATAGGAAGCTCAAAAGAAAGTTGACGATTTACAGAATCAACAAACTCAAGAAGATTTGCAATATCAAATTGATTAGTTAAATCAACAAAAAGCTATTCTTGAAGCGATTCAAAATGATCCGAAGATTGAATCTATTAAAAATTCTGTAAAAGAAATAGAAGATGCTTTGTCTAAAGGTGGAGACGGAACAGTACTTGGTTATTTACAAATGCTTAGCACTGATACATTTGTTAATAATATAAAAAATGCAATTAAAGAAAGTGCTAAAGAAAATACACAAGACGTTTTAAACGAAGAATATATATCTTCTTTAAAAAATTATAATAAATCTGTTACGGATTACTAGGGTTGGCTTGACACAGAGGCAAGAAAAGACGAGAGCGGAAATTCTGTATACTGGAAAGATATCCTTAATAATACGGCAGATCGAGATTATTCTGCGGCGAAAGAATAGGCGGAGTCTTTTAGAAAGGCAATAGAGCAAAACAGGAATGATGCTGCTTCTAAAAAGAAATCTTCTATATTGTCCTCTGAATAGATTTCAAAAGAAATGAATGGAAGCTATTATAGCCCAGAAGCTGGAATAGATGGTTTAATGAATGAGAAAGGACAGTGGAATCAAAAATTAGAGGATGCCTCTAACACGTTTTTGATTTCAGCGGATGGCGTAGAAGGTTAGAAAAAAATGGCTTTTTATGCTCGTTTATTAAACGAAGAAATAACAGATCCTGATTTTATTTCAAACCAAATAAATAAAGATTTTGAAAATTCCGCTTATATAGCAAAAAGAAATGGAAGCGGGTTTGAAAGATTCCAAAAAGCAAAAGATTTGAACAAGAATTATACAGAATGGAGTAAAATTCCTGACGGATATATGATTATAAACGTCGATCATTTAGATGATATTGCATATAAAGATGGTGGAAAGCTGTTTTAGGTTTCTACTAAATATTATAATGATGGCGATTGGAAAACATTTGGAGACTTCGCCCTAGACTTTCACAATTCCCCAGATAATGAGTCTTATTAGAAAATAGAAAAGATGAAGGAATATGCGGATAGTCATGGAATATCGTATAATTATCTTCATAATGCTAAGGGAACTTACAATACTCTTCCTGGGAATCATCAAATAATTAATGAACTTGGTACAGAGGCTATTGTAACACCACAAGGTACGCTTACATCACTTCCTTCTCATTCTGGTATTGTTCCTGCCGATCTCACAAAGAATTTGTTTGCTCTTGGCGAAATTGCTCCAAATCTTATTGCAACTCTTCGCAATCAGATGCCAAATGTTTCTAAATCGAATTCTACTAACAATGATAATTCTACAAATATCGGAACCGTTTATGCAACATTTAATGCTGATAGCGGATTTGATATGAATAGATTTATGATTGATTTGCGTTCTGCCGCTGGCAACACAAGACACAACAATTAAATAAAATAATGAAATAACGCGGTTGAAATATATCGCGTTATTTCAAAATAAATATATAAGGAGAAAATACATGTATTATTTGGATTACGCAAAAAAAGTTGGAGACAGATATATTTTAAATTTTTTTGCTGATACAGCTGAAGATATCGCAGACGTTCCGACAGATACGCCGTATATTACACGCAATGGAACGAATTATGGTGTTCCGCTTGAAACATCTATCGTTACCGTTATCGAAAACGATGTTCGTAAAAATTATGTTCTTCAAAACGGTGCTTATATTGCTGGCGGCGATGTTCCTTCTGTGCTTGGAACACTCGAAGCGACAGAGAACAAAACATATAAAGCTTCCGACGAAGACCTCGAAGGATATTCTACTGTTACTGTAAACGTTCAGCCAAAGTTACAATCGAAATCTGTTACGGCAAACGGTACTGTTACGCCTGACGCTTCTTATGATGGTCTTTCGCAGGTTACGGTTAATGTTCCCCCTACAACTCCAAAATTACAGGCCAAAACAGCTACAGAGAATGGAGAAGTTACTCCAGATAGCGGGTATGATGGGTTATCAAAAGTAACAGTAAACGTTCCAGCAACGGCACCGAAGTTGCAAGCAAAAACAGCAACAACAAATGGCGTTGTTAAACCAGATGCTACTTACGATGGTTTGTCGCAAGTAACAGTAGACGTTCCTGCTACTCCCACGGAAACAAAGACGGTTGAGCCGAATTTCTCGAAGGGTAGCGAGGTTCTTACACCGACAGAAGGTAAAGTTTTCTCTTCTGTAACTTTAACAAAACCCGCTACGTTGCTTCCCGAAAATATTAAAAAGGGAGTTATTATTTGTGGTATTGAGGGTACTTACGAAGCCGCTGGCGCATAATTGGTGATGGATTATGAAAAAATCTAAAAGAATTCTTATGATGATTGGTTTTTATTTCCTTTCATTCACTTGGGGATTCATAATGAGTTTCATTGGGTTATTTGTCGTTTTAGGTTCGTGCTTAATTACAAAAACAAAACCAAAGAGATTTGGTTTGTGTACGTATAATATTATTGGTGAATATTGGGGCGGATCTAATTGGGGGTTTGGTTTTATCAGCGATAGAAGGTCTCCAAAATCGACTTATTGCCACGAGCATGGTCATGGTTTACAAAATATAATTTTGGGACCGCTTATGCCGTTTATTGTTTGTATACCAAGTGCTGTCAGATATGGGCTGTTTGATTGCGATACAGATAAGGATAAAATTAAGTTTTTATCGATTTTCTGTAGTTTGTTCGCTTTGGCGTTCTTTGTTCCGATGATGATTGGTATATTTACAAGTTGCTTGCCAGTAATCATTGTGTCCGGTATTTTGTTTTTATATGCTATCATTTTGATTATTTGGCTTGTATTTTTCGAAGCACCGAAACACAAAGGCAGATTGCACCCAGATTATGATTCCATCTGGTTTGAGGGGAATGCTACTCGCAGGGGAACTGCGTTTATGGAAAAGTATTTTCCAGAAGAAATTTATAAAGTTAATAAATAAAATTTAATATAAAAGTGGTTTGTGATGTTACACTTTAAAATAAACATCTCACCAATAAGTTTGGGTGTGGCGAGTGAGATACCTCCCGCCCGCCACAACTCAATATAAAAATAAAAGAGGAGGCAAAAGATTATGGCAGTTTTTAAACCGACAAATTGTTCGCCGTATTTAACAGCTTTTGATATTACATATTTGGACGAAGGACCAATTTATTTTCAATGTAAAATAGATACGTCAAACACAAATATTGACGGATATGCTATAACTGTTTATGATAGTGATAATCATCAAATTTTCCCGTTTAGTGGAAACGCAGTTGATAATATATCATATATCAAAGATCTTCATTATGATACAACGAAGAATGGATCAATTATTTCTGATGATGGAATTTCTGATTTAAACACTGGTTTAAACGGAAGTTATTTAAAAATTCCTTTTGTTGTAAACAATGGCTCGAATGGTAGTGATAAATTAACAGAAACAACGAAAAAAAATGTTGTTGTATATAATATAGACGAAGATCCTAAAATAACAGATAGTTCGGGAAATCCCATTAAGTTACGCAACGGAAACCAGTATAAATGGACAATAACTTTATATTAGCTCGGACAAACAGCTGTCGATAATAATAAGTCTAGACCAGAAGAAGATAAGTATTATGACATGACGGTCGCTTCTGGCAAAATTCTTGGATCTACCAATGAAAGAATTCAAAGCTATCCGAGCGATCAAATTTATAATGATTATTTTATACAATTGTATAATGCCCCAGATGTTCAGGTTAATTCTAATTTTTAGATTACAACAGGAGTTGCAGGATCTGCAAAACAAGTTGGAACAAGAGTTAGAATTAAAGATTACGATTCATATCTCGGACACATGTATTTACAAACTGGACAAGATGGTTTGTCTGAAGAAAATTTAAATATATCAAATGTTTTCCAAGTTTTTAAAATGAGCAACAACCCAGATGATTTGGGCACAAAAGACAAAGTTGATTTTTGTATTAACAAAAAATATTTTGTGCCAAAACATTTTCAAGGTTCAGAATCTGATTCGTCGGCATCATATTTAAATCAAACATTTGTTATTGTAAATGTTACTGGCTCAAGTGCTTCTGAAACTTTGGAAAATGTGAAGAATGTTTATAACAAACCATTTTTTGAAAACACTGAAACTTTGTATGAACTGTCTGTATCTGATAAATCTTATAAATATTGCTAGAAAATCTTTAGTGATTATAACAAAGATCAGTCTCCAACGGTTATATTTGGTTAGTCAAGAGTTTTGTTAAATACAGAAAATGATAACCACGAATTAAATGACAATGGAACTGTAGTTGATTCTAAAAATTATACGCCAAACGAAAAGGAAGATAGTTATTCTAAGTTTAATGGTATATGGATTCCAAAAACACCGACTGTTGAAAAGATTGTAGAACATTAGAATGAGGGTAAATACACCGGAGCAGACTATAAAATAACAATTCAATGGTATCGTTCTTCCGATGCTGATACATGGGGAGAAATTACAAATAAAGTCGTTTTAGATACCAACAACTCCAACAGTAGTTATGATCAGTTCGCTGGCCAAAATATTCAAGCGTATACTTCAGTGCAAGAGGGAGAGCAAGTTACAATTGGTACTATTAATGATACGCCTATAAAATTTAAGCTTGAAAAGCCTGTTGAAATTTATCCAAATAATCCCAAAGAACACAATTATGGGATTATTTACAAAAACAACATGTAGTTGACATCTGAAACGGGTGAGACTATAGGTGGGACCATAAGTTTCATTTCGCCATCTATCGCTATATCTGTTGGAGATAAAATATTCAAGAAAGATGATTTTTCCTCGGACATTATATTTCTAGATAAAACCGTTTGGGCAATCGGACAAAAGTTAAATTTAAATTTCAAAACAAATGATTTATATTCAATTAAAACATTTTTCCGTTCGAGCAGCGAAAATCAATTTAGTTTATACGAACGTCCAACTGTCAATTTGGAATTATATGGTGTTTCTGGCGGTGCAAAAATAATAATCAATAGCAATAATACGTGCGAGATTTATGAGAGAAGTATTTTTGCATAGGCTATTTATAATCAAACAAATTTGGTTCAGTGGAGAAACTATCAATGGTTTCTTTATGATGTTCCCAACATTTATAAAAATGATGAAACTGGTGAAACCGATAAAAATAAATATGATACTGCGGCGTAGTCTGCTTTGACGAAATATTTAAACCCGAATGATCTTATTTTGCAATCAGAAGTTGGTTATGATAAAGAGATAAAATATACGTTTTATGGTTTGGCAGAAGAGCACCATTGGTACATTATATCACTCGTTTTAACAGATCAATACGGAACGATTATTACAAAGAAGGTTGCCGTTTATACATAGTTTGATGTTGTTTTGGAACAAAATAAAGATTGGGTTAATTATGGTCTTCGGTGTGATTTAACTGGCGTTGATATGTGGTTCACTGATAAATATGGTTATATATATCCGAATTTGGGCGATAGAAACTATTTGATAGAAACCGATAATAATTATAAAGATAATCCAAAAGGTGTTAAATACGATGGCAGTGTTATGATTATACCTGATGAATCAGAAGGTGTTTTATATGACAGCGTGTATAGCAACGACGGATTAAGCTCTTAGAATTCTCCATCTAAACAAAATTTAACCTTTGATCAAACAAAGGGCATTGAGTTTACGACGAGGGTTACAATAGATAGCTATCAATACTCAGCAGAATTTCTAAACGTTGTTATTAATACAGATGGTGGAAATACAAAGAATTTGGTTTTGAAGCCAGGAGATTTATATATAAGTTCTACTCAATGGCCAAATGGTTATAAAGTTGGTTTCCCGAATTATGAATGTTATAAAATTGGAGATTATGCCATAGGAAAGAATCCGAATATATATGTTTATGGGAATGTAACAACCGATTTGTTTCCTGCTTCTTATAATTCTTATATTAGATCTAATAATTACTACATATCTTATGTTCCTTCGAACGTAGTTCCTCTTGGAACCAATCAACTTTCTATAAATAATTCAAATTCTTGGTATTTTATTAATTATGATGAGGAAAATAGCGTTAAAGATATAATAAGCAATAAACCGATAAAGATAAATAAGATGATTTATACTTTAGACGATTCAGATGGATTAAAGAACAAAGATGTATTTTATAATTTGCCAATATTTATAAAGAATGATTTGTCTTTAAGCGAGAAAACAATAGAAAGTTTACCTACCGGAACTAAGATTTATAGTTTTTGGATGGATAAAAATGATGAAATAATTATACCAACAGTAGTTGCTATAAACGAATCTGCCAATGCTGTTTACTATTGTTATAGAAAAGTTAATAATCATCAAGAAGATATATCAGATAATATCTGGGAAGATACAAACGAAAAAGGCGAAGATAATATTTGGGAAGATGAAATCACGGTAGAAGATACTCAATCTGAACATTTAAAAAATCAAGACGGTTCGTTGAATACGATTAGAAATCGTTTGTATAGTAAGGTTTTATAGTTTTATGTTCAGTGGAGCGGCAAAGAAAGCGACAATATCACATACGGAATTGACGGGAATGTATCGTAGAGAGTAATAAATGTTGATTCGGAATTGTCGTTGACTTCTGTTAATCCAGTTGAGAACAGGGCGATTACAACTGCTTTAAATTCAAAATTAGATGCAACAACGTTATCTAATCAGAACACATTTGGCATATTTAAATGTTATACAGATCAATTTGGTATATTAACTTTTGTTACTGGGGAGGACGAAAATGGCTAATATTAAGATAGGTATAAGTAGCGGCTATAAATCACAAGATTTTGGCAAACCATCAAGAAAATCAAGAGTTTCTTATTTATATGCTTATAACAAAGATGAATCTTCTCCGTCAAATAGAAATTTCCCAGCAATTTCTTCAAAGAAAAAATATTCTGAAATTACGCAAGATCAAAACAAAGACTCTTTTTTATTTGCGTTGAACTATACAAATGAAAGTGTTGATGATTTGCGAATGCCGTTCCCAGATGGAATTGTTTCGAAAGAATTAAAAATGGTTCCACAAAGATCTATTTATAAAAGAGAAGTATGGAGAGATGATAACAACAATGTGTATTATGAAAAAATATTACACCCGGTTGTTTTACAAAACAATGTTTCCCGTGTTATAGATTATAATATAACAACAAACAGAAATTATGAATATATAATTTATTTAACGGATCAAAATGGAGGGAAAGCAATTCAAAGAGAAATACATTTCCCGATCACAACAAAATGGGATTATTGGTCGATTTCTGAATTACACAAAACAACAGAACAGAATGTTTATACAACATCTGAAAACGAAACTTGGTTATTCAAATTTAATGTTGAACCTGGGGAACAACAGCAGAATATTTCTAAATCACAACAAGATACACTTGGTAAATACCCCGCTTTTTCTTATGGGAAAAAGAATTATACTACAAGTTCTGTTTCTTGTTTGCTTGGCTCAGAAATGCTGCCCTTTGACTTTTTAACAAGGAATTATGTTCTTGTAAGAAACGAAGACGGTAGTGTTTCATGGGGTTTAACGCAAAATGCCAGCGAAGTATATGGCGGATATACAGAATCTCGTTGGAAAAAATTATTAGACCAATGCGGCATAGACGAACGCGTTGTTAATGTCTTTGACACAAAAATTACATCTAATGATAGCGTTGACATGTTGAATGAGTGGAAGAAACTGTGTAATTCTTGGAATCCGAAGCTTTATAAGAATTCCAAAGGTCAATCGTTTATTATACAAATAACCGAATTTTCAAATTCGATTAATGAATCTTGGGATAAGTAGCCGATAACCATTAATTTTAGTTGGACAGAAATTGCAGATGCAAGTAATGCAAGAGTAATACAAACAACCGAGTTCACTATTGATACAAGCGGAGGTGTTTCTGGTGGAGGAGATGAGCCAGTGATGGATTATAATATTCTTTTGAATAAACCACGGATAAACGGTGTTGAATTGGTTGGAAATAAGACAGATAAAGATTTGTATTTGGAAGCAGAGGGCGATACTAGGTCTATTTCTGAGACAAACCCTTCTGTAAAATTAGACAACAACATCACTTATAATCTTGGTTCTATTAATGGATTAACAACAACATTTGGTAGTATTAATGATGAATACTATAAAAATCGCCAGTGTTCACAGGCGGAAATTAATTTTACTGCTGCAAGTAATTTCATATATACGCCGCCAGAAAACACAACTATTATAGGTGGAGATGTTGAGGGCGGAAAACTTAGTGCTAAAAAGGGCACTTCTTACAACATAGGATTTGGATATGTTGACAATGTTATGTATGCCGTTTGTGGCATTAGATAAAATATAAAAAGGAGAGGTAAATATGATTTATAATTCATCTTAGTTTTCTTTACAAGGAAGCGGAGAGGTAATTTCTATTACCTCTCCTTATTTATTTGATCAATATTATAATTTTTATTATATAGAAGATTATATTAAGAATAAACATATATAGCCAAGGTTTAAAATTTATGTTTTAAATGCTGATGAGACCGAAAGATATGAAATTCCAAATGGAGATATTATCAGTGGTAGTTATTCCGAAAATTATCAAAGCGGCCAGAGAAGAACGCTGTCTTTCCAATTAAATAATAATAACGGAGAATATACGCCGTCCATTAATCATTTTTGGACGGGGCAAAAATTTTCTTTTTATATTGGATTTAATATGAACAATGATGAAAATAGCGTTATTTGGTTTAGAAAAGGGATTTATTCTTGTCAAAGTCAAAGCGTTGATAATTCATCTGACACGAAAACGGTTAGTATAGAAACGGCTGATAAATTTTCTGTTTTAGAGGGGAAAAGCGGGACTTTAGAATATTCTTATACAATTAATGTAGGAGAGGATATTGAAGAAGTTATAAACAACATACTAAATACGGATAGTGGTTCTGGTTTTATGTTGGATTCAAAAGACATTGTTTATCATTCTTTGTTTAAAGATAAAAAGGTGATTTCTCAAATATCAGAATCCGCTGGTGCAACTTACGGTTCGATTATTTTAAAGCTCGCAGAAATGCTTTCTGCAGAAGTTTTTTATAATGTTAACGGTAATTTGACGCTAATTCCGAAACAAGAAGTTATCAACGATTCCGATAAACCAATTTTGTTTTCTTTCAATGCAGATAACGGCGATTTGATGACACATAACTATAGTTTTTCCTTCGAGGATATTGTAAACAAAGTTATTGTTATTGGTTCAAATGTTAATGGTAACACGTGTAGAGCAACGGCCGTCAACAATGCTGCAGATTCTCCAATCAGCGTATCAAGAATTGGTTATAGAACGGGATCGATAATTAACGATTCTTCGATTAATTCAGATTACCTTGCATAGGAAAGAGCTGATTATGAATTAAGAAAAGTTAGTGTTGCCAAAACAAGTGTAAGTAACACTGCGTTATTAAATCCTTTGATAGAAGTAAACAATTTGATAGAAATTACAGATAGTTTTTATGGCATAGAAAATGAAAAATTCCTTGTTCAATCGATTTCTTTCTCGTTAGATTATAGTGGAACGATGTCGATTTCAAGTTCAAATATAAACAATCTTTCATTTACGAACAGATAAGGAGGGGCGTATGGATAAAACAGAACAAGCTAATAGCTTTTTAAATATAATACGTTCCATTATCAAAGAAGAGCAAAACAAGCGCGACAGAGTTGAAATTTGTCAAATTGACAGCGTAAATGAAGATGGGACAGTAAATATAAAAATGCTTTCAGATTTTGAAACTGTTAGAATAATTCCAAATATTTCAAATCAATCGATATATAGTTTTAAAAGTGGAGATTTGGCTATTATTTATATGATTCAAAATCAATTGTCAAACGCATTTATAATTGCTAAATGCGGTCCGACAAATGAAAGTTTAAGAATATCTCCGTCAGATAATGATACTACTGGCGGAGGCACTGTTATACAAAATATAACATACCAAAATGGGACTACTAGTGGCGTAACATCTGTTAATGGAAAAACGGGTGAAGTTACTATTACCGCATAGGATCTTGGAGCAATTACAATGCTTCCAAACGGTAAATTACTCGACGGAAGCAATAATGAAATATTTTCAGCAAGTCAAACAGAAGATTCTATTATAGGATTTATAGATGGTGGAACATCTACTGAACTTGTAGATTAAAAAATTCGCTTGAAAATGATAGCGAATTTAATCTCAAAATTTTGAAAATGATAAATTAAAGGAGATTATAAAAATGCCAACACCAAACACAGGTAGTTTAACACAAGATGTTACACAAACTTTTAAAACTAGAATTATACAAAAACACGATATAGAAGCAAATTGGCAAAAAGCAACAAATTTTATTCCAAAAAAGGGCGAAATTATTGTTTATGATATAGACTCTAATCACAATTATGAAAGAATTAAAATTGGTGATGGCGAACACATTCCAAACAATCTTCCATTTGTAACAGATAATTATTACACAAAGTCAGAAACAGATACTAAATTAAATGATAAGCAAGCACAATTAAATACGGCACAACTTGCAGCTGTAAATTCTGGCATTACAAGTGATAAAGTTACCAAATACGATAATTACCAATCTCAAATTACTAGTAAATATGAGAAGCCAGATGGAGGTATTCCCAAAACCGATCTGTCTTTGGATGTCCAAGGCTCTTTGGAAAAAGCTGATTCTGCTTTGCAATCACATCAATCTATTACAACAGGTAGCGTAAATGGCACTATTGCAGCTAACGGAACGGATGTTGCTGTTAAAGGATTAAAAGCTTTGGCATATAAAGATTCTTTGACAAAAGCAGATGTTGGACTTGGGAATGTTGATAACACATCGGATGAAGAAAAACCAATTTCTACTGCAACACAAGCCGCCCTTGATAAAAAACAACCCTCTTTAACTGCTACTCAATTAAACGCAGTTAATTCTGGCATTACTTCTGGAAAAGTAAGTATTTATGATGGTTATCAAGCCAAGATTGATGCTAAATATACAAAACCTACTGACGGTATTCCAAAAGATGATTTGGCGAGCGGCGTACAGATATCTCTTGGGAAAGCGGATACAGCACTTCAAACTCATCAGACCATCACAACTGGTAGCGAGAATGGAACGATTGCCGTTGATGGGACCGACGTTCATGTTAAAGGATTGGGTTCTCTTGCGTATAAAAATTCCTTAACAAAATCAGATGTTGGTCTTGGAAATGTCGTTAACGCAGGGCAAGATTCAACACCTACTGCTAATTCCACAAACTACGTCACTTCTGGTGGTGTTAAGAATTATGTCGATACGGCTATAAGTGGAGTGTCACAATTCCAATATGAGGTTGTCGCATCTTTACCGACGGCGAGTGCAAATACAATGGGAAAGATTTACCTTGTAGCGCATTCTCATTCTTCTGATGATGGTTATGATGAATATATTACGTTGGAAAGCGGAACAACGACAAAAACTTATTCGTGGGAAAAAATTGGAAATACGGATATAGATTTATCTAATTATGTAAATAATTTATCTGGAACCACAGACAGCGGTGTTGTGACGGATATCACAAAATCTGGTAATACGCTTACGGTTACATCGTCCAATCTATCTGGAACGCAAACGGCATCTAGTGGAAAATATATTTCTGGCATAACATAGGATAAGATGGGAAAAATAACTTCCATATTGGAAGGCACACTTCCCTCAAATACGGCACACAGTCATACTGCTGGAACTGGTTTAAATATTTCTGGTTCTGGTGGTGTTTCTGGAACGACAACATATAGTTTAAAAGTTGCTTCATCTTCCGAAATTGGCGGCGTTAAACCTGGCACAACAAGTGGTAAAACCTATGGCGTTGATGTGGCTGACGATGGGGCAATGACTGTTTCTGTTCCGTGGACGGATAATGATACAACATATAGCGCAGGTACTCATATTAGTATCGACGGAACTACAATCAGTGCGTCGTGGCCAACGGCCTCTGATAGTGGTTACGCTGGTATTAATAAAACTGGTACGGTTACTGGTGTAAAAGTAAATGGAACAACACATTCTCCAACGGATGGTGTTGTTGATATCGGTTCTGTACCAAATGTTGTTCAAACAACTGGAACATCAACGACAAGTGTTATGTCTCAAAATTCTGTCACAAATGAATTGAGTAAAAAAGCGGATTTGTTTGTTAAGGAAACGGGGATCAGTCAAATTAGTTCCGGTAAATCTTATGAGCTTGGAAGTGTTTCGTCAATGACAAATTTCCCTACGATAAACGCTGCTGAATTTACAAGCATAAATGATGTTTCGTAGATTTGTTTTAAAGCAAGTGCAAACTTTGTGATAAACATGCCTTCCACAACGTATTTGTGCATCGGAGATGGATTAAGTAGTGATAAAGCAAAGTTAACTACTGTTTCAGGAAAATCTTATTGCATTACGGTTGGTTACACTCCTTTTGGAATTCAAATTGTTAGTGCAATAGTAGATGTTTTATAATATAATTTAAATAATATATATTATATATAATATTATAATATAAATATAATAAAATAAAACAAATAAAAAGAAAATAAAAGCAACTTTTATTTTTTTTGAAAATAAGGCGAAATCCCTTGACTTTGGGGTGATAATATGTTATAATATACTCCAAAGCCAAGGGTGAAAGTCTTTGGTTTAGAAAGTTTTAAGAAAAGAGGTCAGTTTTATATGAGAAGTTTTGAAGAAGTAAAACCAGAATTTAAGAAGTTTCCTAATGTAAAAACTCGTTTGCCAGAAAGAAGCGATGCAAAGTCGGCAGGTTACGATTTTTATAGTAAGGAAAATTATGTTATTAATCCGAAAGAATCGCACGTTTTTTGGACAGATGTGAAAGCACAAATGTACTTTGATAACGTGCTTAATATATATGCCCGTTCGGGGCTTGGTTGTAAATACGGTGTAGTTCCGAAGAACTGTGTCGGAATTATTGACGCTTCCTATTACGGAAATGAAAAAAATGACGGCGGAATCGGTGTTTGTCTCGAAAATAAAGGTGATGAGCCGTACTCCGTGAAAGTTGGTGATCGTATCGCACAGGGTGTTTTCACGAAGTATTATATTACCGATGACGATAAATACGTTTATGGGAAGGAAAAAGATAGTGGCAGAAAGGATGGCTTCGGCTCTTCTGACGAGGTGAAATGATGAAAGTTTTGCTTTATACGTCTGGTTGCCCGCAATGTCGTAATCTTGAGAAAAAATTAAAAGAAAAAAATATTGAAATTATTGAACGTAATATTGTTGATTCAGAAGACGATTTAAATTATATTATGGATAAAGGTTTTAATCATGCTCCAGTGATTGAGTTAGAAAATGGGGATATGATGAAATATGCCGATGCTTTAAAGTGGATTGGGGGTATTTGATATGCACGATTATAAAAAATATCAGGATAAACTTGATTATATAAAAGAATATTCCGAAGCTAAAAATGCTGCTTCTGGTAGTAAGTTTGACGCTAATGCAAATGTAGAAAACAAAAACGTTGCAACATTATCTGCAGAAATGTTTAAAAAAGAAGAGATTGGCATTAATCGTCTTAGAATGATAAATAAGATTACAGAGTTATATGGTGAAGATTTGGCAAAAGAATATATTCGCCAGCTTGATTCTCATGAAATTTATCGTCATGATGAAACGCATCCAGTAATGCCATATTGTGTCAGCATAACAATGTACCCGTTTATTTGCGATGGTTTGAAAACAATCGGTGGAACTTCGGGTGCTCCGACGAATATAAATTCTTTTATCGGAAGTTTTATAAACCTTGTGTTTGCTGTGTCTGCTCAATTTGCTGGTGCTGTTGCCACCCCAGAATTCTTAACTTATTTTGATTATTTTATCAGAAAAGAATATGGTGATGATTATTATTTGCACGTAGACAAGGTTATCAACTCGGTTTCAAAGAGACCAGTAACAATCGGAAAGTTGATTACAGATTGTTTTGAACAAGTTGTATACACGTTAAATGCTCCTGCGGCTGCGAGAGGATATCAGGCTGTGTTCTGGAATATTGCTTATTTTGATCGTACTTATTTCAATTCAATTTTTGAAGATTTTGTATTTCCAGACGGTGATGAACCGAAGTGGGAGAGTACGTTCTGGCTTCAAAAATTCTTTATGAAATGGTTCAATAAAGAACGGAAGAAACAATATCTTACATTTCCTGTTGAAACGGCTAATCTTGTTTTTGACAAAGGAACAAAGAAATATAAAGATGAAGATTGGGCTGATTTTTGTTCTGAAATGTGGGCAGAAGGGCATAGTTTCTTCGCTTATACGAGCGATTCAGCGGATAGTTTGAGTTCTTGCTGCCGTTTGAAAAACGGAATTACAGATAACGTATTCTCGTTTACTCTTGGTGCTGGTGGAATTTCAACCGGTTCCAAAGCCGTTATTACAATTAATATCAATCGTCTTGTACAAAATGCTGTAAGAGATAAGGCCGATATTTCAGAAAGAGTTAGAGAACAGGCTATTAAAAATCAAAAATATTTGCTTGCCTTCAATGAGTTATTGAAAGAGGAGCTTAGAGCTGGATTACTTCCAATTTATGATGCTGGATATATATCTATGCCAAAACAGTATTTAACAACGGGCGTAAACGGTTGTGTAGAAGCTGCAGAGTTTCTTGGAATTGATATTACGGCTAATCAAAAATATTTTGATTTCTGCAAATCTATTCTTGCGCCAATTCAAGAAGAGAACAAAAAGGCGCGCACAAAGGAAGTTATGTTTAATACTGAGTACGTCCCTGCGGAGAACCTTGGATCTAAAAATGCTTCTTGGGATAGAAAAGACGGATATTTTGTTCCTCGTGATTGCTATAACTCATACTTCTTCCGTGTCGAAGATTCTAAACTTTCGATAGTAGATAAGATGATTATGCACGGAGAAGATGTTGTCAAATATCTTGATGGTGGAAGTGCTTGCCATCTTAATCTCGATGAACATTTAACGAAAGAACAATATAGAAAACTTCTTGATGTTTCGGCAAAGGTTGGTTGCTCTTATTTTACATTTAATATTCCCAATACGATTTGCAATAAATGCGGTCATATTTCAAAACATTATTTGAAAGAGTGCCCAAAATGTGGTTCAACAGATATCGATTATATTACACGTGTTATCGGATACGCGAAGAGAGTTTCTAAGTACTCAGAAGCTAGACAAAAAGAAGCAGCAAAGAGATATTATGGAGAATATTCAAATTAAATATGCAGACCAAATGATTTGTTTTCAAGAGATTCCAGATGAAATTATTTTGAGCTTTTCAATTACTGGTTGCAAAAGGAATTGCAAAGGATGTCATTCGCAATATTTAAGAGAAGAGAAAGGAATAGAAGTTAAGTCTGTTTTGAATTCTTTTTTAAAAAAATATAATGGAATTATTACTTGTGTTCTTTTTATGGGTGGAGATGACGAGTTGCACAAACAAAGTCTTTTTGAGTGTGCAAATATTTGTAAGAACAATGGTTTAAAAATAGCCTTGTATTCTGGAGCAACAGAGTGCGACGATGATATTTTTGAATTATTTGATTATGTTAAGGTTGGTCCATACATAGAAGAACTTGGTGGATTAAAATCTAAAAAAACAAATCAGAGATTATATAAAATAAATCATAATACAAATACCAAAGAAGATATTACGTATTTATTTTGGAAGAAAATTGAATAAGTTAATTTTAAACAAGGAGGTTGTTTATGGAAAACGTATTGATTGAATTTAAAAAGAAGGCTAAAAAGCAAAATATTATTAAGGCAGGGTTGTGTTCTGTAGCAATCTCCTTGTTATTTAATATTCCGTTTTTGATAGCTTTTTGGATTATGGATTATAAATATAAATTTATAATTTGCGCTGGAATTTTTATTGTCGGAATCTCCGTTTTGTTTCCAGTTTTATATTTCAAAAAGTTTAAATATACCGAAATTCAATTAGCAAAGAAAATTGATGATCTTGGTTTAGAAGAGCGTGTTTTAACAATGATTGAATTAAAAGATGATAATTCTTTTATTGCAAAGAAGCAAAAAGAAGATACGTTGAACGTCCTGAAAACCGTAGAGGCGAATAATTTAAAAGGAAAATATAAAAAACAATCATTTCTTTCGATATTTTCAACTGCATTGGCATCTTTGGTAATTGCTTTGTCTTTAATGTTCCCAAATATTAAAGAAACAATTATTGCCCATGGAGAGCCGAAATACACAATTGAAGTATCTGCAGAAGGTTTTGGTTTTGTAATCGATTATTCTAAATACGAAAATCAATCTTTGATAAATGCTGTTTCTAAAAAACAGGAACAAGATCAGATTGATAGAATTAACAATAAAGAGATAGTTGAATTAAAACAATTCCCAACTGCATTTTCAAATAGAATTTCTGTTAATTATAGATGTTTCGAAGATATTGATGCAACTATGGTTTTAGATGGTGCCAACTTTGAAGATATTTCTTATAGAATCAAATCTGATGAAAT